CCCCCTTCCCCCTCCTCACAGGGAAAATCAGGGCACACTGCTTTCACATACACAGAGAGAACAGTTTTCGTGTCTCACAGATAGCTTTATCATTTCATTAACAGGAACAGAAAACCTAACATAAACAACAATATTAGTAGAACCAGTATCCCAATCAGTAAGCAGATAACACATGTCAGCTTCTTCTCAACTTTTTCTACACGATGATTCAGTTGTCCATCAGTGGCCTGTTGTGACTCAACCTCTGTAGCCTCTCGCAAGATTATCTGAGGCCCATTTTTACTAGTCGCTGACTGTTTTTGCCCTAGGTTTGCTGGCCGAGGTGGTAATTGTGGTGGAGGTATGCCCGGCGGCCAGTTTTCACCCATGTCAACTCTAAGTTTTTTATAGTTTTTTGGGTATTTATTAAAAGGGGACCTTTCTTCCTCACTGTCCGAACTATCCAGTTTTACCAGTCCCATTAATTTTGGTTTTGCGTCCTCCCAAGGGATGTATATTGTCGTGATGCATTCCTGTGTATTTTGCTCGTCTGGGCATTTTGTTTCATTTCCGTTTCCAGCACTACTACTGCTTGACGTGTGTTTACTTTCTACAGAGTTGGGTGCTGAGTTGTTCCCTCCACTTTCTGACACATCCTGTTTGGTGCGATCACCATTATTTTTAACCAGCATTGTTACAGGGGGTGATGAGTTTCCGCTGCCGTCTGGCGGTCCTTCTGATTTGTTAGGACCTGGTCAAAAAATTGCATACTGACTTTAGTTTACATCTGGTATTTTCTTGTGTCTGCTTTAAAGCTATGTGGCATTACACAACAGTTTCATCTCAGTTTTTTTGTCATAACTAACAGTCCTACCTTGTTACTATAGTAAGCTTCAGTCAATAATATATAACTGCCATTCGCCGCTCAATAACAAACTCTAATACTTAATAACCGTTCATAAAAACTATTTCATGGCGTAAAACATAAACAGTTATGGTTATGAGAAAAGTTTACAAACCCACTCACCTCTTTGAAAATATTTTGTGTAGTAATAAAATGACTACAAGAAACAACAAGCCAATTATCAGCCACAACAAATACATGACATTTTACCGGTGGTGTAACTTTCCCCTGGAGCTTGCTATCTGTAGGTTCGCTTGGCGTGGATATAAAAGTGGTTTACTGATCTCCGTACATGCAGGATACAAAAACACATTGCTTCTCTCCTATTATCTTCGTAACTTGTTGTTGAACTTACAGGCACTAGTTTGGGTGTGGGTTCTTGACCTCAAAAGTAGGGATGTCTTCCATGGGTACTTAGGTAGAGGTTCTTAATATTTTTTAAGGCTTCAACATACCTGGGTTTTCTAAAGGCGGTGGGTAATCTTCATTTTTAGAATTAATGGGGCCTGGTGGTGTTCCTGGCGTCGGGTCCTGAGGGATGTTAGGTGGCCCTTCTTCACCAGAGTCGCCCAGCGGGGGGAAGAAGGGTTTTCCTTCTTCGTGTTCTTGTGGCTCGTTAGCCATCTCTGCTCAAGTCTGTGTGATACTGTTTGCTTTACTGCTTTTTATATTTTATTGGGTACCAGATTGGAAAGTCCTGCAATTCCTGATCTGACTCTAGGACTGACCACATATTTTATTAAACTTTGAAATTCAAATTTTACCCTTTAAACAAAGCACACATACATATACTGAAAGTCTACATGTTTTCTGACCTTTGGCTAGCTTGGGAGACATATGCTGTGCCAGTTATTTTGTTGCTTAGCTTCAGGCGTGGCCTACGGACATCATCAATCTTATATGTGGTAAAAGATTTTTTGTCACAATGCATTCCTACTACCCTCCATAAACTCTGAGTTAAGTGCTATTAGCTGTTAAAAGTGCTGCACTCTGGCACCTACAAATGGCAAACGAGTTGCTTAGGACATACACATATTCAGGATTTAGGACAAACACATATCCTTCATGGTGTCCACATACGGCTTGAATACACTTTTTTGTCATGTGTTAGCTTTGTCACTTAGGATTGTGGGCATTAAACAATTTATTATGTACCTTATAATTTGGACTTTAAAAATGCACATGTATTAATACAGCCTTACCAGAACAAGAGAGTTCTTTTAAGTCAGTTGTTGGCCAAATTCTATTTTTCACTTTATGTGGCACTGCGAAAAACTATTTACACACAGCGCCTGCAAAAATTAGCTAAAATAGAAACTCAGATAAGTTGGATTGCGGGTGTCACAGTGTTATAGCAGCATTTTCAATAAATATGTAGTGTAACCTCATGTAATCAATTGTTTCATCTTGGTACTTACAATAGCTTTGTTAGTTATGATGACTTTTTAGTACTTTTAGAGGTGTAAAGAAATAAGGCACCACGCTCTTACAAATTCACATTTAATGCAGTATGTAATTTTACTTTTTTAATTAAAGTAGAAAATCACATTACTTACAACAGTTTTCAGTAATATGCAAATTACTTCTATTGCTTTGATGGCGCGCAAAGGTTCCAGGTAGTTACTGCAGCATATAGGAAACACTGTTTTAAAGACACAGGCAAGCTGTTAACAGGGGTACAAACCTGAGAAAAGACCAGCGAGTGAAGGATGCTTGGGCATACTTATGCTCTAGTATCTTAAGCTAAGAAAGGCAGACAGGCACTTACTGCCTTGGGAAAACACGTGTGGTCAGGCATTTTAAGAGGTACTGAACAGCAGGCAAAAACTGCAGACTGGCAAATACGTCTTATTTTTGACTCATATAGGTGGCGATGGTTTTTAGCTATGTACACCCACCGCCTTCAAAAATTAAGAATAGGAATACAAGTCCAAAGCGGCACTGTTAATAAAGCAGCATTATGACAAATAAATATGTAGTGTGCCAATTGTTTCTTGTTTGCTTAGGAGCCCAACTCCAATCTCTTCTAAAGTTAGGGTATGTTTTTTTATTTCTCGTTTTTTGCATATTTAGCACAAAACTTTGTCTCACCATAAAGGTCAAATCATTTGCGTGGAGACACTTTAGAAAGTACGTACCAAGGTTTTTTCCCCGGTTCATTTTTCTTATGAGTAATATTCAAATTTCCCTGAGGGTTTAACTTTTTCCTTATTTGGCACACTTTTTACATTCACTCAGTTTGGTAACCCATATACAAATTCTTTCAGTTTATAACAGCTGTATAAATCTATTATTTAATTATTAAAGTCATTAGGTGTAGACAACAGTTGCGGCAGCAACATGCTTGTCTTACACTTTACATCTTATGAAGCCTTGCTTCTGCCGGAAGAAGAATTAGCGACTTCGGCCCTCTTACAGCCTGGTCCATTGCAAGTCACTTCTCATAATCCTGTGGCCAGTGTGGGTTATGTGGTCTATGTCAAGCCCCACAATGCGTCATTTCTTGAGCCAGTTCTTGGTAAATTTTTTCGCAGCGTTTCACCTAAAACACCTTTTACCTCACCTGCGGAACAAACACTTTCGTTTTCCTACGGTCCTCAGCTTCGTAGTTTACAAACAACATTTTCACGGGAGTTAGTTGATATACTTAAAAAACTGTCCATGTTTACCCCACAAGGTCCTAAAAATGCAGATATTATTGAAAGAATTGAGTGTTATAGGACTATTACTATCATTTGTGATATTAATATGCCAACAAAAATGCACCAGAGACATTTGCAAAAACTGCTGTGTGTGCCTTATACTGGACTAACCAAATTTATTCTTCCTCAAGATAAAAGTCTCAATCTTCAGGCACCAGAAGCTGCCCGTGCATTGTCAACACCTATTTCTGATCCTCTGTGGGTAATGTGTAATGGCTTGTTTACTTTGCCCGGTTATTCGGACAAATATAGTATATTTAGACGGGGACAATTACCTAAAGTATTTGTGGAAAAAAATTCTAGACTTGGTATTGTCTTAGACATCGATTACTGGACCCCGTGGTCAAGTACTAATATTCTTTATGAGGGGTTATATAATGTTGAAAAAGGGGTTGTCTACACATTTGGTGGATTCACACAGACGCCAAACCTGATGGGTGTCCTTAATATGGCTCTACATTGGCGAGCGCCACTGTTTTTTGCGTGTCAAACTGGACACATTACGTCCCTTGCACAAATGTCTGATATGCCAGTAACACAGGCTCCTCAGATGAAGATGTTGCATGCCCATCTGAACTTACTCAAGTGTTCTTCTATGCCAACTATCCAAGGATTTTTCAGACAAGTGCCTAGCGATTTAGCTACAATACTTCCTCAAACCAAGATTTATAATGGATTTGTTTCGACGGCTCTTCGTACTCCAACCGTGTGTGCGGCCACCGAAGCATCTTTGAGAGAAAAAACATATTTATTTCAACTGGGCAATTTTTATACATATAACAGACACTATCTTACGTGGCAAGATTCTGGTAAAGAGATTGGTTCAATATTGTTAGCTTTGTCATTTTTTATGGACTGTGTTAAAACAGAGTCAGGAATTATAGTAGGAATGTCTACCTCACTTCCAATAGAATCTATGAAAGCAAAGTTAGCAGCAGTGTGCCAGCATGTATCTGGTGCACGCTTGCTTCTATCGGCTTTACCTATGCAGGTTACTTCTAAACTGGCTCCATTTTCCAACAGTACAAAAACACACAACAAAGAAGTGTTAAAGCAGCACTTTTTTAACTTAACTACAAGTGATCTTATTATCGCCATCAAGAACATTAACCTCAATGCTGAGGAAGCTCTAAAAACTGCATGTGACATGGCAGGATGTAAATTTAAAAAAATTGGATGGTTGGTTCACAGAAAAGGCACAACAGTTGTGGATGATAGGGGCGACAAGCCTTATCCAAAACTTCAGTTCGATCGATTCAAACCTAAATTTCCTTTACTGAAATCACCTATTAATATAACTTTGCAAGGTGGGAACATTAATTGGTCTGAACTGGATCTTCGAGATACAATTTTCAAGATATTGGAGCATCCGTCGGTCGGTTGTAAGGAGTTTATAGTAAGTCATATAGACAAACTAGTTTCTGGAAGAGTCGCCAGGACAGCCATTGTTGGGCCTTGGCAGTTACCAGTTAGTGACTACTCAATTATTGTTCCTGTGCTCCAAGGAAACAACAGAGACATGGGAGAAAACCCGTGGGATTATGAGACAGACATAGACAGATTTTGTGTTTTTGAAGAACTGGCAAAACCTGGAATATGTTCATCTATTGGAGAGTCAACCCTTATAGCTCAAGCTGATTTAAAAATTGGGACAATGAGAGCAATTACAGAAGCGTTGCTAAACTTAGCTATGGCTTCATGGAACAACATAGGAAGTATAATTATACAGGTGGCAATTACTCTGCCATACACGGCACAAGCTGCTACGTCTCTTCAGGTTGTTATGGATACTGCTAAAACATTCTGTGAAGCCTTATCAGTAAGTTGCACGTTTACCGCAAGTGCAACAGATGGAGGTGCCAGTATTGTGGCCTCTGCTATAGTTAACACTTTTAATGTAGCTAAATGTATGACCCCTAACTTAAAGCATAATGACAGCTTTTTACTACTATTGCCTACTGAAAAAAGATACAATCATTTTGGATCAGTTGTCCAACAAATTTGTGGAAAGACCTTTATTGGAGACCTTCCTCAGGCAACATCTCCAACCGAGTTAAAGAAACTTTTGCAAGTTATTTGTACCTTACGAGAAGATCAAAGTTTGGTGTCGGGTCACGATGTGAGCGATGGGGGCTTGTTGGCGGCCCTTGTTGAGATGGCTATTTCAGGAGGCCAAGGAGTCCGAGTGTATGTTCCTCAGGGGGAGGATACTTTACAGTTTTTGAGCTCAGAAACTCCTGGTATTGTTATAGAAGTGCCTAGTACAAAGCTGTACTACGTTCAGGGTGTGTTAAACCTAAGAAATGTTGATTTTCAGCTTGTTGGAAAATGTATTTCTGAACCTCTATTTGCCGTCAGTCAGAATTCAATAGACATCATGAGCGAACCTTTAGATTCTCTCAGGCAAATATGGCGCAAATTTTCAGATGCGTGTGAAGCTGATCAAGTTCATCCACAGCCAGTTGAGATGCATATTACAACAATTCCTAAATTTTGCCCAGCTGGGGTATGCAGATTTCATTCAGTCTATGTATACCTGTTACCTCACAACAGTGTGCCTCATGGTCTTTTAAGTGCTATTGCAGAGGCAGGCTTCCAACCAAAACTCATTTCAATTGATCATCCATATCAGACAAACAGTATATATGATCCATATACTGCATGGGGATTTTTTATAGTGGGGGCCAGTAACATGCAAGAGGAGAACATTGGCATCAAGGCCCTAAAAGCTCAACTGAAATCACATGTCGCCCTCCAGAGAGACTTCAGAATTATGCTTGCAAAACCCGAGGTATTTTGTGTAGCAATTGGAGCCATGGCCTGTGAACTGTTGTTTTATCATAAAACAATAGGGTATAACAAACCATCAGACACCTATATGACATGCGTTAAAAACAACAGTGAAAAATTTGAGTCAAGGTGGAGTAACATATACATTCCAGAGAACACTAAAGCCATAGCTTTTCAAAGCTTAAAAAATAGTCTTCTACCTTGCTGGACTCAAGGAACGCATCTCAGGTTTTATCATCCTAAACCAATGCTAGAAAAGATGGCTGAGCATGGCATGGTATCAAGTATGTTCTATGGTCACAATTTAGCATCTGGTCCTGCTCAGCATTATCCACTAACACCAAATGGATCTAATGCAACAGCAGGGATATGCTCTGCAGATGGGAGACACCTGGCGTTGCTTCATGACCCAAGCCTCTGCAATAATATATGTCAGTGGCCTTACGTGCCACCTACCGATCCTCCACTTAAAGTATCTCCCTGGAAAACAATGTTTTTAGATTTACATAAATGGGGAATAACTGTCCAAGGTGCATCCCCTCCTCCATCAAGAACAGATGATCCTTTAAGAAGTCTTGTATTTTAATGATAACTTTTTATTTATTTGCATTATATACAAAATACAATATTTGCTTGCCCGTGATGTGCTTTGTATTTGTTTGTATGTAGTGCTTTCTTTGTAAATGTCACAGAAACTTCTAAAAGAGGCACCTATAATAAAAATATACATCTGTAAAAAATTGGGTTTTGTGGTTAGTTGTGTTTCAGTTTTATAGTTAATATTTATTTTAACTAACATTGTGTTTTTTAGTAGCAGATTTATGCTACTAAAAATAAAAAATGTATATATACTTACAATTATTTTTTTAGATCATATTTTTTTATACATAAGTGTTGCATCACTAAGATATAGTAGTTGTTAAACATTACAGAGAGCAGTAGTTTGGTAAAATTGTTGCATTTTATCTTACCTGTATTAGTTATGTACCCAGACAGGAATCGGGAACTGTAAACTGTTCTTACAACTAAGTATTTATTCTAAAGGGATTAGTAAAATATATTTAACATAACAAAAGTTGCTTATTTGGTTAGCCATGCATACTCTACACTACATTTTTATTATCCTGCCTTGTGTGATCTACTTTGTTTGGTCATCGAGCTGTCCTAAACGTAATCGTTATGTTTCTCTAAGATATGTGAATATAACAAATTCATCAGGTTCGTACCCAAATGGAACAACACTGCAAGTGACATGTCGTAAAGGATATATAGGAAGACAAATACAAACTGTTACATGTGTAAATGGAAACTGGACTGTGCCAAACGAGTGTCAAAAAAGAAGATGTTCTACCCCTGCAGACCTTTTAAATGGATGGTATACTGTAACTGGGAATCTATATTATGGTTCAGTTATTACATATACGTGTAATACAGGATATCAGTTGTTAGGGAGTCCAACATCAAGCTGTCTACTTGGCCCAGATGGACGTGTTAACTGGACTCCAAGACCTCCAATATGTGAAATTACAAAGTGTAAACCTCCTCCAACAATAGCTAATGGAACACACACTAACATTAAAGAGTACTATACTTATCTAGATGCGGTTACATACTCTTGCAATGATGAAACAAAGTTAACACTAACAGGCCCTTCTTCAAAACAGTGTTCAGAAACCGGACGGTGGGTGCCAGATGAAGAAACTAAGTGTGAATTTAAAGTCTGTAAAATACCTCAAGTTGCTAATGGACACGTCGAAGTTAGAAAAACATCTAATAATGTACAATATCAGTATGTAAATATAAAATGTGATAAAGGATTCAGACTGCAAGGAGAGACGCCGAATATGTGCAAAAATGGAGTATGGTTTCCAGCTCTCCCAACATGTGAAAAACCGGCCCCTCCTAGAGGAGACATGCCACATATAGACTCAGGTGAAGATACTTCTACACCTTCAGGTAGAAACTGTAATCAAAACTGTACTACTAGTGTGTCTACTAATATATATACAATAATTACTACTGGTCACACAAGCCATATATATTTTCCTACTGGAAAAAATTATAAATTGCCACAGGGAGTCCTAGTTATTATTCTCACTACATGCTCTATTATTATTGCTATAATACTTACGGGAGTGTGTTTACACAGGTGCCGATTGCGTATGTTTGTGCCGTAACTACGAGATCTCCTCATAAATGTGGTCCTCAGGATTTGAGCCAGTCTCTGTTAATGCATTATACAAGACTTGGGAAGCAGAATTCAGGCGATTATAGGCACTAGGTCCAGTATCATCATAATCGTTCTCAGGATATTCTACATCATCATATGTGTCATCGCAACTGCTTCCAATTTCTTCGTAAACGTGTTCTTCCTCATCACTGGGAGGCGTTCCTTCTTCAGAAAACTCTCTGGTACATTCATGGCCAGGGCTTGTTCCAGTACACCTCTTTGATTTAAAATTAAATAAAAGTATTACAATATAATTTTAAAAATATCAAGTTTGTTTTATTTTATTTGTACTTACCAGACAATTTCCCATTATTATGCACACAAGCAGAGTTGAAGTCTAAATTCTTACTTATTTTCTGGAAGGGAGGCTTGTGTAGAACTACATGTCTGTAACAAATCAAGGTTTGAAGTCTTGAAAATTTCCTGTAGGTGTGGTTTGTCTGGAACAAGGTGCCTATTTAAGATATGAGTCACTGGCTCTTTGATGGGTATAAAATAACTTGGTTGAAAAACAGACATATTTTCAGAGATATTTAAAAGCTCTAATTGAAACTTGTCTGGTAGATGCTCTAGAGCTTTCAAAGTGTCAGCATCTTACAATGGCAACAAAGGCGACACAACCAATTGCTGACAATCTAGGGTCTCGGGCGCCGGTCGGGGCATGTGGATATATCTATGTATATCCTAAAGAAGGTTTTCCTTTTCAAGAAGCTTCCCTGTTAGGAAATAGGAATGTCGGGGCGGATGCTATGTCTTTGCCTTTGCTTAGCGGCCTCACAGTTGAGGCTAATTTTTCCTTTAATGTAAAAGCAGTCCATAAAAAGATTGACATGACTACTCTTTCAGTGAGGGTATCTGCATATCACAGAGAAGCCATTGTGTTTTTTAACACTAATTTTTTTACGCCAATATTTTTTGGACCGGGGCTTGACAGCTTGTGTTCAGATGCAAGAAATTTATTTGGATATACCAGCTTTACTCCAAGGCATGACTTAAAAGACCTGATTGACATAAAAGACCTATATGCCCCATTTTACACAAAAGATAGTTGTTTTATGTCAGTCGTAGTGACAGAGAGCTTTAAAGAAAGACTATATTTTGGAAACTTGGTTCCACTTATATCTCAAGGACAAAAAGTACAAATTAATGGAAGAGAAGCAGTAAAGATCCCACTGTATGACGAAGACTTATTTTCTAAATCTCATGAACACTTGCCAAGATTTTATATCCCATCTGTGAGTAAATATTTGCATGACTCTTTGTTTACTAGTATTGCTCAAGCGCTTCGCATTAGAGATGTGGAATCTGTGATACGGGCCATTGAAAAACAGTCTATCCATGATCAATATAAATTGGCAAAAGTTGTAAACAGCAAAGAGTTTGCCTTGCAAGCGGTGAAATGTCAAGATGCGTCTGCCTTTATGGTAATAGATTGTATTGCAGCAGAGTTAGCTATAAGTTATGGTCTGTCATTTTTAGAGACGCCCCAAGAGCCGTGTGCCTTACTAGACTATACATCCTGGCCAATATTTGACACCACTGAAACTGAAGAAGGAAGGATAAAAGCTATTCAAGATTGGAATGCTATGATGTCTGTGCATGTGTATACCCATCTCTTTTCTACAAACTCTGTTTTGTATCTCACAAAAATTAACAAACAAACACAGACAAACAAATCTGACCAAAATATTTATAATTCCTACTTTATGCAACATGGCTTGTCTTACGCAGCAGAAGCAACTCAAAAAGAAAATGGAGATCCAGCTTTTTCTGGTGCAGTGAAATTTAATGGGGGATCTTACACGCTGTTTCATTTAGCCCTTGCATCTTCATTTTCTCCTCATCTACTGGCAAGAAACTGTTATTACATGCAATTTTGTCAGCATCAAAAAAGCACCACCAATTCTAACTACAGTGTTGCGCAATATGTTGGGACTGTCGCTGTATCTGAATTGTGTGAGCTATGTCAAGGAAAATGTCCAGCGGCCTGCATTCACACCCTTTTTTATAGACTTAAGGACAGGTTTCCTCCTGTTCTCAGCTCTCAAAGAAGAGATCCTTATGTTGTGACTGGGGTTTCCGGCCAGTATAATGATTTGGACATGCTTGGTAATTTTGCAACTTTTAGGGAGAAAGAAGATGACATGGTACAAAACACAGAATGTGAGAAATATACATATTGGCAGCTTATTCAAAATGTAGTTGAAAAGTTAGCGACGATAGGCATAACAGAAGGGACTCTAGGCTCTGATTTAATAACAGATATTCAAAGCTTCCTTAAAACTTTTAGAGAAATTGACAATGTAGTGGATAATGAAGTGATTAAGTTTATAAACTGCTTAGTTAAGAATAACATAAATTTTAGAGAAACAATCAAGGGGGTTCATCATGTTCTTCACTATTGTTGCAATGTGTTTTGGCAGGCCCCATGCGCAATGTTTTTAAATCTGTTTTATAAGTCAGTCTTGGCAATAATACAAGATATATGCCTTCCTGTAGCTATGATATATGAACAAGATAATCCTTCAATGGGTATGATGCCCAGTGAGTGGCTTAAAATGCACTATCAGACAATATGGACCAACTTTAAAAGCTCATGCATAGACAAAGGTGTGTTAACAGGAGCAGAGCACAAAGTAGTACACGGTGACATGTTTTGTGATTTTATTAATGTAGATTCGGCTCTGAATGGACAAATTGTACCCGTGAAAATGCAAGTAAGGTTAGCAAAAGCGTTAATAACTGTGCCAAAAACTATAAAAATAAAAAATAGAATTGTGTTTTCAAACTCTTCAATGACAGAAGCTATACAAGCTGGGTTCATAAGATCTTCCACTAAAAAAGATTCGTACATTGTTACAGGACCTTATATGAAATTTCTTAACAGTCTACATAAAGTAATTTTTCCAGATGCCAAAATTTCAGCTCTGTATTTGTGGCATACGTTTTCTCAAAAAAGACAAATACCTGTGTTGCCAGGGATCAGTAAAGAAAATATTATTGAGCTGGCCAATTATATTGAAGCCGGTAGTAAAATGCATGATGACATGAATGTGTTGGACATCATACCTACCACTCTGCTGGCCTATGCAAAAGTAAGGCTTAACAATACTATCTTACGCACGTGTGGCCAGACACAATTTTATGCGACAACATTACAATGTCTTTTACCAACCTTACAAGTGGTCAGTGCTACCGAATATCCTCACGTGTTACATCAGCAATCTATAACTTCTGTTGATGACTATCTTAGTAGCATCAAAAATAAGCAGGCATTGATAGTCCAAACTACACTAAAAGAAGATATTGCAACAATTGGTAAACACAGGCCTATTGTAACTGTTCCTCTTGTGGTTAACAAATATACTGGCATTAATGGAAACACACAAATATTTCAGTGTGGAAACTTAGGATATTTTATGGGTAGAGGCGTGGATAGAAATCTGATACCAGATTCAAGTGGATTTAGAAGACAAAACAACAGTGCATACATGAGGAAAAGGCATATATTTATGACACCAATTGTTGCAAATTTACTGAAGAGAACTTCAAATCTAAATAATTTGACATTTGAAGTTGAGACCATAAGAAAAAATGTCCAAACTATATTTGATGACAAGGACAACCTAAACATATTTGACAATGTGGTAATAGAGTTAGTAAAAGGACTTGGAGAAAGTTGTGAGAATATGACTGAAGATGACCTGCAGTTTTATCTTGGAGATTACTATATAATGTCTGATGAAATCTGGTCAAGGTTTCAGTTATTAACAGACTCTGGAACACCATGGTCTGTAGAGAGTGTAACCAAGATCTTAGGGTCTCGCAAACAAGAAGACTGTAACCTTGAGTTTGTTGGTGTCGAAGAACAGCTCTCATGTGCACCGCCACAGATTGATGAATTTGTTCCACAGGCAACCTTGAGCACCATTGCAGCTGGCAGAAAAAGAAAAATAGCACATATTTTAAGTGACATTGACTTATAAATTAGGATGGCACAACATCTCGCTGCTGTTTACAGTCAGATATATGGTTTTACCCTAGATGTTAGTGTTTTGACATTTGTGGATCCTTCTCACATTAATAGAAAAATATTTACAAATAACATGCAAAAAATAAATAAAATTTATCTTCAAATTATGCCATTATTGCAAGACCAGAATAATGTTGAATCTACAAGTTTATCTGTAGAGCTTCAACATCTGCTCACTAATTTGAAAACTATGTTAGACATAATACTGAAACATCTAACGAATTATGAAACTTATTTTGATAATATACATAGCCTGTCTACTCCATGCTCGAAACACAAGTTAATTGTATTTCAGTTTTACAATAACTGTAGTGTGTCTGTTAGAATGTGCATAATAAATGACATTGAAATTTTCCTAAAAAGGTTGAGCAGTGTTTTCTACTGTATTAGGGCCCATGATGCCACCTATGGACTTAACAAGGTAATTGATTTTCTAGGACATCTGAGAGGAATTTCCCCAATTCCACTTCCTGACACATACTTATCAAATATACCCTGTATATACTGTCTTTGGGAGCACATGATGTTGCCAAATCAAGGGGAAAGTTTGCAGTCAATGATGACAAGTGTCAACTGCACACATGTTTGTAATCAACTGAATCCCGAGCCAGTTCAAGGAATGTTTGAGAACGAACTTCTTCAGAGGCATATCATTGTTGACACTCAGAAGCCAAAAGAACCCACTCAGCAATGTTCTATAAATGATAAAATCAGGGATGAGACCCTCTCAAAACTCAGTCATCATACAATTTTTGAGAATACCTCTGCCCCCGTTTTGGAACTATCTAACCTTATCTATTGGAGTTCTGGAACACATACCAAATGTACAAATATTGAAAATACTTCTGAGATTGTGAAACTATTGTCACATGAAACAAAGATGCAGAATTATAGAAAATATATATGTAAGAAATCAACACATTTTTTTGACAAATATAAACCATATTCCATTGAGACAATATTTTGTGGAGGAATTTTTAATTCTGTTGATGAGACAGTAAAGAGCCTCAAAAGTGACTGTTCTCTTGCATTTATGAAACGCGCTAATTATCAACAACTTATAAAAAAACAAAATGAGCTGTTTGTCAGACTTAATAACATTTTAAAAGGAGAAGACACCTCAGAGACATCAACACCACCTGTCCCTATTTCCGAGAAAGCAGCAGCTGTGAATCCAGAACAAGTAATAAATGATGCTCATGCAAGAAAAGATGCTTATTTGCAAAAAGTGACTAAGGATGGCCTCAAAAGTTTGTATGCGTGCCTAGACACCCAAGGGGCTGTTCTATCAAATACATTATCTATGAGAGTGTGGGGGTGCGCAGTATATGATGAAATAGTTAAATTAAAAAACCATTTTTTGTTCAGAGATCAGTTTATTTCATTAGATTGGATTCATCTTGAAGAAGAAAGTGTATCGGGATTTGAAAATTCAAAATACATAAAAAATTTAATTTATTCTCAAAAACTAAGCAGTGAACATATTAGCAGTCTTACTTTACAATTTTATCAACTCATTACAGGGCCCCTGTCTCAAAACGTAAGTTATTTTCCTCTGCCTCCAAACATAGCTTTAGCTCATTGTTTAGATGCAGCTGGAGCTTTGCCACACCACAAACTTCTCATCACAGAAATGATATGGCCAACTATTGAACCAAAAGATTGGGTTAGTCAAACGTATAATAAATTTTACACTATCACCTCTGGGGATTTGAATAACATTCAAAAAGAAGTTTGGTTTTTTATCAGAGAGCTAGTGTTATCAGTGTCACTCTACAATAGAGCCTTAGAAAAAAATCTTCAAATATTTTCTGTTTTAAACTTTGAAAAGAACTGTGTGAAACTCTCTCCTAACCAGTTTAAATCTGGCATTTATTTGACATATGAGGACAGGTCTCCATTAATTTTTATCTATAGAAATCAAGGGTGGGTATTTAAAGACTTATATACTCTTATGTATCACCACTTGCAACTCAGTGTGAAGAACCATGACTCTGAATAGATGTGTACTACTAATAGTTTTAACATTTTCTACCGCCTGTAGCCAAACAACACCTGCGTCTTCGGACGAAAACGGCAAGACCCCAGCTATTGAAAAAGAGTATTTTAAATATCGTGTATGTAGCGCATCAACTACAGGGGAATTGTTTAGATTTAATTTAGACAGAGCTTGTCCAAGCACAGAAGACAAAGTTCACAGGGAAGGCATTCTCTTGGTGTATAAAAAGAATATTGTTCCACACATCTTCAAAGTACGAAGATACAAAAAAATTGCAACCTCTGTCCGCATTTTTAATGGCTGGTCTAGAGAAGGTGTGGCTATCACGAATAAGTGGGAACTTTCAAGAGCTGTTCCAAAATATGAAATAAATCTTATGGATAAAAATTACCAGTGTCATAATTGTATGCAGATAGAAGTGAACGGTCTGCTTAATTCTTACTGTGATAGAGATGGTAATAACAAAACAGTGGACTTAAAGCCGGTAGATGGCCTAACGGGAGCCATCACAAGATATGTTAGCCAACCTAAAATTTTTGCTGATGCTGGGTGGTTATGGGGGACATACAAAACTCGAACCACTGTCAACTGTGAAATTGTGGAAATGTTCGCCAGATCAGCCGATCCGTATACTTATTTTGTCACTGCGTTGGGAGACACCGTTGAAGTGTCCCCTTTTTGTGATGCAGAAAATTCCTGTCCGAATGCAAGTGATGTGCTGTCGTCCCAGGTGGATTTTAACCATACGGTTGTTGACTATGGCAATAGAGCTACATCACAACAGCATGGAAAAAGAATTTTTGCCCATACTTTAGATTATTCTGTATCTTGGGAAGCTATCAATAAAACTACATCAGTATGCTCAATGGTTTTTTGGAAGGGCTTTCAGCGAGCCATACAAACGGAACATGACTCAACTTATCATTTCATCGCTAATGAAATCACCGCTGGGTTTTCCACCTCAAAGGAAACTTTGGCAAGCTTCTCCAGTGAATATTCCTGTCTTATGTCTGATATAAATTCAACACTAACTGATAAGATAGGAAGAGTTAACAACACGCACGTTCCAAATGGGACCGCACAATATTTTAAAACTGAGGGGGGTATGATTTTAGTGTGGCAGCCATTAACAGCCATAGAATTAGAAGAAGCAATGATAGAAGCCACTACAGTCTCTCCAACCCCCCTCTCAACAGCGCATTTGACAAGTAGGCGCACAGGACGAAGAAAAAGAGATGTTAGTGCGGGTTCAGAAAACAGTGTGCTTCTTGCACAAATACAATATGCATATGACAAGCTGCGCCAAAGCATCAATAATGTACTTGAAGAGCTGGCTATTACTTGGTGTCGAGAACAGGTTAGACAAACGATGATATGGTATGAGATTGCAAAAATAAATCCCACAAGTGTGATGACAGCCATATATGGAAAACCTGTATCTGCAAAGGCGCTAGGAGATGTAATCTCAGTGACAGAATGTATAAATGTTGATCAGACAAGTGTGAGCATTCACAAGAGTTTAAAAACAACAAATAATGATGTATGCTATTCAAGACCTCCGGTTACATTTAAATTTGTCAACAGCAGCCAGCTGTTTAAAGGACAATTAGGTGCTAGAAATGAAATTCTTTTATCAGAAAGTCTAGTGGAGAACTGTCATCAAAATGCAGAACATTTTTTTACAGCTAAAAATGAAACTTACCACTTTAAAAATTACTTGCATGTTGAAACTTTGCCCCTAACTAACATTTCTACCCTAGACACCTTTTTAGCCCTGAATCTGACTTTTATAGAAAATATTGACTTTAAGGCAGTAGAACTATATTCAAGTGGAGAAAGAAAACTTGCCAACGTATTTGATCTGGAGACAATGTTTAGAGAGTATAATTATTATGCCCAGAGTATTTCTGGTTTAAGAAAAGACTTTGATAATTCTCAAAGAAACAACAGAGACAGAATTATTCAAGATTTCTCTGAGATTCTGGCAGACTTAGGTTCTATTGGCAAAGTCATTGTCAATATTGCAAGCAGTGCATTTTCTCTTTTTGGAGGTATTGTAACAGGTATTCTTAATTTTATTAAAAATCCACTGGGGGGCATGCTAACGTTTTTATTGGTTGGTGCTATAATAATCTTAGTAATTCTGTTGGTACGTCGTACCAATAATATGTCTCAGGCTCCCATCAGAATGATTTATCCAGATATTGAAAAATCAAGATCTAGCGTGACGCCTACCGAGCCAGAGGTAATTAAACAAATTCTGCTCGGAATGCACAATATGCAGCAAGAAGAATATAAAAAACGGGAAGAACATAAAGCTTCCCAACCATCTTTCTTAAAAAGGGCAACCGACGCATTTTTGCGTAAGCGGGCTGGTTACAAACAGATTTCCACCGAAGATAAAATGATATAAAAATAAACGTATTTCTTACTGGTATTTATATGGTGTCTGAGTAGTGTATTTTATTTGTGTTGTTGTCTTGTGATGGAGTTCTACAACCCATACCTAACTAAGAAATTAGCAGGGTCAAAGATGCTTAAATCTTGCACAACTAAACAACCCATATGTAGACTCGTTCCTAAGTGTTTTAGAAATCCGTCAGACAGAGGTATAGTGTCTGTTTCTTCGTTTGCCCCTCCAACATACTTTTATAACGGCAGTGAGAATATGGTATATCTTGGAAACAACCAGTCTATGTGGCACTTGAAGAGACCATGTAAAACCATCGAACCCGTGGAACAATCAATAACATTCCATATTTATGACATAGTAGAAACAACATATTCCGAAGATAGATGCAACGATGTTCCTTTTAAGTTTCAAACAGACATCATACCTAATGGAACGGTATTAAAATTACTTGGAAGAACACTAGATGGCGCAAGTGTATGTGCAAACGTTTTTGGACAAAAAATTTATTTTTATGTTAAGGTTCCAGAAGGTGGCAACATAACATATCTTATGAAACAGGCTTTAAACGAGAAATTGGGCCCACGATGCTCTTACCAGACAGAATTAGTTAAAAAGAAAATCTTATCCAGGTATGATCCAGATGAACATGAGGTCTTTAAAGTTACTATCTCTTCATCACATTCAGTTTATAAAGTATCAGATTATCTAGTTGCTAATGGATGTGAAATTTTTGAAACAAATGTGGATGCAATAAGAAGATTTATAATTGATAACAACTTTTCTACATTTGGCTGGTATACCTGCAAGTCGGCTTGTTTCCGAACCACAAATAGAGACTCTTACACTGACATAGAATTTGATTGCGGATATAATGACTTAGAATTTCATGCTGAGAGAACCGAATGGCCGCCCTATAATATCATGGCTTTTGATATAGAATGTATAGGCGAAAAAGGATTTCCATGTGCCAAAAATGAAGGAGATTTAATAATTCAAATTTCTTGTGTCTTTTGGCAAGTTGGAACACCCGACACAACTAAAAATATGTTATTATCTTTGGGTACATGTGCAGCTGTTGAAGACAGTGAAGTATACGAATTCCCGAGCGAGGCAGATATGTTGCATGGGTTTTTTACAATACTGAGAGACTTTAATGTAGAAATAATTACTGGCTACAACATTTCTAATTTTGACTTACCTTATCTGATTGACAGAGCTACACAAATTTATAATATCAAGCTTTCAGATTATTCACGAGTTAAGTCGGGGTCTATTTTTCAGGTTCATATGCCAAAAGACATGGGAAATGGTTTCATGAGATCTGTTTCTAAAATTAAAATTTCAGGAATCATAGCAATTGACATGTACATTGTGTGCAAAGACAAACTGAGTTTGTCCAACTATAAGCTTGATACTGTTGCAGATCACTGCATTGGTGCAAAAAAAGAAGATGTATCTTACAAAGATATTTTGCCTCTATTTATGTCTGGACCAGAGGGCAGAGCCAAAATAGGACGGTATTGTGTGATAGATTCAGTTCTTGTGTTGAAACTTTTAATGTTTTTTAAAACACATGTTGAAATTTCTGAAATAGCCAAACTTGCAAAAATCCCAACACGAAGGGTGCTTACGGATGGACAACAGATAAGAGTTTTTTCTTGTTTACTTGCCGCAGCTCGCGCAGAAAATTATATACTGCCTGTGTCAAATAATGTAAATACTGATGGTTTCCAGGGAGCAACGGTCATAACCCCAATTCCTGGCTTTTATAACAATGCTGTTTTAGTAGTAGACTTTGCTAGCCTTTACCCAAGTATTATACAAGCTCATAATCTGTGTTACTCTACACTTATTCCCCATAATAGTTTACATAACTACCCTTACCTAAAATCTAGTGACTATGAAACATTTATGCTCAGCTCTGGGCCTATACACTTTGTGAAAAAACACATTCAGACATCTCTTCTATCCAAACTTTTAACTGTGTGGCTTTCAAAGAGAAAAGCTATTAGACAAAAGCTGGCTCAATGTGAAGATCAAGATACAAAAACCATTCTCGACAAACAACAGCTTGCTATAAAAGTTACCTGTAATGCAGTGTATGGGTTTACAGGGGTTGCATCTGGCTTGCTGCCGTGCATAAGCATTGCAGAAACTGTTACGCTACAGGGAAGGACAATGCTAGAAAAGTCAAAAGCGTTTATAGAAGAGATGACACCTGTCCGGCTTCAAGAAATTGTTCCCCATAAATTAAACCATGAGCATGAGGCAAAGTTTAGAGTCATTTACGGAGATACTGATTCACTATTTGTAGAGTGTGTTGGTTACTCTGTAGATACCGTTGTTAGATTTGGAGACTTTTTAGCCACATTCACTTCTGAGAAGCTTTTTAATGCGCCTATAAAGCTAGAGTCCGAAAAAACGTTTCAGTGTCTGTTGTTGCTTGCCAAGAAAAGATACATTGGAATACTTTCAAATGATAAATTGCTTATGAAAGGTGTTGACCTAGTTAGAAAAACTGCTTGTAAATTTGTTCAAAAGACCAGTTCTAAAATTCTCAATCTTATACTTAAAGACCCCGAAGTGAAAGCAGCTGCCCAGCTATTGTCAAAGAAAGATCCTGATTATGCATTTAGAGAAGGCCTTCCCGATGGATTTTTAAAAGTTATAGACATTTTGAATGAAAGTTATGAAAATCTAAGAACTGGGAAAGTGTCTATGGACGATTTAACATTTTCAACAGAATTGAGTAGGCCAATTTCATCTTATAAAACAGAAAACTTGCCTCACTTAACAGTCTATAAAAAAATTATTAAAAGACAGGAAGAACCTCCTCAAATTCATGACAGAATACCATACGTTTTTGTAGGCAAAACTGCAACATGTATATCAACCATGGCCGAGGACCCCACATATGCAGTTCAGCATAACATTCCAATTGCTAGGGATTTATATTTTGACAAACTTATTCATGGAGTAGCAAACATTATTCAATGTCTTTTTAAAGACAGTAACAAAACTGTGTCAGTTTTGTATAATTTTGTTTCAATACCTTTTTTATTTTCTTACGAGCTTAAAAGTGATCATTCAACGGAGACATAAATACAGTGACATAAACGCTACGTGCCTAAAGACTGCAAGATGAACCCTTCTACCAACTTTATATGGGGAAGATGGACAGTGACAGTGTCAAGTGGCCTGTTCTCAATAAGCAACAACGAAGAAATAGCACCTCCTGCCACTCCAGTTGCCAGGCCAGTGCATTTACCGTTTTCAATAGAAAGTATCATTGACAAAAGAGTGTCTCATGGCCTAGTACCCACTCTTCTTCAATTTCAACAATATACTAATTCTGTTCCTGCCGTGTTCTCTGATACTAGTGAACAACCATGTAAACCCTATGTTTTACCAATGTTTATTTCTGATTTTATCAATCCTCTAGTGGTGTTTGTTAAAGGCGGACCCATAATTTTGAGAAAAAATGAGCTAAAGTTTTACATAGTGTTTATTTCTCCTCTTACAAGAACTGATATCTCTAGTTTTATATTTCCGCCAGATAATGACACAGATAAAACTCTTGCACTGGCTGGATTTGGAACTAGAATAGAAAATGAAGTCAATATTCGTGGAACTCCAACAAAAACCAACACTGGCTCATATGTTATGCTTTTTAGGTGTGAAAAAATACCTTTATTTTATAACATAATCAATTTTAATGTGAAAGATTCAGAATTAATATTTGAAAGTCTTTTAATACAAGAAGTTACACTAAATACATATATTATGACTATACATATGTGTGGCAGTCCAAAGCCTGACCAAATAGAAGTTCAAGTTCACTTGAATGTAATAAATACTCCTACTGAGCTAGTATTCAAGCATGCATTACCGTGGGAGTTAGCCCCATCTGGGGGAAGTATATTGCCTATTTATTTAGAAGCAGATAAAATTATAAAGCCTGGCAGCAGTGTTGAGATTTCTTTTTCTTTTGTCTTTAACAGAGGGTTAGTAGATACTAACCAATCTGCCCTTTTTGTTGCCTCATCCAATCACACAACAAAGTATGTAGTTAAACCTCAAATCTGGTATCCAATCACACCTCTCAGTATTACTGTATATAATCCTGGCAATAGAATTATTTTCATAAAGAGAGGGTTTTGTGTGGCAGTCGCAGTACCTTGCTTCTTTTATCTAAAAGCCCCTGGGCAAGACTGTGAAGACAAAGTTACATTGGACAGTCAGACATCATCAATTCATTGGTCGGATGTTTTAATTAAGCCTGGAGAAGGAGGCCCAATAGTACACGCACATCACCTGGTTCTCAAAGAAATTAATTTTACAGAAGAGCCTATGACTTTCTAGATATGGCAACACCAAAACATATCCGTGGAGTTTGGCGCCGTGGCAGTGCGATGAAACAGAGCGAAAGAAAATTTAATTACCTCTTTTGGTCAAGCTCCGTTCATGAACATTTTATAACTATAACTAATAATCAAGAAATTCAGATTTTACCAGATGATGTTCTTTTGGCAAGATGCCCAAGCATCCGAGAGATAGTAGGCAAACAACTTCCAAATTTTAAGTTTTCTGGATCTAGATATGGCCCTCCCGGAACAATTACATCTTTTTATGTTTATGGACATTGCGAGAATGTAATAAAAATAAAACCTATGACAATTTCAGATTGTGACCAAGAATTAATTTTCAAAATTACGTTTGCTTTGGAATGCATAATTCCTCCAGGTTCAATGAAGATATTTATATTGCCAATTACTTTTTTAAAACTGGATGGACTATACCTTTTATGCCTTGAAGACGAGACGTCCAGTATTATGACAACTTCTTGTATGCAGATGGGAACATACTTGACCTCTGAAACTCCTCAAGTGTTTTTAAAAGGAAGTCCCGTGCTAACAAAAAATGAACCCTTGCCTCATCTTATGGCCCAGAAAACAAAACCTTTTAACAAAAAAATGGCCAGGGTACACACAGTTCAAAATGAAGTATGTGAAGTTAATTCTATCTATAAAGGCAAAGATCATATTAGACTAGCACTCCAAAAAAAATCTGAAGATGTGAACTTTTTTGAGCCGGTTATTATTGGCTTAACTATGACAAATAAAGCTCTCATTGCCTTTCAACACAACCCTTATTACTTCTGTCCTTGGGACTGGGGGAGACAATCTATACCTATCATCTATGTTGGACCCTCTATTCGCATTCCAGCTGACCGTCATGCAGTTGTGAAATACAACAACATGTATTCATCTACATATGCTAACATCACAGCTATGATCACTAACTGTGAGACATGTCCAGATTTTCATATAAGCGATTGTGAATGGAAACCAGAAAGCCCTGTATACATAAATGTTACAAATACATTAAATATAGCTATAACTATCTCTTCCGGAACTAAGCTTGGGGAAGCTGTGTTTCTTCTAGCTCCTAAATTCTTGTGCAAGAAAATTATCTCTAAGAAGCATGTACAAACGCTTCCTTCTGCTGTGACCCTACCTGGAAATGTAACTATCAATAGTAATAAACTTCCTAAGCTTGCTGACTTAACCACATACAAATAAAGAATTTAAAGCTTTTCTGAGTTGTTAGATGTTCCAGTGTTAGTGAAACAACAAAATGTATACACTTTTTAATAAAATTTGCTTGCAAAGTCTGTGTTAACTCAATGCCTAGTAACAGTCAAAAACCCCAAAGTCTAATAAAGCTTCTCTAAAAATAACAAGCATCACATTTTAAGTACATTACTAGTAACATCTATTTTATGTTTTCTGCTACCAAGTACACAATAGGTTGATTTAAAACACTGAATGTAACTAAGTAAATAGGTAAACATGTATAATGTACTTTCAGCTTTTTGTCTTTAATGTAACACAATAGGCCATTTTGTGTCTTACTATGCATTATTGGATATATGTACGAAGCTAGTCTATTGTCCTTATAAACTCCACATATTGGGACAAAATACATGCTTTGAATAAAGAGTTTATAAAGTTGTAACACGTTGTTGGCAAAATAAATACAATTACACTGATTGAAATGAAATTATTTTATTTTTATACGTGACTTTCACATGTATTATGTCTCACTATAATTTATTTGCTGTATGATACAAGTAGTCCCCAAAATAACCTAATATCAAGATGTTTTAGCTAAAGATTTTTGTAGTTCTTCGAGTTCTTCTTGCAATTTTTTTTCGTGTTCGGTGTTTTTGCAGCATTTTTTTGCAGATTTTAAAAGTTGTTTTACAAGAGGTATTTTTTCCTTGGCTGTTCTCAGGCACCATGGAGGTCCAGATCTTTTAAGCCTTTCCATAAATGGCAAGTCTTGATATCTGACATGTGTTCCATTGACGTTAACCATTCTAATTCCATCCTCATTATATGCTCCTGTATATGGTAAAGGCGGGTCGTCAAATTTTATTTTTTTCCCATTAACATTCGCTCCCTTAGGAGGCTCCCACCAGCGGTTACCAAATTTGTATTTTACATTAGGGGGTCCAACAGCCGTAGGTGGTAAGTTTCTTGGTAATTGTAACTTTTGCGCCTTGGCCTCAACATTGTTTGCTAGAGGCAATGAAGACTTTGGCCATTTTAACCCTATTACTTCTTGAAGTTGCAAGTTCAACATTAGATTTTTTAAGGAAGTTCCAGAGCCTAGTTGCTGCCAGAATAAGTCCAGTACAGTTGAACAATTTGTACAGTTTTCTGAGGTTTGTGATATGTTTGGTCTTGAGGTTGAAAATATGGTTGCTTCCAGAGTGTGGGTCACGTTCCAACTTGAAGGTTGGGTTACATTTTGACTTGAAGTTGCTGGTGTTGGCAGATATTCTGAAGTAGTCAGCACTACAGGACATAGTGTAAGCAATAAAATTACTCCAAGTTTTAAGTTTATCCATACTGGTGGAGGACCACTTATTCTGTAAAGTAGATTGGTTTTCAGCTTGGTGGCGACGTCCATCTCGCTTGTAACACAGATCTAAAGCCCCCGTGGCACGTGAAGTATCCGGCACCAATATATAATGGTCGACTATTTATATATTATACAAAAACAAAATAGTCAGGAAAAGTCTTAGTCCAAGTTGAGTTATAATAGCATAAAATTATTGATTATATATTTTAATAGTGTTGCATAACTGTCAGATGTGAAATGCACACCAACGTCTCAGAGCAATAAGGGTTGTTCTAAAAACACTTATTTATATTACTTGATCAAATATTTTCATAAGCAAAGATGCTTCTAATTGTATGCACTTTATTTTTACATCTAGTACTGATGTTCTATTACAACACTGACAGGTATTATAAGTTTATTTTGTAATTTTCTCAGGATGACTCATTTAAACATACCAGCTTAAACCCACAACGTACATAAAGCCAATAGAAGCTATAAAGACAATGTACTTAGTTTTTATAACCACAAAGTCAACACAATTATAAGTTTAACCACATATACAGTCTCAGTTTCTTGTCTGTCTTATAAGATATATACTGTCTTAAACCCACATCCTGCACCAAACCACAAACAACAGGTAAAAATAAGCCTGTAAATATTCATTATCTGACCAACAAAAACATATAAGTTAGAGAACCTTTATTAGATAGTAATTATTATAGATAAAAAATATAATAAAAATAAAATACCGCCCTAGTATATAAGTATAATTTGTAGGTGTTTTTAGGATATGAAAGACGATGCCTTTCAGCAAAATGGCAGTGGTGCCTCAGCTACGGACCTGTTAAGAGCTGCTTAATATGGGACTGTCCTTAAGGAAGCACGGTGTAGAAAAAAACACCAGTATACCAACTTTGCCAATAAATTACATGTTAGTGAACCCTGTTTACAGAAAGAAGTACCTACCAGCAAATATTTGGGAATCAAACCATTCTGTTTTTTGGAACAGTGTATATGTTAATTCAAGAAATAAATAAATGCATCTAGTAATCAGTGCTTCAAGTTGTATTAAATGTTTTAAATAATATTTTTTAAATTACAGGGTATTGAATATGTATATTCACAGTAGTAGCTGTTATGACATATCAAAAAAAATGTCAAGCATTACCTTTCAAAAAACTATTGAAAGCATACTAAATGAGTGTCAAGAATGCCATAGTCAGTCTGACTCAATTGTAAGAGCTATACATTCTGTTATACAACAATATAATAAATTTGAAGACTTAATGCCTGATTTTTCTATATGTGCACATGACAGAATTAAGTTTGTTGGAGAAGCAATAATGCTTACCACGAAGCACAACACAAATTGGGGAAAAGTTGTAGCAATGATCTCTTTCTCCGTTGCTGCACTACAAACTATTGATGAAGACTATAGACGTGTTGCAACTTCAACATTATCATCCTACATAGCTAAAAGTGTAGGAGTCAACTGGTTTATTGATCATGGAGGCAAAAAGGGACTGGTAGAGTTTTGTGATACTATTCTGTCTAAGAGTAATGTTACGTTTTCAGTGTTCTTGTTACCTGCTATACTTACTGTAATTATTCTAATTGGAACTTTATTAATAAAATAACAATACTCAATAATTATTCAATTGTATATTTATTTATTCAATAATTCATCACAAAACAGTTTTTGAATTTGACTAACAGGATCTTGAACAAAACTGGCTTCTACATGCACAGATTCTGAGGCACTTGGTTTTTGTGCCTCATTTGATGGCACATCTGTAGAGGGTAGCACACGTGGCTGCTGCACATGTGGCGGTTGCATAGGTGGCTGCTGCACATGTGGCGCTTGCATAGGTGGCTGCTGCACATGTAGCGGCTGCATAGGTAGCTGCTGAGAGACACAAACTGGTGGGGGAGGAGGATGATCATTTTTTTGGATCCCATAAGGCCCATAGCGAAAGAATGGAACATGTCCTTGATCAAAAGAATACGAGCTAGAGAACTGCTGTGGAATAATGCGAGTAGGTTGACTAGATGCTGCTTGCTTGAGATCTTTTAGGTCATCTTGTAACTGAGACATGTTTTTTGTCAAGTTAAGAACATCTTTATACAAAGAGCTTTCGCCAGGAAACACACAGTCCTCAAAGTCTTCCCGCTTGCGCTTGTTGGGTCTAGAGGGGAATATTGCAGGTACATATGAGCCATTAGATAGCATGTATCCAGTATTTTCTCCTAGATAAGGGGGATGATTGTATAGTTCATAGGGCACATAAGTTCCCTGCGAAGGCAAATACGGTGGATAGAACACTGGTCTTGTGACCTGTTTAAAATTATCAAGATTGTTTTGTAACATTGATAAAAATGTGGACTTGGGGACACTGATTAAATCATCAGATCCCTGAGATGTAATTCCGTGTTGATTCATATCTTCAGAGCTGTCCTCTATGCCAAGTTTTGGTGTTTCACTTGCCTTTAAATATGTTAATTTTTTAATTTGTGCAACACCCTTGTCTGTTCTCAGCAATTGAAGTCTATCTTTTATAAAACCTGCATCTATTGCCTTAGCCATTAGAGTGTAAGGATTCATGTTAAATACTGGTTTTGACAAAGAATTTAGGTCTATGTTTTTAGAATCTTGATAAATGCTTTCAACCTCTTCTTGTGAGATTGAATAAAATTGACTTATGGCATCCTTTAAATTCATGCTATACACTGCCACTGTGCCTCTCCTTCTCCCTAACGCACACAAAGAGACATGTTGAAACATATTATCATTGTTTTCATTTTGAGTGTTTGGACACAAAGATGATAGAGATAACGCAGGCAGCCAGGTATGAAGAATCTCGAGTAGAGGCTGGTGCGGAAGAAGTTTGTTTGTAGTTTTAGCAACACATGAGTTACTAAACAAGTTTTCAGCAAAATTTAAAAATTTCTCAGAATTAATTACACCTACACAAAAAACGCCATGGGTAACAGAATATAAACCGATAGTATGACCTATTGTAGACTCTGGCAAATGCTCTATATTTAGAGGGATTGGCTTGGCCAATGGCAAACATTTTGATACCTCCTCCAAGTTAAGATAAAGAACTGGATCTACTTTTGGGTATGCTACAACATCAACAAACCCAGCAACGTAGACTATGGGCATCCTTGGCAAGTTTGTGTGTGAGGGCAAAAAAATGAGCTCAGGCTTAAAGATAATAATGGAAAAAACTTTGAAGTGTCAAAGTTTAAATAGTTTCAATTCAGATGAACTTAGATTTTTGCACCTGGTAATTTGTAAGATGTATGATTTTTGTTTGAACATCTACATTTTAAAAGAATCAATAATAAATGCAGGCACAAGAGATAATGAAGTTCTTGGCAGAAAAGTGCCTGTAGAAGTTTGGAAAATTATATATGAGGCCTGTAAATCTATCGGAGTTGAAGAACACATGTTGGTTGAAAACTTTAGCAGGGGCCAGTTGTGGCTGCACTTAAATGCCCACCCTGAATTGCTCCAAGGAATGAGTCAATTTATTTTTTCAAGACTTGGAATAAAACATTTTGTAAAAATTTCTTCTCAAAACATTACAGATGGGAATTATTTGTTTAACTTAGGAAGCGTGCTGCCTTACAGGCTTATACTAATATTAAAATTTTGTTTATTTTTTTGGGGAAATGAACACGAGGAAACATGGGTAAGATTCTTTACAGGAAAAATATTTATGCTATATTTAATTATTACAGGACACCTACTTATTCAGAAAACATACATGCTTCAAGCTGCATCAACTGATTATTGTGGACCACTAGAGATAATATGTGATGATGTTAGAGGTTACCTTGGAATCCATCCTATTATGACAAATGATTTAAAACATATACCATCCTTAGATCTTTTGTTCATTTTTAATAATAATTTTTATTGAACTGCTGCCCATGCAATAGGCAAGTAACCCAAGACTATAAAATAAAGTGTGTCATAATTATCTTCTCCTCCAAACTGGTGTTTTATTATTTCTGTTGCAAATGTGGTTGGGGATGGGTTTGATAATATGTTACCAAGCCCGTGCTCTACTTTAAGTCTAAAAGCGGTGTGAGCAGCCATTAGACTTTCTGGATCCTTAAAAGTGAACTTCTGATTTATAATCTCAAATATATCTTGAAACCTGTTTCCAGTGAGATTTATAAATGGCCTGTCTACTGCAGGACCTGCCAGGCTCTCTAGGGCAATTAAAGTCACCCCGGGAAACAAAAATGATATAGGAACATTTGGGTTGTTTGTGAGTGTAGGAACAATGTAGTTTTTGCTTAAAAAGGAAAAAACTTGACCTTTTTTGTATAATATTTTGTTTGGTTCCACAGTGGAAGATTTTTTAAATTTAGAACCTAGTAAGGCAGCTAAATTGAGGCGTCTGTGTGTACTATGTAGAGATATCTGACTTATTTCAAGCAATAAATAAGTAACTACAAGAACCTCAATTGCAATAATACCTACTCGTAAGTTCCACTGAAAAGAAGCCATCGGTGGGATATCCTCCCCAAATATTTCCGAGGTTATTGAGTATATTATATCTGTTTTAGGACTTACATGTGTCACTTTTGTACTTAGCAGTCCTGAGGTTTCTAAGAGACTATATATTTTATGACCCTTAAAAAAATTGTGTGAGTATTTTGTGTCCCTATTAAGAGGAGCAATGGAACTAGTTGCTTCATTTGCTTGTGGGAAAAAGCTAAATCCACTGTCCCCAACATGAGTTTTTAAATCAGATACAAACAGGTCTAATTTAGCTTCTAAATTATTTAGCAGCTCTTCATACGCTACTGGCAAAGGAGCAGATGTCTTTAAACAAAAATAAGCATTTAGAATAACTAGAGCAGCATTTGTGTCTGAAAGGTGCCTGACATCTGAATAAAAATCTTCAGTTGCTGAAGAAATTGTGGTCAAAACAGCATGCATTAACTTTAAAGAGGTTGAATTCTGAAAATTTAAAGATCCCTTTAATTCTTTTGGAAATATTCGCCTCTGCATAGCTATATCTGTGAGACTTGAATACCAAGGTCCATAAGAAGGAAGCCACTGTTGCTGATTGGTGTAGAGACTAGATACAAGTTCAAGCTTGAAGTTGGCCTCAACAGTGAAACCCGGATCCCCCGGAGCTACAGTAATTGTATAAACATTTGGTTTAGCGTTTGAGAGCGTGGGCTGGGTTGTTGGAGATAAGGGTGGCTGAGAATAAGGGGGCGTTTGCTTGGTATCTTGTAGCTTGTCTACCATGTTTTCTATTATTTCCAAGTCTCTTGTTATTATGTTGCTTCTTTTCAAATGGTCTCGCATCAGCTTGTCCAGTTCGTAGTTTACCATTGATTTTTTTATTTGGTCTGTTTCTACATTTAAAAGATGAGACCTGTATACTGAAGCATTTCTTTTTGTTTCTATCAATAATTCTTTGTCTATAAACAGACTGTTTTGTGGATGTGGGGTCCAAAACGCTATCCCATTGTGTGTTAGTTTTTGTTTTGGAGCAGAAATGTAATTTTTTTCTAATTTCAACATCTGATCTAGAAAAGAAAAAACAACTCAGTTTTTCTTCACTTGTATGTGTAAGATTTGCAGGAAACTTTGGGATCTCCACATGTAAAGTTTTCAATGTCGCTTGGCTCTTAAATATAAGAATTGGAAGCACAGTCCATGCTTGTCGCCCCGGAGGGGCATAATTTTGTATGAAACTTACGGTGTCAGCCAGTTGACATAAGCCTTGGGATCTTTGTGTCTGTCTAATGTCACTGCTTAGATCTAGGCTACTGGTCATACATGTTTTGAGTTCGATAACATAACAGATTCTAGTTTCTCCACAACTTGTTAACATAATACAGTCTGCTATTCTATTTCCAAGCCTTACTTCAAAAAAAAGCTGGTTTTTTGTCTGCACGGCACATGGGTGGCTGATGCCTAAAAATTTAAAAAGGGGAGTTGGTGCACTATACTTAATAAGCTTCTGGTAGGTGGCAATGTGTGCTTTATTACCTGCAATTTTTCGTGTTTTTGGAAGTTGTGCTAACGCATCTTTATTTGTTTTTTGAATAACAGATAGCATGACCGAGAAAGGACTGCCGCCTGCGCCAACAAATAACAACTATGACTACCCTAGACCAAAACCAACAGGAAATAATTTTAATAAGTATAATATTCATACATCTACAAAAACAGAAAAAGAGGGAAAACAACACCAAGAATTAAAATATCCTCCACGAGAGACAATTTTTGAACCTGGACTGCCTCCTAGTCCAATATACAGCGTTCCACGCCAACCTTCAAGAGTTATTCAGAAACTTGTTAAAGTAAATTATGTGACAAGCCCCGCTACTATAACTGCTTCTAAAAGTGTGACAGAGCTTTTGAGTCTACATGATACCATTTCTGTGTCTGGTCCTAGTGAGCCTTCTTTGGTTGCTAAATCCCCAGACCTGGCGGTGTACGAACAAATGTTTTCTGTTAGACCAAAACATACTTTAACAAGAACAGAAGAAAAACAAAAAATGTTTACAAGAAAGAAAAAAGGATCATTTGTTAAAATTGGAAGCAATGTGTTAGAATTTGGAGGGTCCATAAAATCAAAACTTCACAATAGCTGTAAAAAGTCAGTTGACAGTCCAGACGGGCTTGTACATGTGCCAGTTCATGTACTATACCCTCCTTTGCATCAAGAACCAATACCAGCCTTTTTTATTTTCCTAGAAGGTTCTATCGGTGTGGGGAAAACCACTCTTTTAAAATCCATGAGGGGAATACTTCCAGGTAAGAATGTCCTAACTTTCCATGAGCCTATGGCCTTTTGGAAAAACGTGTTTTCTAACAGTCTAGATGAGGTATACAAATTAACATTACCCGCAAAAGTAGGCAGCATGACCAACTCTTCCAAGCTTTTAGCATGTCAGCTAAAATTTGCCGCACCACTCTTAGCTTTAAAAACATCCACTGACAGGCTCTCTATCTCTAATAGGTCCAATTTGTCATCAAATATGTGGGTAATGTTTGACAGACATCCATTGTCAGCAACTGTTGTATTTCCGTATATGCACTATCAAAATGGGTTCCTATCATTTAGTCATCTAGTACATCTCTGGGGCTCTTTTAGAGCCTCACATGGTGACAACATAATACTTTTGAACTTAAACAGTCAAGAGAATCTTGAAAGAGTTAAAAGAAGAAATAGAAAAGAAGAAAAATGTGTATCTTTAGAGCATATTAGAATGCTAAACAGTTGTTATCATGCAGTTTATTGTGCTTGGCTTTTAGTTCAGAACTTTACGCCTGAAGAAATTGTTGAAGTCTGCTTCAACACAAAACAAATTACAGATCTACGTTCTTCAAAACCATCATTTCTTGAAAAACATGTATCTATAGAGGATGTGCTTAAAAGTAGCATATTTAATGCATGGATGGACATGACTAAAGCTTATAGAGACAACTGTACACTAATGGAATGTTTGCTTACATTATGTAAAGAACTTGAAAAAGTCCAGTTACTGCATATTAATGCATCATCATTTACCGATGACATTCCAGGCCTTTGGGTGAGTATTTCCACCAATATAAAGAGAAATAGCGCTGTTAAGCCGAGAAGAGTAAACTGGTTAGCTCTGGAAGACTTAGCTCACACCTTTAACTCCCAATGATGATTTTTAGTTTGTTTTTAGTATTTTTACATATTTTAGAAGCCATCGACTCTTATCAGCTACCACGACCTCGTCTAAACGAACCGCCCGCAGATCAAAGGTTGCAGATGCGCAATGGATATAACACTACTTTAATTGAATTTGATTATGATTTTCAATCATTTCACTTAAACTGGACTAAAATAATTGAGCACATACCTCATGATGAACTTGTAGAACTATGGCACGAAGCAAACGTAACAGAACCTTTAGTATATACCTTATTAAAAAGATCGGCTACTTATAGACCTGAGACCAATGTACACATTCCTGGACATGGCAATAGTTATGCGTGTACATTACCATACTGGAGTTACACCATTGACAGATGGGATGATAATAAAACAAATGGTTATCTTGGAAACTTTGGAATTCCATCCAAAATAGTGCTAAATGAATTATTCTATGATTTTAGGTATGTCTTCACTAATATGCAGTTTTATACTGAAGCAACGTATGTGTTACACTGTTTGATTGGAGCCAATTCTCCTGCTTATCCTACAATCAGCTGTCACATAACTCCGAATTATCTGTTCATATCTGTGGAGTTTAACAAATTTGATTCTCTGACTCTTTTATTTGGCTATTCCCACCGTCTTCCTCCTTTGAAAGGACATGTAGTATATAAAGATATTGAAGGGGCAAGCAATGATGTCTTTTCGTTGGTCATTTTTTCCACATACGAATTATTTGGTCAGCACATTGAATCCTTCAAATTCGATATGGCAAAAGTGTTTCGAGAAATTATTGAAACGCCTCCATTGGACTTTATTAAAAAACTTCAAGATGAAATGTTTACTATAGAAATAAGAGACGGCTGTAATGTCAATAATATTGTAAATCCCAGAACTTTTTTGTTTGTATTCAAGGCAGTTGTGGCACATTTCTTAGTTATAGACAGCTTGAAAACCCAGCAACATGTATTACTGAACTGTTTTGCACATTATATGTCAGAATTAGAATTTTTACGAAAGTTAATGGAAAGCTGCTTTGAGTTCTTTGAATTCAATTTTCCATACACTGTCATTGAAACACTAGCAGCTTCTCAAGCGCAAAATGTACCTAGACATGTCATTACAACGCTATCACACCAAGATAAAATTAATATTTTATCGCTGTTTAGACTATCAAGGCACTCAAAAAGTGTAAGTAATATTGCCACTGCAGAAATAATAGACCTCATTTCATTTATTTATACTTCCTATTCATACAAATACATGCTAACATCTAGTGACAGAAAGATGTTACTTGATGCATACATTGTTTTGAATGACATTATATACAAAAATAAGACAAAAAAACAAGATTTATTACCATATGTCTTGTCATCCTCGATGTGCACAAGTCTAGAAATAGGAAATTTACTTCTTTATTTTGGACAAAAAGATGTGCTGGATGTTTATGAGACATTTTCGCCATGTTATCTAAGCTTAAGATTTGACTTCACAAAAGAAAAACTACTAACAGAATTCCCCCAATCTTCCCTAATACAGCAGAAAGAAATAAACTTGGGAACTAATGGGTTCTTCCAAACATTGCACAGGAGACATCACACCAGCCTAGAAATCCTCCCAATAATTAAGTGTATAAAGTCCTTGTCTACAGATATAATTTTAAGCATACCCTTGACACATATTACATACATTATTAGCACTAAGCCTGTTCCAAATTCAAAAATATATGATGTTTCAGAGGTTTTTTTAAAAACCTCTATGACAATCTCAGCTGTAAATAATGACTGTAAGCCATACAGAGGAGGCCCCAGTGCTCACCAAATACCTGTAATATACAATGTAACTGTACCCAGACGAGGCTGTCCGTATTGTAATTCAGTAGTCTTAAGTTATGATGAAAGCCAAGGTTTTCAAAGTATGATGTACATTACAGATACATATGTGCAAGAAAATTTGTTTACAGAACACTCACCTTTTTTTGGAGATGAAAACTTACACATTCACTATTTAATTCTAATGAATAATGGGTCCGTGATTGAAGTTAGAGGCGCCTACAGAGCAAGACTACTCAATTTTATACTTGTTATAATGGTGTTTATTGCGTTTTTGGTTGCACTCTATTTGTTATATAAATTATTTGTTTATCTTAGGTAGTCAATAAAGCATAAATTTTAATTAAGTTATTTATTGTTGTGTGTTCTTTTATGTCCATATATGCATTTACATACTGAATCACTTTTGAAAATGGTTCACCATTACAAATAATTTCAACAATAGATGCTGCAAAATTAATGCTGTTCTTCTTGTCTTTGGGTGGAAATAAAAAAAAATATTTTTCTACAATGTCTCTAAAAACTTGAGGAGTGGCACCTGGTCTCACTATGTGTGAAAATTTGTGTTCACCAATGGTATTTAACACAAAGATTATGTCTTCTGTTCTTTTTTTAGTTTCAAAAAATAAATCCTGAAATGACATTATTTCTTTGGACGTTATTGGTTCTAAACAAGTCCCATAAAGAGCTTCAAATTGGGCAATACTGCTTTTTAAGCCAATATAATCTAGAAACGAGTGCTTTAACAGCAAATGTTGTATTTTGTTTATATCCATACTCGGGGTAAGAATTAAAGAGTTTTGAGATCTTGACATAACGGTGATTGTATGGTAAGGTATTGAGGGACATTTTCCAAGCATAAGTGGAAGTTTTGAAATTGTTTTGAAGATTGCTGCGTATTTTTCCAAACCACAGACAACTTTTTTAATGATTGGTTTCGGTATTAGTGTGGTTTTCAGCTCCGCTCTTTTTATAGACGAAGGAGGTTTGCTCTTTTCAAAAACAACACCCATGTTATTTTCTTCATTGATCTTGACCTTTTTGGTACTGTCTCTGTAGCTTCTTAGCTTCATGTTAACCATGTGGTAAAGTTATTCAATGGCGTTATATACACGGTGACATGTACTTCTCCAGTGAAGTCCAAGGGTTCTTAAAACATGCCTAATGAGTTGTGCTTTAATTTTAGGGACATGAGATCCCGTAGTTCCAATAAATGCTAAGAAGTTTGCATTTCTGCCATGTTCATCTAGTCTAATCTTTTTGCTGAAAGATAAAATTTTTGGAATCATGTTACATTTTTTGTATCCTAGCAACGCACAATCATGTTTGTTTTTGGCATGACTTATTGTTTTTTTTGAGAAATCAAACATCCCAGTTTGAGCAAGTCTTCTCACCGCATGACTGTCCAACCGTAAAAAAGAACACACAGTTATTAAGCACTCTAGCATTCTTTTATGCAATGTCTGAATTTGAGATCTGTTTCTTGACTCGAGAATCGCAAATAATGTGTTTTTTAACAAATTTAGTCGTGCACGGTTATTGAAAATTATAGGAGAGACCTCTTTAGTAATGTGAGAAGCGAGGCAATTGCCATAAATTTTTGAGATGGTGGCAGTTGCAGCTTTAAACCAAGATACATTAAAACCAAGCTTTGTTGACACTGCAGATGGAAAGTTTGTAGTCCAAAACACGTCTCTTCTACCAGTTCTAACAACAGACTGATTTTCTAGGCCGTGAAGATCTAAGGTAGAGTTCCAATTTGCTAGGGACACCGGAAGAATATTTTTTATTGGTAGGTAACATTTCATGTTTCCCATAGCATGTAGAAATGTCAGCAAGTCACCACTGATGTTGATGTTTACAGCAGCCCCCTGACACATATTTTCACAATAAAATACACTAACAGTGAAAGCAGGTTCTTTTACTGAATACTTTTTAAATACAAAATTTTTTGTCAATCTTGGAATGTCCATAAGTGATTTGTAAGTCCAAGGACCGGGGTGAGTAAATATTTTTGTATTAATCACCATGTTTGTATTAAACACATTTACTTTAAAATTATTTATTCCAAGTCTATGAATAGGCTGATATGTTAAAAAATCATTTTTTTCTGTACATTTTTGAGCACTGTAATTCTTAAAAATGTCTAAAGCTACCTCGCTGTTTAAAGTCATATCGTTTTTCTTGTCTTTAGGGGCATAGTTTATTTTATTGAAAGTTGATACCAAAGCAGAGGCTGTTCCAATATTTTGTTTATTTACAGGTTTATTATCAATTGAAACAGCGGTTACCGAAGCTAGACACATTGCAGCTCTATATATTGGCAGGCTTGGTGGGTAAATAACCCAACTAGTGCTATCAGACAGTTGGACTGCGACTTTTAGAGGTCTTGTACCTGGGTCTTTTTTTGTAATTTCTGTGTGTAAGTTTGGCATTACATGATTTACAGCTTGTTGAATGCCAATAAAATTTGCATCTGTGATTTTTATTTCTTTAAAAACACTTTCAGTGCAAAGTTTTATTACTAAATGCGGATGGGAATGCACAGCAGCAATAATTTTTTTCTTTGTTGAGTTTAGTAAATTGTTTAAGCTCCATTCTTGCAAAAAGCTAAGAATACTAAATTTAAAATACTCGAGCTGATTGTCATGACTTGGAGTGGCTAAAAAAGTAGAAGGTAGTATTTTTAATGCAGATAGAAGTTTAAGGTAGTTCTTCTTACATGTATTTACAAAGGGTGGACCTACCATGGCTAAAAAATATTCATAACATTCTTCAAGCTCGGCCATTGTTAAATATCTGCATATAATTCTGAACATACACATATAATCAATAGGCGTCTTTTCTAGATCAGCAAAGTACAATGCTCTATACATGAGAGGTTCTTGAGGCACATCAGTGGTTTCTAGACTATAAACAATAGGCAAATATTTATTGGAACATATATTTGCCAATTTATAGGTTGAATCAGTATTATTAATTATTAAACCTGGCCCATCATAGGTAGGCCCACTTGCCCCGGTAGCACCGTTTGCTAAGGTACCAAGAAAAGGATACCAATCACTTCCAAGCAGTAACCTTCTAACAGCTCTGCAAGTATAAAAAGTGGATTCTTGGCCCATAATATAGTCAAGTCCATTTAAATCTAGTGAAGACACTACTTGATTTGTTGCCAGACAACAAAATATTTTAAGTTGCATATTAAAATTGCCATCATTTGTTTGAAAACACTTTGAAAACCCCCCTGCTGGTATCTTAAGCACAGGGAAAAAGAAGATACTCATTATAAATGGAGGTTGAAAATAGGTCTTATCCTTATCTGGTGTCTGATGCGAATTTATTACAACAAATAAAAGAATCTTCAGCTGAAGGATTGTTTAAAAGTTTTAGTTTACTTCTAGGCAAAGATGCCAGAGAATCTGGGGTTAAATTTGAAGCTCTTCTTGGTGTCTACACAAATGCTACTCAATTTGTCAAGTTTCTAGAGACCTCCCTTGCTGTGAGCTGTGTTAACACCGAGTTTAAAGACTTGAAGAGAATGACAGATGGAAAAATTCAATTTAAAATAAATGTGCCTACCATTGCTCATGGAGATGGGCGCCGCCCACAAAAGCAAAAACAGTTCATTATCATGAAAGCTGCAAATAAACACCATATAGGAGCTGAAATAGAACTGTCTACTCAAGACCTAGAACTGCTGTTTCTAAGTAAAGATACTCCCCTTGACATGGTGGAGTATGTTGGCGCCGTGAAAACAATTACATCTGCTTTGCAATTTGGAATTGATGCGCTAGAGAGAGGGTTGATAGACACTGTCCTAACAGTCAAACTACGACATGCCCCACCACTGTTTATTTTAAAAACCTTAGCTGACCCAACCTACACAGAACGAGGATTAAAAAAAAATGTTAAATCTGATCTGATATCAATGTTTAAAACTCATCTAATTAACAATTCATTCTTTTTGGACAAATCAGAACACCTTAATCAATCTAGACAATATGTTTTAAGCATTTTGTCAGAGATGATTGGGGCAGTGTGTAAAGAAACGGTGTTTAAAGGAACAAATACCTACAGCACCACCAATGGACAACCTATAAGTGGTGTATTAGAAACCACAGATAAAGTAATGAGAAAATTGGTAAATGCCATAGGACAAGTTGATCAAAGTATGCTGGGTCCCGTAGCATATGCTAACTATGTAGTCAGAGGCGAAAACCTTGTCACTGCAATTAGTTATGGGAAAGCCATGCGAAACTTTGACCACTTTATGAGCAAACTTGTCGATAATCCAACATATGGTTCAGAAAATAATGCAGTTGAAGTATATGATGGTGCTGGAGCCATTCAAAAAACACAAATATCAACATCAGTCGTAATGGTAGGCAATAAGCTCATTGCCTTAGAAAGTCTACAAAAAATGTATAATGAAACCCAGTTGCCATATCCTCTAAATAAACGAATGCACTATACGTATTACTTTCCCGTTGGCATCCATCTTCCAAGCCCAAAGTACACAACATCAAGTTCTGTAAAAGGAATTGAAAATGTGTTGCACCAGTCTGTGGAAGCATGGATTGTGAACAAAAACAACACTCTTCAATGTTTCAATTATCAGAATGCCTTAAAATCAATTTGTCATCCAAGAATGAACAGTCCAATTCTGTGTGCTAGGGCTCTTAAAGAGGCATTTTCAGATGCAAAGAACCTTAACGTTTATGGCATAAGCTCAAAACAAGTTCCAACAATGAATTTGTATAAAATTGTATACACCTATTATGAAAACAAACACAATGCATGTGTTCATTCCCTGGCCCAAAAATCTGTAATGAGTAACGAAGAATTACTGCATCCCACCAACCATGAGATCTTAAAAACCGAAGTTCATCCACTTTTTGACATATATGCACAAAAACCTCAGGGGGCAGCAGTAGAATATAGGGCAACCCATAGAAATTTAAGCGGAAATTTACCTCCACCTTTAGCTCCACATTCTTTCCAAGAATGTCGTGGTTATCAATTTGAATTAGCCTCTGGACTGAATCATGTAATAGATGCAGCCACAATGGAAATTATTCAAGAAACTGCCTTTGATCCAACATATCCAGTACTTTGCTATTTAGTTGAAGCAATGATTCATGGACAAGAAGAAAAGTTTGTGATGAACATTTCTTTAATTGCCCTATGCATACAAACATATTGGAATAATTCAGGAAGGTTAGCATTTATTAACAGTTTTTACATGTTAAAATTTATATGCACACATATGGGAAACGGACACATTTCCAAAGATGCATTTTCATGTTACAGAAAAATATACGGAGAACTTATTGCCATTGAACAAAGTCTATATCGCTTGGTGGGACATGAAAATGTTGCCAATGAAAACATAGGCCAATTAATAAATGCCATATTAGACAACAATTTATTGCCCCCTTTTGCATACCATGACATTTTTACAAATTTGCTAAGACGGTCCACGAGAAACCCAGTGGTAAACTTAGGACCGGAAGCATATGATGATCATGTCAAACAAAAAACTTACATAAACATTAGAGAGAAGATGGAAGATCTCGTCGGACACATGGTTAACATTTATCAAACAAGAAACAATACTGACCATGATAAAAGATTTATGTTAGATGTGGGAGAGTTGCAAGAAAATACATACAACGCAGTTCTAGAAAAAATATTTTATTATGTGTTGTTGCCTGTATGTACAAATGGTCACATTTGTGGAATGGGTGTTGATTTTGAAAATGTAGCTCTCACGCTTACGTACAATGGGCCAGTTTTCGCATCTGCAGTAACCCAGGAAGCAGACATTCTAGATCATCTTGAAAATGGGACATTGAGAGACATTTTAGTAGCATCTGAGATTAGACCAACCGTTGGAATGATTAGAAAATTATGTACATCATTTTTAACATGCCCTTTTATAACCCAGGCAGCAAAAATTAAAACAGACAGAGACCCCTGCCAAAGCATTGTAACTCACAGTGATGGAAAATATGTACATCAAACAGTGCTTGTCAACGGGTTGGCTGCGTTTGCTATTGCGGACAAGTCCAGAGATGCAGCTCATTGCATGTTCTATCCCGTCCCATTTAACAAATTATATTGTGATCCGATGGTCGCTGCAACTTTACACCCAATTGTAGCGGAATTTATAACAGAAATTCCTTCACAAAGAAATGCGGTTGTGTTTAACTTACCTCCAGAATTAATAGCAGAATATGAACAATGGCACAAGTCTCCAATTACAGCATATATTTCAACATGTCCTCAGACGCCCCTGTCGCTGAGTACTATGGTAGCCATGCACTTAAAATTGTCACCTCTGAGTTTTATATGCCAATCAAGGCACAAAATTCACCCAGGGTTTGCTCTGACTGTAGTGAGAACAGATGAAGTTTTGGCCGAGCATGTTATGTACAGTTCTAGAGCGTCAACATCTGTGTTTATCGGCCAACCAACCGTCCACAGAAAAGAGGTAAGGTCAGATGCTGTTGTATTTGATATAAATCATGAACTTGCGTCTCTTGATACCGCATTAGGCTACAGTTCAACAATTGTACCTGCCCATGCCGCGGCAATTACTACTGACATGGGCACACACTGTCAAGACTTATTTGCTATGTTTCCTAGCGAATCATACACCAATTCGCGCATAAACGAATATATAAAACAAAAAATTGGAAGCGAGAGGCCTTGTGACATACCCCTGAGAGACCCTCGAGAGTACATTGGTGGTAATGTTAGAGGAGATTTACCAGGTCTCAGTCATGGACAACTGGCAACTTGTGAAGTTATTCTGACACCAGTAACTGCAGATATAACCTACTTTCAATCTTCAAACAGCCCTCGAGGAAGAGCTGCATGTGTAGTTTCTTGCGACGCCTACAACAACAACAGCGCAGAAAAATTTTTATATGATCACTCATTACCAGACCCATGCTATGAATTTAGAAGCACTATAAATCCATGGGCATCTCAGGTGGGCTCGCTAGGTGATGTATTATTTAACTCTCAACATAGACAAATGGCAGGACCAACTTTTTATAGTCCATGTAAGCAATTCTTTAACAAGGAAGCTATACTAAAAAACAATAAATTATTTTACACTCTTGTAACAGAATATGTAAACAGACTATCAGGTGCACCAGCAACAAGCAACACCGACTTTCAATATGTTGTCATAAACGGCACCGACGTGTTTTTAGAACAACCTTGCCAGTTTCTGCAAGAAGCATACCCAACGCTGTCGGCTAGCCACCGAGCTCTGCTTGATGAATATATGTCCCACAAAACTACACATGCCCCAGTACATGTAAATCAATATTTAGTGGAAGAAGTTGCCCCCATGAAAAGACTATTAAAGGTGGGCAACAAGACCGTTTATTAGAAGTGTTTTAGTACCATGTTGACAGACAAAACAATAACTGTATCTTTAACATCAAGACTGTTTGCAGATGAGATTGCTAAGATGCAAAAAAAACTTGGAAGCATACTTCCTCTTCAAAGCCCGCACAAAATTCAATCCTTAGAAACACTTGGCCTAAACACGGTATGTTCTAGAGACGTGTTTCCTGATTATGTTCATATGTTCTCATACCTGTCAAAATGCACACTTGCAATATTGGAAGAAGTAAATCCTGACAGGTTAATCTTAACTAGACTTGATCCTTCAGAAATATATCAAATTAAGAATGTATATGAACCACTGTTTCAATGGGATGGGTTTACCAACCTCACAGTAATTCCTCCTGTTTTTGGAAGACAAAAAGCCACAGTGACCCTAGAATCAAATGGGTTTGATTTGGTGTTTCCATCTGTGGTTCCATCAGATTTAGCACAAGCTATAATTGGAAAGCTGTTGCTGTATAATTTATATTCTAGACTTGTAGAGTCAGATCCAGAGATAAATATGGAAGAAGTTACTATGTACACTACAAATGTGACACATATGGGAAGACATTATGTGCTAGATATCACCCACAACAATCCTAATGAAGCTTTAAAATCTCTAGATGAGCTAGCAGTATATACATCTATTCTGTCTGCCCTAATTCCAAGAGCCTGCCTTAGAATGCTAACTATTCTTATGAGACATGAGCAGCATGAGTTACTAGATGTGTTTCGAGGAATAGTACCCAGAGAAGTATATGAAATAGACGCAAGTGCATTGAATATTGGAGATGATATAACAAGAATGTCAACTTTTATCACTTATCTGCAGAGCCTGAGTTCTATATTTAATCTTGGAGTTAAGCTGCGTCTTTTATCTTATACTAGTGAAGCACTGACAGCAACGTGCTGGATATCTCACTATTAAACTTTTATGCCAGAAGAAATCCCAAACATATTATATGTTAGTAGAGAGGAAGACGGGAGGATCGTGGAAATGATTATGACTGAGAAATACAAAAACAAATATGTGTATTACCCTTATAACAACCACTACAAAGTGGCAGGCGAAGATACAAAATTTATTATATGGCTAATAACTTATTTCTTGTTTTATATTCAAGCAGTAATTATGTTACTTTTCTACTACTGGACACTTAATCCCTACAGAGATCCTGGAAATGGTGTTATGGGTGGGCTTGGCCAAAGGGTTCCTAAAACTGTGGTTCACATAAATCCTGAAAAAATATTTGAAGGCTGCAATAATGGAATACTGTGTGAAACAAAATTACCTATGCCTATAATTAATACTACACATGGAGAAATATTTCCAAATTTTACAAAAACTGGTGGATCACCAGCCAACTACAAACTTGCCTTAGAAATGCTACTTGGGTTAATGAACAACCAACAATGCAATATAGAAATAATTTCTCAGAAACACAAAAGTTTTACTGCAAAAAATTCTACAATTTTTACAAATTTAAAGACCAATAGTATTCTTGCTCTCCTAGTACTTCAAAAAAACTGCCACCCGGAGATTGTTGAAATTGTGAAAGAAAAAATTAAATTAGAAAACTATGGCATAAACTATCTTCAAAACATGCCACAATACTTTACAGAGTGCAATGCGTCCTGGTCCAATGTAATAAATAACACAAGCTATAGTTTCAAATCCTCATATAAACTTTGTAATATTAACTATTTGTTTAGATTTACGCATCATGTACCATACATAATAAAAATAAAATAAATCTTATTTTAAAAAATAATTTGTGGTATTTTATTTAACATGTACTGTTACAAAGCAATATTAGATGTTACAAATGGCACCAACCGTAGCCCCACATTCGTCAGTATGGACTCCATCAGGAAAAACATCAGTACTTGGTTTTCTTTTTTTGATATGCATTTGTTTAATTATATTTGGTATTTACAAAGTCGTGAAAATATGTGTTATTCCCGCTGTTATGGCTGCAACACCTGCTGGAAGAGCAATTGGCACGTATAAACTATTACAAGAAGGAAAAAATCTCCTCTAAAACAAATAAAAATTATATGCTATTAAGTTGTTTAAAAATGTGTTTGTTTGAAGTAGAAAAAAAATGGGCCATCACAACTGCCACTAAAACATCATCTGATACGGTTCTTTTTTTAGCACAATATGTGTGACTGCCGTCTCTTAGGGGGTAACACCTTATTGCTCTGATTTGTTCAATAAGGTAAGAAATAGGATCAAATGTCAGTTTGATAGTGTTAGAAATTATGCTCTGGCTAGCACTTATAGTTCCAGAATTTATTGCATATATAAAAGACTCAAATGCTTGCGATTTTTCTGACCCTAGCATATAGATTGGCCATTGCATCGCTGTTGTTTTATCTTTATAATGCATAAAGTTAACTTTAACAGGAGAACACTCATTTAGAAAGGTAGAAATCGCAACTGCTGAGTCTTGACTGCTATTTCCCTCAACAGCCACATGGACTGCTTGTATATGAGGATATAGAACTAATGCTGCTCGTATGAGAGAACAGGCACATGAAGCTATTTGATAGGTAGCGGTCCCTGTCAAGTCTTTTAAAAAATAGTGCTCTATTCCGACAATTATGCACTTGCTCGAGTTATTTTTTAAAGCTATTATTGCTCCTATTCCGGTGCCAGATGCTTCTGAGTTGTTGGTGTATGCCGGATCTATATATAGGTACATTATAGAGTTTAAACATTGAGTTATTTCTGGTTTTGTTGTATCTATTCTACACAGATCAAATTGCATAAGAGCAGTTTCACCAATGACTTTATGAATGTTATTTTTTGACATAACCGATATATCTCCCATTAGTTCTGTGGTAAAAGCTCCATCTAAAAATAGATTTGTTGTATTTTTGATAGTCTCATCAATAGTTATGTATGTTGGAATGTATAGTTTATAACACGGGCAGGAAATCAACGAGTCTTGTAAACTGAAATCATCTTTGTGGTCAGGACATATATAGTTAACTATGTTTAACATTTTTTCAGAGGCATTTTTCAAGTTAAATAAAAAACTAGTAGCTTTGTCTCCTGAATTAACAGACGATATAAATATCAGCTTAGCGTCTTTCTGTAGCATAAATCCTAAAATAGCTGGCAATGAGTCCTTTTTTATAAAATTTGCTTCATCAATATAAAGAAGGTTGAAGGTCTGGCCTCTGATACTCTGAAAGACAAAACAACATGAGCAAACCTTGCGTATCTGAAGAGGACTTTAAGAATTGTCAGACATTCTTTTCTAAATCACTACCAATACTTGTCTCTGAAGTATCAAAGTCTCTTTCTAACATTGACCTTGTAGACACAACTGGTCAACAGATTGACCAACTAGGACTTTTTCTTGACTTAATTGGCACTGAATGTTTTAAGGAAGTATTATGTCCACACATCAGTGCCAATTTAACAAATTGAACACTGTCATTTGCCAATACCATAAAGTATTTTGCCTCTATCAGTGTGTCCAATGTAAGAAATATCATGTTTGCGATGGGTCAAAAACATGTGTTTTAATTAACACTGGTGAAAGTTTAGTGTGCATGCTTACCGGCAACTGCATTTTTAATAATTTTCAAGAAAGTACATTTCTACAGCAAGATAATGTAAAAGAGCCCATGCAACAATTTGATTACACATTGTTTGCAAATATCCTAGAATCTCTAAAACAAGATTTGGAAAACTACTTCATAAAATCATATGGTCTAGAAGAAGTCAAAAATGCAATAATGAACAACTGTAGCCTAAAACCAGAAATTTATAATCTGATAAGATGCACATTTCAACATTGCTGTCACATTTTTGGAGAAATACACTATGGGTATGATATTATTTGCAGTATGTATATTCACATCATTATATCAATATATTCAACTAAAACAGTATATGGAAACCTTTTATTTAAATGTACAAAAAATAAAAAGTATGACTATATTTTAAAACGCATGCGAGAAACATGGATGTCCACTTTGATAACTGGAGATTCTGGTCAAGAACTGACAATGCTATAATACATTTACTGCTACCACAGACATTTTTTGAACTGCATAATATTCCATTTCAACCTAGTCTTATTTTTTGGACACAAACAAGATTTCATAACTTTGATCTTCCTCCCACGCCATATGTTAAAACATGGGGAAAACAATACACTTCTTTTCCAGGATTGTCAACTAAGGCATGCCCGGGAATTGCTGTAAGCTTGGTAGTTAACACAATAAAGAGTATGTATAACCCTTTTGATATGACAGTTCTAAAAATATTGCATAATGAAAATACCTTTTATATAAAGTTTTTTCACATGGAGCTTTTTGCAGATCCCGAAGTACCACACTATTCTGAAGACATTCCTAAAGAACCATCTTTTAAAGACATTGATCCTATTGATGCAATACTAAGTACAACAACGCACACTACAAACACGTACCAAAATCCATTAGGTGTCTTAACCAGTCTACTCCAACGTAGACCACAATCATTTCCAACACACCACTTTGCTTTAGAAGATCCTGGACAAATTAGAGGATACAAACAGACCTCCATACCATCGGCCAATAAAGCGAGACCTAGTGTATCTTATGTAAAGCACCAGTGGTGGAACATAACTACAGAACCAGTCATAAAATGCATACAGCATGTTTTGACAAAAAAGAGCTATTTTATATGCTATTATTCAACTATGAGCAACATGAGGTACACATCTGTTCTAGAAACTATCCCAATTCAAGAACTCACCCATGTAAATCCTACTGCTATTTTAGACTCTGAAAAAGCCTTTCTTTTTAAACACCAGCATAGATTTGTTAACCTGCTAGAACATGTTTGTAAAAGTAAAAATTATACTGTTAAACAACACATTCCTGTGCTAATTCATGGAGATGAAGACACTACTAGTAGTATTAAAGACCATTTTATAGAATCATGTTTTGTTTTAGAAAGCACAGTTAGTGAAGCAAGCGCGTGGGTAAGAGCGACGTTTGCAAAATATTTAAATAAACCCAAAAGATTTTGGATAGACTACCTAAGATTATGGGAAGAAGGCACGCATTTATTGGGTAAATTTCTCCCTGAATTAGAAGAAAATGTATGTGAAGAGAGAATGTGGAATATTCTTTCATTAAATAAAGACTTCATTAACTGTCTGGAAGGCCAGGGCTGTACATGTGTTTTAGTCGATTCTGATTTAAATGCCTGGTTGATTCTACCCGGTGGCTTTGTTATTAAAGGACAATATAACCTAACACAAGAAGACATATTGTTTGTGGGTGCCAGATATGGATGATCTCAGAACAAACTTGCGAACCTTTTTAAACAATGAATGCCTATGGATTAAAAACAAAGCATCAACACCTTTTACAAAAGTGTTTTGTGCCACTACTGCAGTATCTCCATTTTTTACGCCTGTTTCTCCCCATGGTACGTTGGACAAACATTATATTAATGTCACTCTCATCATCTTGAAGCCAAAAAAAACCCATCCTTATTTAACTGTTTACATAAATGAAATAGCCGTCGATTGTTGCAGCACAGAAGTTTTACAGGTAAAGCCTGTACCTTGTTCACCTTTCAGTTTAATCTATTTTGGTCAACTAATAGATCCTCCCCATAATGTTCAAATACCAACTAACATAAGTATCAAAGAACCAAAGCAGTGCCACTTAAGTAAAGGTCAAGTGATTTTTACATCAAAAGTTATTAATCCCTCGAGTCTTCCTAATGGATATGAAAATGTGATTCGAATTGGGGCCTGTGCGTGGTATGCAAACGGCGCAATATTTCAACACTTTCTTTCCACAGACTATATGTCATTATGTCCAGCTTTTAAAGAGTTTCCCTCTCTTTCTAGAATTCTCAGTTTACTCACTAGATGTGATGACCAGTCATGTGTGCCATGCTATGGAGAAAAAATACATGTAAATTGCCAGAGCGGATATACAGATTCTAATTGTGATGGCAAATCAAATTCATGTCCATGTATCATCTCCTGTTCAGCACTAAAAAGTAAAAATGTATCTATTACAGGAAACAGAAATTTACTCAGTCTGTTATTTGATGCAACTCTACAAAGTAGTATTGTGAGCCTCAAATTTTTTTCGCCGAAGGCCCCAACGGTAGTAAATAAAGTTTTTTGTGGCGTGTTAGAAACAGGGGAAATGGTAGAATGTACATGTGAAGCCTGGAATCTGATTATGTTCTCAGACTTTGTAACTAGACAAATAATATGTAACTGCCAAATAATGAAAAGATGCTGCTTACGTTCTTGTTGAAGCAACTTGCGCACATCAAAGTACTTGGCTTTTTACCCGGAATCTTGTAAATGATTGTTCCATTTTCTTTCTTAACATCAATATTCTTGGAAGGAAACCACTTTTGAAGAGTATTTATAATTTCAGTAAACACAGAATTTGCAACATGTTTTTGATGCGCGACGTAACCAACATGTAAATTTTCAACTGAAGTTATTAACATGCTTATAATTGCTACAACAATCCATGTTTTTCCATGCCTTCTTGGAATTAAAAATATACTTGCTTTTTGTTTAAAATTTTGAAGCATAGCTGAATCCATTTCGCCTAGCCCAAAATATTCTTTAAAAATGTCAAAAAGTTTGTTTGTGGATTCTGGGGATTTGATTGAGATTAAAAAATAAAAGGTGTGTAAAATAAGTTGAAGCTGAAACGGTTCAATGTGTGTTGATTTTTTTACATAACACCCATTTAAAAATGATGATAAATTTATAATAAACTGCCTTAGCTCTAAATATATAGGACACTCCATGAATGTTTTTTCAGTTTGTACAGATGCATAATATTCTGCCTCGGCTTCTATGTCATGCCAGACATGCTTCAATGTTAGAGATTTTACATAGTTTGAAAGTTTCTGCGAAATGTAAGGTTTTTCACTAGGTAATAGTCTTAGCGTTCCAGTCTGTGGCAGTGGCTGCTTGAGAGCAAGGGGGCGGTACAATCGGCAAAACGAGGTAAGTGACGCGCTATATAAATTGATGCTTGGTATGACACCAATTTTAGAATAAGCCATTCTCTCGGACTTCTTTATATTTGTAATCATTGTTGGCGTGTCTACAGTCCACTCAGTTTCTGACTGTGTTGAGGACGCTTCAGTCAAGTTTTCCATAAGGGCTTTCTTAGCTTTTAACAGCAACATGTTCAACCTTGTTAATTTGGTAGCTAAAGGTAACCCAGAACTGAAAAAAAGATATAGTGAAGGACTAGATTTAGCAATTTCAATGTCTGAAAATATACCTGATCAATTTAAGCTGATAGAAACCCCAACCAACAGTTTCTTGTTAGTCTCAAACGTTATGCCAGAAGATACCCGTCCGTGGCAAACTCAGCTCCAAAACTGCCTAGATTTCAGTAATCTTCATTTACCCAAGTTAGACAAACTCAACCAAATATGCACTGGATATGTTCACCAAGAAGACACAGTTAAAAAGCTAGAAACCGTGCCTCCATATTTAGTATATGATACAGAAGAATGGAAATTAGCTTTACAAATTAATAAAGACAGTCTAATTTATGCTGCTATAGAAATGCTAGCAAACCCTAAAAATTGGCAAGGACTTTATCCCATTGATCCTTTGCCATACATTTGGCTCTTATTTTATGGGAAAAAATCATTTTGTGCTTCTCCGGATTGTATATACCTGAAAAAATATAACATACCAGGGCCCATGTTACTACCTCCTCACATGTATAAACCAGAAAAAAACATATCTTCATTTATTAGCCACGTTTGCCAGTATGTAAAACTTATTTATGGAGAAGTTTCTGATCCTATTAATTTTGATATTGTACCTTTTGATCACAACAGAATAAAAGAAGCAGTCGAGGAGTTAAAGCAAATTGATTTACCGGTTGCCCATCTGTCTAATTTCTGTCTTTTATGCACACTCCATAAGCAAAATATGACTGCTAGTAGAGGAAGTGGTGATATATGTGGTTATATTGTACTGAGTGGGGAGGGGGAGAAATATATAACTACCAACATCATAGTCAAGAGGTGTATGGTTAGTGGCGACTGCCTGATAGTTCCATCCTATAATATTCCATTACTAATGCAAAACATGGACATAAATTATGAACAGCAATAGAAAAAAGTTTCTTTGCTCTGCCTTTGAAGCTGAAATAAATAAAAAAACTTCAGTTTCTTTATTTGATAGGTTTGGAGAATCAAACTGCCTGTTTTTACATCAGCTCGACACAACAAAAAAGTCTCTAATAAAGCATGAAAATTTAAAAAAACAAAAGTCAATTGAGGGCATGCTCCAGGAGGTTAATCTATCAATCCAAGAAAAGAAAAAAGAATTGTCTCTGCTGAAGACCTTTGACAGACACAAGCTATCAGATACTGAAGACCTACAAGATAAAATATCCGAGCTAACAGAAGATTTACAATTTGAAATAGAAGCACTAAACCATGGCCAGTCCTCATCCCAGGAAGAAGAGAGTAGTTCAGAAAATACCGTCACTGGCACCATCATGCGGTGGAGAATTGAAGCCTTGCCCAGAGTGCCTTCAACTACATTACAATAGAATGCCTATATTAAGTCAACTTATTACAGAGCATAAATTTATGTCTGTGGCAGAAATTTCTGCACAAAAAGTTGTGTTTAAGCTTCCAAAGTCCTGGTTTCAATGCGAACATTTAAAGCCTCAAGATGAATTACTAGGAAGTGGATCTTTTGGTGCAGTAAAACCAATCTCAAAAGTTACTTGTGCTAAGTATTTCAAAGATACAGAAGACTTTTTTCATGAGCTGGTTGTATGTAATTTAGCATCAATAGCCCAAATAAGACAACCCACAAAGTCTGTCCACCTTGTTAGAATGACTGGTGCATGTATACCATGCAAATGTATATTGTTTCCTAGATATGCTGGCAGTTTGTATGATTTTAATTGTTGGGAACAACTAAGTGCAAAAAAATTAGCAAAAGAATTTAGAAACCTTATTAATACAGTCAATTTTTTAAATGATGAAGTAGGTATTATTCATTCAGACATAAGTACATCTAACATTTTGGTGGCACATGGGCCTGATTTTCCAGGAAGATTTATGCTCGCAGACTTGGGTCTTGCAACGCTACACTCTGGCAATCATCCAACAGAAATTTGTCTAAAGAGCTCTAGAGGAAAGATTTTGTATAATATGGCATGCGCTAGAGATGTTTTTTTATTATGCAAGGACCCAGTTAAGCCTGCTCAAGTCATATTTAGATGTTATTTACTTGCATGTAAACTAATAACAAGTGAAACATTGCACCAAAACTTTATTGTTGGAAAAATTTTAGCCCAAAACATTGACATAGCGTCGTTGTTTTACACAATGTTAGAATGTGTTGAAAAAATGATTGATTCAAAAAATATTAAACCAAGTTGCCAATTTTACAAAAAAATTGGTCCAGATAATGAGTCTCACAGAGCATATTTTTTGCAGTTTTTAGTTCCTAGAGTGATTATTCTTGAAATGCTTTCAAAAGTCTGGGACACTAAACTAAGTATAGGTATTGACTCATTGGGAAACACCACAGAAAAAAATATACTTGAAGGGCAAGATAAAACACTTTTTGCTTCCTGGTGTGCAGATTTAAAAGGTCTCATTCACAAAGGAGGGTTGCAGTCAAACCTCAACAAGCTAAGAGCTCTACCACTATATGAACTAGTCCTTTTATTTTTAAAATTTGACTATTTTTCTCTATCTGGAAGACCATAATGGACCTATTTTCTGAAGAAAGTTTAATAAACGAAATTGGCAATTTAGACATGTGTGACCAACAGACACGACTATGCGCATCAAGCTTTTCAAATTTTTTAAAGCATAACAAAGTTCAACATTTTATTTCTACATATTCTGAACTAGTTAAAATGCCAACAATTAGATATGTGTATTTTTATTACTTGTTTAGAAAAATAGGAGGGTTTATTGGGAATGACAAAATTAGTAATTATTTTTCAGAAAATGTTTATTGTGACTTTGAATCAAATAGCATTCCTAAACTGGCTGATGTTTATAAAGCTTGTGAAAAAATGAACTTAACACAACAAAGCAAAATTTGTCTTCTAATTGAAGAAGTAACACGAGGCCAATATCTAAACTCTATATGGGATGCTCTGAGAGACGGAACCATATCGTCGTCCAAGTTTTATTGGGCAACTAAAAAACAAAATTCAACAAAAAAAATATTTGAACCATGGCCAATTAAAAATGACTACTATGTTGCAGGCCCTTTAGCATTTGGCCTAAGGTGTGAAGAAGTTGTTAAAACTGTACTAAATGAACTTGTATGTACTTCAAAACAAGTTGGGTGCTTCGACTGTGGATTTATGCAAAGCCCACTAGATGGCATATTTGGCGTTTCTTTAGATTATTGCACAAATGTTGAAACTAACAAAGATAACTTACTTGTTTTTCACCCTGATACAGAAGTTTATGAAATTAAAAGTAGATTTAAGTATCTTTTCGCCAAAACTGATTGTGATATGCTATATAAAAAATACAAAGATCTTTATACCAACCCTTGCCTAAAAACACTAATAAAATTTATTTTTTCTGTCTCGAGACCAGCAATAGAATTTGTCCCCCCTGGAAAATTACCAAGTGAAACAGATTATCTTCTAGCCTACGATGAAGAATGGAATCTAAGACCCACAAAAAAACGAAAACTAACTGCTGACCATGATATGATTAAAAAATGTATGGAATACAACTCTTATTCCTGCTCATGGGTTTACATATTGTCTGATCCCGCAGAAAATAATGGCATAATATCAATAAAGTCAAAATTTAAAGCCGGAATATTTATGAACCCTCGTCATACCTATTTCTATCAGGTTGCTCTTCAACATCGAGTTGTGCAGAGCTATATTGGCCTAAGTGAAAGTCCAAGATCTCTTGGCACACAAAAAAACTTTATTGTATCTAGTTTTTTTAGAAAGAGACATTTCTCAGATCCTCAACTTTGTTACATTGGTAAGACACAGCTAGAAAAAACTGTTGAAATTCCAGTATTTATTATTGTGACACCGGTATATATACCAAGATCTGCTTTGTTGGAAAGTATAAGCAAAGCAGTTAACTTTTGGGAAGAGTCTGCAAAGGAAACATTCACAGAATACCCATGGGCACCTTGTTCTCTATTTGCAAACGGAGACCTAACCCCTTAGACACCAATGGAAAGGTAATCAATTTACCTGACGATTTTGAAGAACTATCTGAAACAGAAATTATGTTAGCATGTCCCCATGAAACTACACCATGTAAAAAAAACAAAGAAACTGTATACAAGACAAACCAAAAATACAATAAACGCGATATTTAAACATTTTATTTGTGTACAGACATTATTAAAAATCTTCATCCGAGGTTTCAGTCATAATTGGGAGGTGGTCTTGTGTCTGTTTCCGTTTTTTAAGCTTCTTAGGCACTGGCTTGTAGTCATTTCTAGACTTTCTATATTGATAGGAATATCTAAATATTCTAAACATCATAGCAATTACACACGTTGCTGGAACCATAGCAATATTTACTGCCACGGTCCTATGTAAATTTGCAGATACAAACACGTGTTCATACCGCAAAAGTGGCAAAAGAAGAATTAAAGACCCTGAATAGACACCTAGATAAAATCCTAACTGCAATTTTATGTATTCGTGCAGAAAAATTTCTGTCATCATGTACCAAAATGTTGTCAGCACAAAGTACAAGTTAATTGATGCCAAAACAGTGTCTGAAACTAGAATGTAAAAACTGTTTCCAATGGCCATCATAACTCCTAGAGCAAACACAAGCATTTCTACTGCCAGTAGAGACAAATACATATTTACACACACAGGTTTTCCATAACGTAAAATAGTTGATAACAGTGATTGTTTTGGTATATGTTGCTCCATTAAAACAACTGACCATTTTGGTGAATTTCGAGACACAATACTTAGAGAATGTGTATAAGACAGACAAAAGTGAATACAATAAATAAACGCTGCTAACATAACATGTTTGTAAGATAGCACGTGGATAAACAGTTGCAGAGTCCACATGCGAGTTAGTCCTATAAATAGCATAGTATGAGACCCGACTAAATGTATCCACGTCTGAAGAGTTCTCATAGTCGTCACATGAGTTTTTCTCGCTTTGAAAATTGCAACTGCCCCTATAACATAATAAATTGCAGATGCTAGATCCACTAGAACTGACCAAGTAATATAGACAAACAATTCAGGAGCTTCTAAAAAAAGAGTTGGTGTCAGGTGTTTAGCTGCATTTCGTAGAGTCAAGTTCAGTAAACTGTAGTTGACTAAATTGGGAAAGTAGCAGGGAAATCCAAGACCTTCGACCGATGCAGCCATTGGCAAAATAGCAGACATTACAAACATCATTAAAAATAGCACCAATAACTGAATCCATGATCTTAGCATAAAGGTATCTGATCTAGAGACATTCATGGTAATTTCTGCCGCTGGTCTAAGAGAACAGAAACCCACCTTGGATATCTAGTTATATTTTAATAATCATAACACCTGTATGTCATGGAGACTATAAATACTGTTGATTGTCACATTATTGGAATATATTTTTACAATGTTATTTTAGAGAAAAACTTGATAATATGGCAACTAAATTTAATAACTTGTCCAGACCATGAAAGTATGCCTTGTTTTGTTGTAGATTTGCTATCATGTGAAGACAGAGACTCGGTTGTAAGCTTATCCTCTGGTCAACCGACCTCGCAAAGTCATGGAGTTCCATTAATGTTGTGGGAACTAAAATTAAGAATGTCTCAGCCCATATTGCAAACTTGCATGACTTACATGAACCAACCAGTGTCAGTATTAATGTGCACAAACAGAGTAGTTTTAGAAGTCAGGCCCGTTTGCAAAAAGAAGGCGTGTCCAGGAGGATACCTAAAAGGAGGCTATCTATATAGCCAATGTACTCAGACATTGGCTCCGGTTCCAAAAGCAATCACAGCAAGACCTATTGACAGATGGTACCCATATTTGTTAAGAAATAGCACAATTCAAGACATAGATATCCATATAAAATGCTCTGAAGGCCTTTACAGGTGCTCAGCAACCCGTGAACCACCTTTGAAGAAAACACAACAGATCAACATAGAAGATTTATTTAAAATTGAAAACTGTAGTTTTGTTGTTGCCAAAATACATATAAATGTGAGAACAATTATACCAATATTTCATTTACTGTGGGTTAACGTAGAATGCAAATGGAATGGGTGTTTACCTGAATTCTTTAGAGCTCTCCATTCCCGAGTTTACAAAGATTTTGATGGCATCGTCCCAGTTTTTACCTATTTGCTGCCTGGGGGCTGCCAAGAAGCAACACCATTTGACATTTATTTTTGTGGGTTTCCTTTTGTTAACTTAAATTGCAACAGACCAGCAAAAATACATCTGTGTAATATTCCCCGCCTCCATTGTCCACAGATTTTGCTCTCAGTTCCTGGGAATTATGTCGATGATCTGCTCTGTAAACCTCGTGATATTCCATTACCAAGTATGCCTAGAATATGGCCAATAAACGCGGTTGATATAAACAGCAAGTTTAGTCCTGATGATAAATCGGAAGTTGCGGTTTTAAATTATAATCACATAATAGTCGAAGTGGATATTTTATATCCTTTGTGCCATGTTATAGGATGTGCTACAGATGAAATCAATAATATTATTTTATTTGGATCCAAAGAACTTAATAACAGATTACAAACGTGGTATAATTGGTTCATTTCAACAATTTTTAAATGGACAGCCGACATAGACCTCACATGGACTGCAATAACAAGCTTTAAACTTTATTTCTCTTCTATGCACTCTTCTGAAAAAATTAAGGTAAGATGATTCGGTCTTATGAATGACTAATACGTTTTTCTAGTACAGGAAGCCACTAATTCCTTCTATATCCACAGGAAACCAACCTTGTAAACTTCCTGAAGACACAGTCTGGGGAGATCGATGACATACATCCTAACCACGGCCCAAAAATCAAGGTGATGACCTCGGAAGCTTCCCTCTTCCTGCAAACACCCCAGCGGTTGTTCTGCGGGTTTAAGAAGTGTCATCTCACATCCGACCAGCTACAGACACACACGTGGCTTGGAAGTATTGAGTCTGGCCTGAGTATTTTATTATGTACAAAATGTAATTTAAGTGTATGTGATGTTTTTGAGACATTATTACCACTGTACTTTGAAAATAGACATAATGCTAAGTTTTGGTTAGTACCAAAAATTTTTTTGACCTCCTTGCCACAAAAGCCACACATTCCCAGTGACTGCATATCCCCAACTTTATTTTTTTTTACAACAGAAGGACCAGTGTGTTGGCACCAAAAGCAAAACGTGCCTATAAACATCAACTATGGAGAATACCTACACAGAGCACTATTAGTTTTTGAAAAAGTTCCAAATGTAACAATAGATAAAGAAATATGCAACAGAGTAGAAGGTTGGAAAAACATATTGCATTTATTGTGAAACAATATTAGTTATATGATTGTATGTTACACATGCACATTTAAACAATTTTAACACCTCCTTGTTTTGAAGATGCTTGGTAAACACTGTATTACAATAAAATAAATTAAAGACGCATCCTCCACAGATGTCCTTATTTGAAGCCTCATAATGTGTGTCCATCTTCCATGACGTCAAATAAATTGGTTTTAATAATCCTTTTGACACAGGGTCTCCTTCTTCAATACACTTGTACAACTTAAACATCAACAGAGGCGAAACAAGAGATTCTACAGGTGAATTTATGTTGTAAAAATAGCTAGATGTAGATGCCAGTGTTTTAATGCCATGAAGCAGAAAGGCAGCGTCTGGACACTTATTTTTTGTCCATAAATATTCAGCTCTTTCTACAATCGCTGAAAGGCTGCTCGCCGAGGGTGCAGCTATGTTTTCCAACATTGACAACAAACCACACATTTCCAACAAAATATGATTGCATGGGTTGTAGATGAAGAGCCGGCTACTGAACACATGAGGGAACAAGTTGAGGCTTTCAACCATATCTTCATTCTCAACAAAACAAGCCATAATGAACCCCGCAAATTTGTTTGAGAGCATTCTAGATCTGATGTGAGCTCTCAACTGATCTGCCATAAGCACCCCATCCACAACAAAACATGGAGTGTTAGCCGCGATGCAAACACTTTCACTTTTATTCACTTCTAACACGAGCCGCGGGACCGTAACGTGGTCTTGAGATATCATGTTTGTCTTGCTAACTCCGAGTAATATTCTGGCTACTACTTCCATCACTCTCAGAAGGACAGTATTTATTGCCAATGTCTGCTATATAAACAGCTAGTCTGCTCGCACTGTAAATATAGGCTGCAATATCACTAAAACTCATTGATACAAATATATCATTAATAAGCTCCATCTGGTACAGTTTTGTTATGGCATACGTGAATGGACCAACTAAAATTGTTATTGTGTCTTGAGTGTATTTTACATATAATCTTTGTCCTTGTGGATCTACTACAGGCGTTAATTTAAAGGTGTGAAATATTTCACTTTCCCATAGCAATGTCAAGTCTTTATTTAGCTCTCTAAATGGTGGAACATACTGTGAAAAAAAGCTGTTTAAAACTGCGGCCCCTTTTGGTATACTAGAAGAAGTCATAGATAATTTAGACTCCTGTATTGTCTGTAAACTGTAAAAGGTATCCGAAACAAGCACATTATCAGGACTTAAATTTTGTTTTTCATCTTGGGTAAGCTGAAGCAATTGAGTTTCTATCTGATTTATTTTACCTAAACACAGCTCTCTTTCTTTTTCTAGCTTGTTTATAGTATCAAATTGCTCATTTATTTGACTGGTTAGACACTTGAAAACATTGTTAGATACATGCTTCTTAAGGCCCTGTGTTGTAGACTCTTGAGAACCAAACAATTTATTTTTGTCCACAATATTTTGGGACACATCTGTAATAAATTCTTCAACAACATCCGTGACCCCACTTACTGTTTTGTTCTCTGCAAGCTTAATCAGAAGGTTGAGTAGTTCTCGTTTTGGATCAGACTTTTGTGAATTCTGTTCCAGGTGAGAAAGTATATCTTTGTATGTATTTTGTGTTGCCGTGCCGCATATAGCCTTTATAGGGGCAGTATTCAGTAACTGGCATAACTTTGCATGCTCTGTGGTTCTGTAACAAGACATAATATTTTGAAACAGTCGCTGGACTGGGCTATCAAAAAAGATATTTTGTGCCATTATTGGTTTTGAAATAACCTCTACAGATATATGGTTACCTTTATATGTTCCAACAAATGACTGGTCTTTACTTATGTAATCAATAGTAACTTCTGAATAGTCTGGAATATAGATTGATGTTAAAGTTTCAAGTATGTCAGTTACTGTATATTCTAGGGCCGACAATATTATTTGCATGACACGGCCATTGCTGCGAGCAATTTTGTCCGCTGCAAAAAAATGAGTTTGTATTTTTTCAATTAACTTTTTATCAGGTTCCTGTTTTACAACAGGAACCATTCCTAGTGCCATTACCCAATCTGTGTATCTCTCGTATGAGGTTGTTTTTGTATGAATTATTTGATATATATTATTCATAACTAATTGATCTATTGTCATTTTCATTGTTTGGGCCCATGATTGATAGGTAGATTTTCTAAATGAATCACTTGAGAAGTCTTCATTTTTCCATCTAGATTTTATATTGTCTTCATATTTTTGCCAATCAGAGATCACGTGGTCATATGTGCAGCTCGACAATACTGTCTTATAAATATGAATAAATAACTGCCTTGAGAAAACCCCAGGGTTTCTCAGACTTGAATGCAATGTCTGCCCTTTAACATAAGCATATCTTCCTTGTAAAATCTCAAACAGGTGCACGGACAGTTTTGTTGGATGAACCGGAATAATGGCAGAACTAAGTCCAGAATTCATACTGAACATGACGTCTGATGCAAAAGTCAGAATTATCGTGGAGACTATAAGAAAGCTGTCAAATATTACGACTCGCGCTCCAGAAATGAATTTGTATAATAATCAATTTGACCCAGAAAAATGCTCTGGACCTTTGCTTCCATTTACCAGTTATGTAATTACTGGCACTGCAGGGGCTGGAAAAAGTACAAGTATCTCAGCCCTACATCAAAACCTAAACTGCCTGATTACTGGCGCAACAACTGTTGCTTCTCAAAACTTATCCAGGTGTCTGAAAACATACTGCCCAACAATTTATAATGCATTTGGGTTCAAGAGCAAGCACATTAATATTCTACCCAGATCTGTGCCTCGCACAACTATGGATACAATTGAACAAATCCAAAATTTTGAGTTATGTAAATATTGGCCCATATTGTCAAGCATTATTCAAGACTTTTCTAAAAAGAAGAATTTAGGACAGTACTCAAGCATTAGCTTATCAGCTTTTAATTTGCTATCTAAAATGACAACGGCCTTGTGGACCACTAACATCATTGTCATAGACGAAGCTGGCACATTGTCCTCTCATATACTCACAGCTGTTGTGTTTTGTTATTGGTTTTTTAATAGTTGGTTGAACACTCCCTTATACAGGTCTGGAGCGGTTCCATGCATTGTTTGTGTAGGATCGCCTACACAAACAGATGCATTCAATTATACCTATAATCACCTGCAGCAAAAATACAGTGTAATGGAATGCGATAACATACTGTCATTTCTCATAGAAAACAAAGTTGTGGCTGAGTACATCTCCATTACTAATAACTGGGCTTTATTTATAAACAATAAAAGGTGTACAGACCCTGAATTTGGACATTTACTGAAAACACTTGAATATAGCTTAAAAATTTCTCCTAAAACAATAGAGTATGTAGACAGATTTGTGGTACCTAAAGCTCAGATTCTCAATCCATTAGAGTTTCTAGGATGGACCAGACTCTTCTTGTCTCATGCTGAAGTAAAGAGCTATTTGACATCACTTCATACAGCACTAACATCTGGAAATAACTTATCAGGAGCAAAGCTGTTTACTTGTCCTATTGTTTGTGAAGTATTCACTCCAGCATTTAATGAGTATAAGTCTCATGTTAACCTACCTTCTTTGACAGCTACAGAATGGTTATCAAAAAATTTACACCGATTAAGTAACTATTCACAGTTTATAGACCAAGATATGTCGGCCACCCATACAGAAACTACAGACACATCAACAAAAGTAACATTTCTTACAAAATATGTAAAAAACACATACATTTCATTAAATGGAAAAACAAAAAAGTGTGTGTGTGGTTATGCAGGAACCTATAAACATTTTAAAAAAATATTAGAAAGTGAAGCTTTTATAGATAGCCACACAAATGACCAACCTGAGTTTGTTTACAGTTTTTTGTGTACAATAATTTATAATTCTCTATATAATTTTCATAATTATGGCGTTCTTCAAAATAATGAGGCTTATTTGCATGATCTAGCAAATTTAAAGCTACCAGAAAATTTAACACATCTGTACACACAAGCAGATTTAGATATTGAAAAGGAAACACTCATGCTAGAAGACGATGTGTTTTATCATGTGGTTGTTCCTCCACCCACAGCTTCATCCGCATCTCTTCCATGTCTAATAAATTGGTACACTGCACTAAAGGACATATTTATATCTCGTCTAAAGTTGGCAACAGCCTGGTTTGGTGAGACATTTTTAGACCATGAGTTCACATCATTTACAATTAACATGTTAGTTAGAGATAATGTAGAATTTACCTCTACCAATGGACGACTTCATGGACTTTTAGAATACGCTTCAACTGTCGAATCTTACAAATTACAAGGTTATACTTTTTTACCAGTTCATTTTGGAAGAGCTCAGACAACGCTTATAAGCAAAGATTTACAAGATAAAATGCCAAGTATTATAGTGCAAGATTCTAGCGGATTTATAGCATGTTTAGAAAAAAATGTTAACAAAATGATTGAAAATTTAGATGATGGAAAAAGCTTTCACCTCTGTAGCGCCGGAGATTATGGCATAAGCTCCAAACTTGCCATGACTATTGTTAAGGCCCAAGGTATATCTCTTGATAAAGTTGCTATATGTTTTGGAAACCATAAAAACCTGAAAATAAGTCACATTTATGTTGCAATTTCCAGAGCAACCAACCCCCACAACATTGTTATGGACCACAACCCTTTAAAACTAATGTGTAATCATGCCCCATGTGTGTCTTCCCAGCACATAATCAAGGCACTTAACAATCCCAACACCCTATTAGTATATTGAATAAAAACAAATAAAGTTAAATTAATTGTAAAGTGTATTTTAATTAAGCCACGGCCAAACATAACAATTATTGCCGGTAATTGGGGGAGTTCCAGTCATTTTTGGTCTGGGGACATCCTCATCAGAATCCTCAGATGAAGAAATACGTCTAGAAGTTCTTTTCATGCGTGATTTTCTGGGCCTTTCGTCGTCTGATGTAGAAATTGCCCTTTTATTTTTAGGTTGTCTGAGGGCCATCTTTGCCCTCTGGCGAATAAACAGCTCAACATTGTTGCTTTCACTGTCATCACTGTCTTCTTGCTCATGCTGTTCCCCAGGTTGCTCATCATCTGATATAATAATAACATCTTCTTGTTCAGCTTTAGGTTTTAAAGCTTGCTCAGTTGCAGCTTTAAAAGTTGTTTCAGTGTCTTCTTCACTGGAAGCTTCACAGTCAGGGTCAGTTGGGGACGTGGAAAACTCAGGGGGCTCAGAGTCTGATTCAGAGTCTGGCTCAGACTCAGAGTCTGAATCTGAATCAGACTCTGAGTCTGAGTCAGACACAGAATTATCGGACAGTGACCACTTTAAGCTTCTCTCTGGAGTAGAAACATAATCCGTGCTCCTAAACACTGAGTCTGATCCACTGCTAGTAGACATCCCATCTTCTTCGCTACTGCTTTCAGTATCAGTGTTTGCTTTTTTATGACTATCATCTCTATCAGTGGGAAACTTAAAAACATTTGTTAGTTTTTCTCGTGGAGCCCCAGGCAAAGGCAGCAGTTTTCGCCTACTCTTCGTGTGTCTGGACACCTTTGCCTCGGTATCTAAAAACATAGCCATGTTATCTTTAAGATATAGACCAAAAAATAGTTTTTTTCTGATGTTCCTCCAAATATTTATTTGCTTGCCTAAAATGATCACAGCCAATAAACTTAGGCCAGGTTTTTACACGTTGGCCAACAGCAGCCAATGGGGAAGGATGCTGAGCTTTCAACACTAAGTGTTTACTTGGATCAATAAGAACCGATTTTTCAATTGCTTTAGTGCCCCAAAGCATAAATACACAGCTTGACAATTTTTCTGAGAGTGAGGAAATGATGTAATCTGTAAACCACTGCCAACCAAGTTCAGAGTGGGAGTAAGCTTTTCCTTTTTCAACAGTTAACACTGTGTTTAAGAGCAGGACTCCCTGCTTGGCCCATGAGTTTAAACACCCATGATTAGGAACATGAAACAAAGGGTCACTTCTCTGCAATTCAAGAAAAATATTCCTCAAACTTGGTGGTATTGGATATTCATAGGAGACACTAAATGCCAGGCCTGTTCCCTGTCCCCCATGGTATGGGTCTTGTCCAAGTATAACAACTTTAATATCTTTAGGGGCACAACAATAAGACCAAAACATTATTCTGTCATCAGGTGGATAAATGACTGTTTTTTTTCGCTGTTCCTTAACACAATTTAACAAATTTAATAATTTTTGTTTTAAAAATGGCGACATTTGTAAAAATTCTAGCCAGTCAGGTGATATGAGCAAACTTTCATTTGATGTCCTATCTATAGATTGGACCTTACTCCAAATTTCACGTTGTAACCATTTGTCCATGTTGGCGGTTAAATCTTTGCTCGCCTGTGGTAACAGTGCTAAGTTTAGACAAAAATGAATTTTGAAGAGTAATAAGATGATTTCTAAGATTTTGCTCTTCAGCGTTTAATGGTAATTTTTTTAACACTGCTAATAAAAATGAAATGACATTAAATCCATTTGAACATACATAAAGTGTAGACTGGTGCTGCGCAGATCTTCTCTGCAGAACCTGGGCAATTGAAAAGCCTCCGCACGTATGTGGTTCTGTTATGTATATCCAGTTAATATCATATATTGAAGGAATTTGTGTTTCATTTAATGCAAAAATTTTGCAGCAAGGGTTGGCTCTTATTGCATCTAAAAGCTTGCAGGACAGTATACACCCCAATACTCCAAACAACAGCCATTTCATTCTCATATTTTTTTTCTAAAATAGACTGAGTCTGTAGGAGATTGGAATTCTTTTACAACTTTTGGAGTTTTAATATACAGAATCTTCTCAAAATGGTCAATTGGCAAATATGAAGAATTGTTTTCCAAAATGTCTTCAGAACTAATAGATTTTTTATCCGAAGTACTTAGCATTGAGTTTCTTAACCAATTATAATAGTCAGAAAGATTTTCTGTATGCTGTTTAGGTTTAAAAAATACAGGCTCGTAATATTTAGACTCTCCATGTAAGTTTTCATCTTTTTGCTCCTTATTATTATATTCAGTCTCATTTTTGTAAGAATCTGTGCCTTTTTCTTCATCTTTATAGTCATAACCAACCCCATCCCCATCTCCATCACCCCCATCTCTATCTGCATCCGCATCCCTATCCCTATCCCCTTCCTCATCTTCCTCATCCTCATCTTCCTCATCCTCATCTTCCTCATCCTCATCTTCCTCATCCTCATCTTCCTCTTCCTCATCTTCCTCTTCCTCATCATCCTCCTCATCCTCCTCTTCCTCATCATCCTCATCATCCTCCTTTTCCTCCCCTTCCTCCTCTTCCTCCTCATCCTCATCATCCTCCTTTTCCTCCTCATCCTCCTCATCCTCCTTTTCCTCCTCATCCTCCTTTTCCTCCTCATCCTCCTTTTCCTCCTCATCCTCCTCATCCTCCTCATCCTCCTCTTCCTCCTCTTCCTCCTCTTCCTCCTCTTCCTCCTCATCCTCCTCATCCTCCTCTTCCTCCTCATCCTCCTCTTCCTCCTCATCCTCCTCATCCTCCTCATCCTCCTCATCCTCCTCATCCTCCTCATCCTCCTCATCCTCCTCATCCTCCTCATCCTCCTCTTCCTCCTCATCCTCCTCATCCTCCTCTTCCTCCTCTTCCTCCTCATCCTCCTCTTCCTCCTCTTCCTCCTCTTCCTCCTCATCCTCCTCTTCCTCATCTTCCTCATCTTCCTCTCCATCACCTTTCTTTTTGTTCTCTTCCTCATCCTTGTCCTCAGCTTCCTCCTCACTATCCTTCTCACTCTTTTTACCCTCTCCACTCTTCACACTTTTCTCCTCTCCAACTTCTTTATCACCCACTCTAAAACCATTTGGTTTTTTTCTCTTTCTATTTTTTTCTCTGTTAATCTCACTATGATCTCCACCCTCACTCTCATTTTTGTCAATTGACTTATCTTTATCATTAGCCCCATCGCCTTTATATTTGTTATTTCTACCACTATAGTTATTGTTTTTTCTTTTGTTATCTTTTAAATTTTCTAAATATTTTCTATTAAGACTATTTTTACCAACTTTCCTTGGAGCAGTAACATCTTCAGAATCAGTTTTGCCACCTGTCATGCTGAATTCAACTTCCTTTTCATTAAAATTATCAGGCTGGGATACAGCCATAAATTTAGCATCAGAAGATGGAAACTTTAAAACATCTTGAGTCCGAAACAAATCTAGGCCTATGCCTCTAGAGCCTAAAATTGAAATCATTAATGTTTTAGTTTTTTGCCTAGGTTCTTTTTTAGTATCTCTTATCATCTGATGTAAACTTGGTTTTATAAAATCAGTGACATTAACTTTTTGTCTTATATGCTCTTTAGACATATTGGCAGTCAATAGCTCTAAAATTTTAGAATATGATGGGTAAGTACTCCCACATATTGATAAATAAGATGACTGCAAAGCTTCTTCTATTGCTATAAGATCAGAAGACATGTATTGGTATGTCATAAAGTATAGCCAGCAGCAGTTTAAACATGTAGCAATTAAGCTTATATCTTTTTTATGCTCAGAAAAATCATGATAGTCTGAAGGCAAAAACATGATTTCTGGTACCATCCATTCTGAAATACCAGGATTGATACCTAGTATAATGTGGTTATGTACACTTGTCAAAACAGACTGAGCACTACAATTAGACTTATGAGGTGTTAATTTTGGAGGCCGGCCACGATGTCCAATTTTTGATAAAGCAGCAGATGTTGCACAACAAGCCCCACACCCACATTTTTCTTCTAATATTAATGATAATCTTGTTTTACAATCATAAAACATTTCATTGATAGATAATGTCACATCACATTGGTCTTTTATGTTTTTGTAAAGAGAATGTATAAGATACTTAATTCCTTGTAAACATTCTATTAGACTTAATTTTTGTTTTGTAGTCTCAAGGTTTTCAACATACTGCTTTAGAATAACAACAGATGACAAAAATCCTAGGTCACTTTTAAAAAAAAGTCTTCTTAGTAAACTCAATGTCCTGCTTACATTTGGCATCTGTTCAAAATTTCTCCATATGTTGTTCCATTCTTCCTTGTTTGATTGGGTTACACCAGCAACTGGTACTGAAAGCTCCATGAGTAAACTAAATACTTTATCCCACACTAACCAGTTAAATACAGAGCAAGTTGTTTACGCCCCCTAAACACACCCACCGCTGACTAAGCTAAATGCCCTAAAGCATTTAAAGGGAAGACTTTACATAGTGTACCACCACTCTTCACAAACTTGGAATCTTACCTTTTAACTCCACAAATACAACAATGGCACACAAGCTTGCTAAGGTAAGAACTTTTTATTATTTGTAATTAATCAAATCTACGATTAATAAAACATTTTTTATAACTGTACATGTATTCAGCCATGCCTTGCAAATCTGTATGTGTGGATGTTAGGGTTATTTGGTTAGCAGAAAATTGTATAAATTTTGCCATTCTATCAGCTTCATAGTCTTCTTGTTCAAGACACCAGTTGTAAAATGCAGTTACTTCTTGTTTAAGTAATGCCTCAGTAAATCCAATAGATTCATTGACATATTCATTATAATGTGCTATTGAATAAAGGTAGAACATTGTACTCCATAGCACAACTTGATTTATGCTTGAATTAAAGGCTGTTGATGGATAGACTTTATTCATGAAAGATTCACACCAAAAGAGACACTTTGACAGCCTTGAAAAAGCATGCACAGATCCTAAACTAATTTCTGGATCAAGAAGCACAGTGTCAGAAATATATTTATAATATGGTTCAATTCCCAAAAGATTCCGTAAACACCATCTTCCATTTGGTGTAATTTCTTCACAAACTCTAAAATGTGTAGGATATTTTAACACAATAAGTTTTGGTATAGTTGTAGCTAAGTAGGCACTTAGCTCACAGTTAGGCTTGGGTATTTCAACATCACACAGTATATTTTTTGCAAGTTCCTTTACTTCACCATATTCAGTATTCAATATCTCATTCATAAAGTAAATTATATTCGACTTTGCCTTATTGATAATTTCTTGTTCTTCTTCCCGGTGTATCATCAACAACTGGCACATTCTTAATAGAAAATCTCCTCTTTCTAAATGTGTTGCTGGTTGACTGAACTTAGTAACAACTGTGTCCAACTTTACATTTTTTAACTCTGCCTTGATTACATTAATGTCAACATAATGATAATTTTTGTGAAGATCTGAAATCAAAGAGTACCTTTGTGGCTGGTACAGTCGGCTCATAATTCAATCTTGTTTTTCAGGAGGATATTCAAATAAGAAAATCTTGCCTGGAGCCCTTTCTTTTTCTATCGCCTGAGAGAAAAAAACAAATACTTCAGCTGCTTGTGGCTTTTAACCAGTCACTAGTCACGCCCACACATGACGAGGAAAAACTCCTGTCAGAGATTCAAGAGGTGTGTCTTAAGATTGCAGAAGAACTAAAGCCTCTCCAGCCCTTTACAGGCATGCTACTTGATATGAATTTGTACACTTTGTGGACCCTGCTAAGAAACTATAAAACAAAACAGCGATCACAGCCCGTAACAAGCACAGTTGTGAGCAGATATGCACAACACATAGTAAAATATATTATACAGCGCCTTGTATACTCTACTGACAGGCTGTTCATAACAGCCCCGACTAGCGGAATTGTTATCCCAATACCTTTAGCCAACGCTATATTCAATTTATTGTCTCACTGTCGAAAAAAGTGTACTGGTCTTTGGAGAAATTATGGGACAGAAAAAAGTGTGTTAATGGGGCTAGGGAAAGAAATAACATTGTGTTATCAAACACTGAATGAGGCTGGAGCAGTTTCTCCAACGCTAGCAGCCTTTTTAAAACTATCTTTTCCAACTATTTCTCTTCCAAATTTGTTTCTGCCAATGTTTCAATCATGTAAAGGAAACCAAGATCTTTTTCCAGATATTTGTGAGCAAGGAAGTGTAATTCGCAGGCCTCACCAAGGAATCTTTGGAGATACATTTCCTATTCCTGATCCCCTTGTTAGAGAAATATCTGAAAATAGCTTTAGAAAGTTTTCAACTGCAAATATATCTCAGCTTTTACAAAATCCTCAAGAAATTTTAGATATGGACCCATTTGACTCGAGAATTGGAGGATTTTCTCTCAACAGAGAAGAAACACCAACAACCTCAGCAGACACCAACTCTGATACTTCTGAGGCTCTAAATACAAATGTTTTAACATCCTCTACTCATACCTCTCATAAAAAGGCTTCAGAAGGCCTGTTTTCTCCGCCTCACATCCCCTTCATGCCTGACGACTGCCATGCATCAGCACCTCCTGAGCCACAAAGAGACATAGTTCCTCTGTCCTTATTAGTAAAAACAAACTTTCCTCAAAGCAGAAAAAGACGAGGTCACGATGTAGACCCAAATTTACCAAGACGACCCAGAGGTAGACCTAAAGGCTCTAAAACCAAACGTCGCCATACGTGTACTCCTCCAGTGTTTCAACCATCTGAATCTGCAACTGTTGGTTTGCCTGCAGGCTATCATGACGCTTCCCCCACATCTCAGACGCAGATAGTTAGTGATCTACAGCATCTCCAACCATGTATTACTTCTGATGGGCTTGACCGTAATAGACTTGGGTCTACTGATAAGGCAGATGATAATATACTAGCTAGTATTTTACAAGACTTGTATGACTTGCCCTCCCCGCCTCCTTTATTAGCATTAGAAGATGTAAATATGCCCACAGACCAAGATGCTCCTAATGTGGAGCTTGAAGACATAGGACTATCATTCCCTATTTGCTTACAGGATTTGTTAAATGATGACTAATACAATAAAATAGCTTGCATGTGAGCTCATAGTTTTACAACTATGCGCTATCTAACCTGGCAATGTGATTTAAACCACATTTGGTCTTTAAAAATGCTTTAATTTTCCTATTATTACACAAGTCAATAAAACACTATTATGTTCACCCTGAATCAATCACTCTGTTGCATTTATAACAAAAAAGTAATAATGTTTATGTAAATATAGACTTGGTCTAACATCTAAAAACAGCACACGTTTACAAAAAGTCATTATATCCTATATGTATTAAACGTTTGGAGCCACCCACTTACCAACCCATGTTATCCAATAAACAATGTTTATAAATAATAAACCTGGAACAAGTGTGTTTCTCAATTACTAGCTAACAACATATATAGAAAAGTAACATATTGCAAGAAATTCTCCCATACATTATCCTATAACTTAGCAAGCTTTTGAACCACCTCTTTAAAATTCCATAACCCAAGTGTTCTATAAATGCTCAATGTAGGACTCTTATCTAGTGGTTGATTGCTCCTATAGCGGAAAATATTTAAAGTTAACCCTATTCCAATATTAGCAGAAATGAAGGCCCAAGCTTTTGTTTTGTGTAGCCTTGTATTGCAAGTACATAGCTCTGATTCTGATGAGAATGGAAGTGGTTCAACGCTCGGAAGTACTGTACCTATGGCTACAAATTCTAGTCAACCAAAAACTACAAATCCACACACTACAAATACTTCAACTTTAACAACTTTTCAAGAGACACAAAATACTTCTACAACAGCCACAATGGTTACTTCCTCAGTGCCAATAACTTTATCTTCCACCGCCTCATACTCACTATCTACAGAGCCTACCACAACCCCACTTACCACAGTATTATCTACTCTGCTGAACACAACCGGGCCTAGTCTTAGTCCCTCCCAAACGTCTTCAGAAAGTACAAACACAACAAATTTATCTCAAACCTCTTCCCAAAGTTTAACCACTAATTTTACTACACAAACACCTGACCCCACAACTTCTAAGCCAATTGATCAAACCTCATCTCTCACAATATCCTCATCTACACCCGTGAATTCCTCCCACCTCTCTCCAAGCACCTCTCAAGATTTAACAAGTACAGAACTAACCACTGAAGCGCAATCGTCCGCACCTTTAACAACTAACTCTACTCAAGAAACACAGGAAAGTCAAACATCTGGAATAGTAACCCCTAGTGAGTCAATTACTTTATCTTTATACCCGAGTGTCAGACAAACACGACACTCAAATTCGACTTCAAATACATCCTCAGTATCCACAACTCCACCAACACCATTTAAATCATCGTCTCCACCTACACTGCCAACCACACAAATGACAACCTCCACTAAACAAACATCTCAAAGACAGACCACTGAAGAATTTGAAGCTGTCACTCCGAGTGTTACAGAACCCGCACCTGCAACTTCTCCACAATCTTCCTCAAAATCAGTAACTACCAAACAAACAAAAAACCATATTGTGCAGTTACAAAGAACATGGATATATCCAGTGATAGGCATAGTGTCAATATTTGGTTTATTAGTAATTATGAGCTCCATCTATTGCTATTTACAACAGTTTGATGAACATTTTGCTTTTGAATAACTATTAAAAATTTTATTTAAAGAGTTTTACATTTTATTTTATTTGGATGTTTTAAGTTTACAGGATGTTTTTCTTGGCCTATCTTGAGACTCTTTAGTAGAAACATCAATTCTATATTTGATGTCAGCAATGGCTTCCATGCACTGATTTTTTGTTACTAGGGGCAACAAATCTTTTGTCACCCTTTCTCTTATCTTTAGCTCTGCTTGTTTAGTTAGTTTGCTCACTAAGGAGTTAATTAAAATTTCTTTTTGAGGCGGAGTTAACATTTCCTCTTCTGGATTACCTTGGAGCATTTTCTTTTTCAAAGCTTTGTTTTCCAATTTTAATTTTTGTAGCTCCTTTTGAAGCTCTTCCACATCTGAACTGGCTCTCCCAGAAGCCATAATGACTGCAACCTCAACCCTTTAACAGGCTTTAATATTCTCTATTTAGTCAAATGAGAAATAAATCTTACAAAACATAAGTGCCTGAGAAACAGTAAGCTTGCACCAAAAAATATAATACCATTTACAATGGCCCAAATGGATGAAAATGTTTTTATACTAGGCACAAAGGTATCTGCAGAACAGGAGTATGAATAAAAATTATTATTGAGCGGTGCCCCTGAAGTAGTAGCAGCTGTGTCTGTCATCTGAGCTGCTGATAAGCATGTTTTGAAAATTATGAGCCAGCATATAAACCACCCACGAACCATTCTTATTAGTTTAGTCTGATAGATAAAACTAGCTACCTGCTTTCAAAGTTGTTTATATAGTCAGCCTGAAGATGCCGGCTAAAGTTCCTGTAATTTATTACAAATTTAAACCGCAAAATTTTTATATCACATCCTCTGTTGGAGCTTCAAACCTACATCTTACCAATCATACAAATATTCTAGTAAAGGCTGGCCAAGTGACAATTGTTAACCTCGGTATGAGTCTTGCAAGAGAAACAAATTTTGCTTTTGTACTTTGTGGAAAAAGTTCCAAAAATATTTTTTGTCACACGGGCCTTATTGATCCTGGATTTCAAGGAGAAATGAAGCTTATTGTGCTAAACAAAACAGAGTCCGATATTGTACTTTTGGAGAATGAGCTAAGAGTTTCAATTACTGCCTTTGTTTATGGTGTTCCTAAACTGCACGACTATTCAGACCTTTGTCCGCCTCGATACTGTAAAGATGCAGGATTTGACCTCTACCTACCAACTGATATAAAAGTTCATCCAGGAATTCCAAACAAATACAGCGTCAACATTTGCTGTCCAGCGCACATAAAATCATACAAGCCAATTTTGTTTGGCAGGTCAGGAATTGCAGCCAAAGGCCTGACAATTAAAGTGACGAGATGGGAGAACCAACTTCAAATAATGTTTTATAACTATACAACATCTCAGAAAAGCTATCCAGCCCGCACTAGGATTGCTCAGGTTGTTTTTATGCACAAGAGACATCTACCTAGGACATTTACAAGATTCAAGCCAACCATGCATCTAAGCGACAATATAAAATATGCATGGGCACGGGTGTCATTTCAAGACATAAATGTCGTCTGTCCAAGTAACATCAGAACAAGCTCGACTAACAACGATACACCAGATTCTCAACCAGTGCGAGGAACCGCTGGGCTTGGGTCGTCTGGATTACTGTAATAAAAAGCACACATAATTGTGTAAAATACAATATTTATTAAATTGAAACAAGTTGTTTTGTGGTTTTTGGGGAGGGTAGAGGTTGACTTTGAATTGGGGACAGATCTGAGTCCAAAGAACCTTGTTTTTCATGTTCAGCTGACAAAATAATGTTATTAATTTCTTTAGCCCAAGATTTACTATCATCCATGACAATAGCCGTTGCCAGCTTCTCCATTTCTATCAGAGCAATAGATTCTCCAGCTCGTTTTTCTAACAATGTTTTAAGAGCAGCATCATCAATTGTCACTCCTCCTACTGCCATAGATAACATGGTATTCCATATTATATCTCTTACTGATTTCAGTTTGGTTATCTGTGTGTTAACAACACTTTTACAGCTTTCAGGAACATTCGCTTCATCAAATCTCTTTAAATAATCTGTGATGTTGTTTAACTGCACAGCCAGCAAATAAGCTTGTCTCAGAGAAGCTTCAGAATCTTTGCTTTGCAGAATATCCCCTACAAAAACACCGGGTGGTTGAGCTATTTCTATTTCAGTTTTCCAGCGTTCAGGACACAAAGAACTTGTGTCCAGAGGCACATATCTTTTGTACCTGTATTTTCCAAAGGGCCAACATGAATGAAGCCACCGAAGCATTGCCCAAGTTCAAAGTTTTGTTTGCTACAGATGGAGACAGTGCCGAAATTATTACTGATATACTCACTGCTACAGATACCAACGCTTTTATATATCCAGTTCTACATAACTGCTATGTGTATCCCAAAGAACCAAAAATTATAATTATTTTGTGTCTCCCTGCTAAAAAGCCGGGTGGAGGAGAAAAATGTTTAGAAGTATTTCAGTTAAAGGTAGATATTGAGGTTGCCATACCTTTTTTATTTCATACAAAACCCTTAAACTCACGTGATATACAAAAATATATAGACACTAAAGCAGCCAGAAAAACATTTAAGCCTATTTTAGATATCATTATTTCTAACAAACCAAGCCCTCAACCTCACAATGGAGATATCAAAAGTAAGATAGTATGGTTTAGAGCTAAGTTTGTTAACGCCCTAAGGAAGCTTTACAAGATTAGTTCATCACCATATTGGATGATAACAACATTTGGAAGCTTTGAAGTTCCATTTTTATTAACAGCTGTATTTTATTTTTTTGAACAACACAACTGCACCGTGAATACTATCTTTCATCTTTCATCTCTTTTTGAAAAAAAACCTGGCATGTCTTTAATTGCAATAACTACATTTCAAGAACTGGGAGAAGTTTGTAGTACATCAGACCATCTAAAAAGGGCCCCAGACTTTATCAGTTATTGCCACACAAAACTATTACGGGACAGTCTTGAATCCAAAGCCATAGATGAATCTATAGACACACTACGAGGCCAATTGATGTTATCAAACCAAGATTTAGCACACTACATATATTTATCATTTTTTCAATGTTTAAACAAAGACATATTTACAAAGTACTCAAATCTAACTAATTGTGCCAACATTACCTGGGTGCCAGAAACATCCATTTTAACCCAATCACTAGATGAAAACTTCAGACATGACATGATTACTTATTATAATAAATCCACGTACCTGAAAACCTACATCAGACACAGAAGCATATATTTGTCAAATATTACTGGATATGCACCACAAGACTGTACTTCATTTGTTTATTGGGCCGGACAATCAAATAACGTACATCACCTCCTTAACAATGTCAATGTAACACATCCTCATATCTGTGTATCAGAAGACTTGAGTGGCTTACTAGATCTTGCTGCTATTGATTCAACATCTTATGCAGATAATCCAAAAGACTGTGTTTTTGGCGAGAGTAAAAAAATACCAGTATACAGGTGTGAGTTTTTAAACAAAACATACTTTGTTATGGTTCAAAATGACATTCTAACACATGTGTGGGCAACAGATATCCTCATGCCAATGCAACAGGACTGGCACATGCTCACGGATACAGAAATTACCAGAAACCTCTCGTACAAAGAAGTATTTACAATGATGCCAACACTTGGCGATCAATTAAAAGTTTCTAGACATGAATACTTTAACCCAAAATTGCCAGTGTTTAACCTTGTGCTTGACCTAGACCTTCATATAACTACTTCTGAAAGAGGAATTAATGAAATTTACAATTTATGTTGCATGTTAAGGGGTTTAATCTTGGAAACCATACAAATATTAGGATCTGTTGACATATATACTCACCCAGTTTATTTTTTTAAGTCTTCCTGTGAAAAACCTGAAAACTGGAGCGGTGACCAACAATTAAAGTTTTGTTATTGCACAAAAAAATTAGGATTTAGAATAATTACTCCTTTGCCTACAGGAGTGGTCTTATTAGGCAGCGACCCAGTTATATCAATTGTAAATATACTGAACAGAACAATAAAAATAGACAAGCAATTAGTTGACATGTATCCCCTTATTATGGAAACAGAAGGCCCATTTGACGTTGGCATCTACCATAGAGGAAGATGTGTAAGGATTCCCCACACATATAAAGTAAACAGCTCTGGAAGATTAGAAAGACTTTTGAAGTTATTTGTATGCCACCCACACGTTCCCAATAAATTGCAATATGTCATGGATTCGTTAAATATTAACAATCTGCTTTATCATTCACAAAATCCTGGGAGTCTCCAACACTTGAAGGTTATTTATGACATAAGAGACATCAATGAAAACTTCATACTGCAGAGAGCACAGGAACTACTCCCACGTACTAACCACAACGTAGCAGAAAAAATTGAGTCAGTTACAAATATGAGTGTTACTGACTGGGTCACTGATTTTGCATGGCCCAAATTTTTTGAACTCATAAAATTATATTTTTCAGAAGAAAAAGTGTCTCAATTTTATCATGTTTCCTTTGTAGCTTCAACAGGAAATATCATAAAAATAATTCCATTGTCTGGAAATTTTTCATGCTTAAACTTCAAACACAAACTAAAAACACAGTCTGTAAGAATATTTTTATCTCTGCACCTAACCACAGACAACAGTGTCACACTGACTTTAATGAGCCAATGTTTTGCAAGCAAATGTAATAATAATAAATGCATTGCACACATGTCTATTAGAATACCCATTAATGATAAATAAAGAAGTATAAATACTAGAAGCTTGATGGTGTGACATTACTCTACAATTGCCTCCTAGCTCACGAAAGATGGCCCAAGCCATGGTCAGCAACTATCAGATGGAGGATATAATTGAAGGTTAGTCATATGTATAGCATAATATATTTTCTTCTCAACATAAATACCTTGCATAGAAAATGCATTTATTGTGTATATTTATTTATATCTAGGTATTTCGTCAGATGACGAGTTTGATTCTTCTGACTCCTCTTCTGATGAGGACGAGTCAGACCAAAGTCCTCAACCAATGACAAGTGATGTAACTATGGCATCTCCTCCTCCGACACCAGATCCTGCTCCAAGCGTGTCTAGTAACAAGGATCAGGCCAAGACAAACAGGCAACGATCCCCCATAATTTGGGAACATCAGTCACCTTTATCCCGGGTGTACAGATCCCCATCTCCTATGAGATTTGGAAAGCGACCACGTATGGATAACAGCTATTCCACTGTCTCTAAAAAAACAGGCTGGGCAGACAGAGTTCGAGCAGCGGCGGCGCAGAGACATGCTCCAAAGAAGACTTTCAGGAAGCCATATTCTAATCCCAGAAATGGGTTTTCGAGAGCTCCTCCGCTAATAAAACTATTTGAGATTTCTATCTTGCCCCCACCTGGAGAACCAAAACTGTCTCTGCCAGTGCCTCCGTTGCCTCGCCAAGAAGCCGAAAAAACTAAAGATAAATATGTGTTAGCAATGACTCAGAGAGCCCTGCACGATGTTCCTGTACCTACCAAACAGATAACAGCTGAGACATTACATGCAAAGTTTAAGTCTATGTTATCCATTGTAAGGTATACTCCAAACTATCGCTTTTGGGTTTCTCTGCGGAAAGAAACAATTGCTAGTGGTAATCTTTGCACTGTAGCAGCATTCTTAGATGAGTGTCTTTCGTGGGGCCAACAATACCTAAAAAACGATTTTATTTTTTCAGAAAACGGGAAAGATATAATTTTAGACACAGCATCAGTAGTGCTGTCTCAGCTTGTCTTTAAACTGAAATTGTTACCTCTGTGTCATTGTTTCATACAAGCAAATCCACAGGAAAATTGTTTTAAGCAGGTTTGTTATTTGATAGCTTCTAACAATAGAATTTTAGATGCTGTAAGATTTTTGCAGACATCAGTGATAAAATCCCCTATTGTTTTGCTGTTAGCTTATGCCATGTGCATACCAGGAGCAATGCTTTGCACAAAAAATGAGACACAGCTGTATTCACATTGTGTCAGAATTTTGAAAGAGTACAGGTCGGGAGACATTATGAACATACTCCATGATAATCTTACAAAACACATCAACAAGTGCCCAAGTGCTACGTGCACTTACACAACAAGAGCAATAGTAGGCACCAAAGCAAATACCACGGGGTTATTTTTCTTACCTACTCAGTAATGTTATCTGTGTAGCAATTATGTATGTAATTTAGTAATAAGCATATAAGTACATTTAAAAATTTTGTAACATTCATTCAATAAAAACCTTAAACTTACAGTGTGGTACAATAGTTATTTGTGCATACTAACTTCTACTACAGTAGTTTCCCAGACTTTCCACATGTAATCTTTCAATAGTCAAAAGATGACTCATAAACCCACTGCAACTCTGCATTTAAACCACAAAACACTAAGTCAGATCTTTAAATTTTAAAAAGATTTCCTTATACTTGTAAACTGTTTTTTTCTAGGAGTAATTACACTTACCTCTCCTTAGATAAGCCTATAAAATGCTTTTTGAATGTAACTAACTGGTAAAAAATCACACCCAGCCAATTTTTATAACTGTTCAGATTTATTACAACACATCAAAGCAACTGAAACTACAATATTACATATAGTACATAAAATTAAACATAACTTTGGTCCACCTACATCTCTAACCAGTTTTGTTCTTCTTATTTCAATCTGACATCCAATGGCCTGACACATTAACAGGGCAGCTACTACTACAAGTCCACCTAAAATACTAACTGGTATCTTATTAATTAACACATGAATAACAATTATAATAACTACAGCAAACGTCTCGACCATGATGCATATAGCATTCGATGGTACACTAAACACACAGCAACACAACATCGAAACAAATAGTAAAAATAAATAATTTTGCATTCCCACAAATATATCTAGTCTTTGTAAAATAGACACTAAAGTTGCAAACTCTACTGCAAGTAAAAACATAGCTGCTCCCAAATTATAAAATACATGTTTCATATTAACTTCAGTTCCGTTGGTTTTATATTTATTGTTCTCAGTAAAAATTGGTTTACATGTTAGTAAAATATATTCAAATACTGGGTGCTCATAAAAATTTTTCAGTGCAAATATTCCCATGCCAAGAAACAGAACAAACGGACACATAAAAATTCCTGATACATACATTCTATTTGCAACCATCCAATAATAAAACAACATAGCATTTAAAAACCCCAACTCATAATATTTATATGTGATAAATGGACATAAATAAACAATATCATATGTTATTGGGACCCACAAACTCAAAAAGATGCAATTAAGTACAAATACAAAAGGTAAAGTATATAAAGAAGCCCATTTAAAATGGCTGATAAAAAAGGTCAACATAGTCACAAAAAAACAAGTAATACCGAGGGCTTCTATGTAATATGACCACTGTTTTGTGAATGTTATATAGCAATAACCTAGAATTGTTACATGAACTCCAAACACCGCCCAATAAAAAATATTAAGCTGCCAAGAAGTAAAGATTGAAAATGTAAAAAGAGACTTAAAAATAAAACACCAAATAAATGGAGTGGCTGCTAGTGCTCCAAGACACAAAGATCTTAGATTCAGTATCCAGTAAGACCACATTTCAAAAATTATATTAGAGGATTAAATGCAATTTTGGCTTTCTTCGATTTCTTGTCAAGTTCTTTGTCTTTTTTGCGCTTTAAGGACAGAATAGGCTTTTCAACGACTGAATCTTGGCTAATAGATGAGACTGCTTGTTCTTGAGTTTCTGCAGAATCAGCAGGAGATGAAACAACTGAAGTATTTTGAGTTTCTTGCAGCAGATCTGTCTCAGTGTCTTCAGATGTGTTATGAGTAGAAAATAGTGTAACTTCTAAGGAGGTGTCAGTCCAACTTCCTAATTTGACAGGCATGCCACGTACTTCTAATACTTCTCCTTCACAAAATTTAATACCAGGTACAAACACCCCAGGAATTTTACACAGCCCAAGAGCCATAGACAAAGCAGTAATATTTACTGTAGCCCATGTATCACTCTGAACAAATCCCCAATCTTTATTTGTATTATTACATGTGGCTATATCATCCACAATCTGCAAATCTACTGTTTTAGTACTATCACCAACAGACAAAATAAGAGCAGCCAGGGTAGAATTCACACCCACAGACACAGTTCTGTGGGTCCTATGATCTCTCAGCCACTTCTGCAACATAGCAGCAGTTTTAGGCGTCAATACAACTCTTGACAAGCCATTAGTAGAATTTACATTATTGGCAAAAGGCAAAATACCAGCCGTGATAGTGCTTGTGTGTCTTGTAGTTGAAACTTTGTCACAGTACTCCAACTTTGCCTTAATAAATTCAAATGGTTTTCCTGAACGATTACTAAACATTAAAGTTGCAGTTTTCACATTAAATCCAAAAAGTTCTCTAGTGTATAAGAATGTGTTTCCACCGGGGGAGATATTTCTGAAGCTTACAGACACATTTTCTGGCATCATGTGACAATTAAACACCTCAGAAACTACATTGTCAATCTTAAAACTCAATACACCATCTCCAATACTTGACCAAACTCTTAAAGATGGTGATGCAGTAGGCCCTTCAATCTGAATAATGCCATCTTTTACTTTAGCTCTAATATGATTATAAATTTTTGTGTTTTCTTGAAGTACACTAGGTTTGAAGCCAACACCATAAGTAAAGTGAGTAGTTTGTGTCTCAGCCATTGCAAAATTTCTTGTCTTAGGAGTAAAGTTGTTGCTTCAAGAATGTTTCATACAACTGAAGAGTGGTTCTGTAGTTGCTATTTATGTATTCTAAGAAAAGTCCAACCCACTTCTTTATAAATCATTAGTTACAGTCCCAGTATAGTCTGAGTTGTCTCTCTCAAAAAAATTTACACTCTTAGTAGAACTGGTATACACTAAAGGACAATTTGCTGGAGGAACTGAGTGGTAGATTGGATTCAAATTAATACTTTCCAAAATTCTGTCAGCAGTAGCTTGCAAAAACTGTCTTATTTCATGCACATTTACATGTGAAACACCATGAACTTTTGCTGAAATAAATTTAAATTCTACTTCAACTGCTTCTCGGAACAACTCATAAATCCATTTCTCTGGAGGCCTTTCTGAAGGCTTAGTCATTGTGTTATACAATAGTGCTGCAGCAGATGTGTGCAGCATTTCATCTCTAGCAATATAATCATTTGCAAGACATATTCCATTCATAATCCCTCTAACTCTAAGCAATCCAATACTAAAAAATGAGCTTATAAAAAATATCCCCTCAACTAATAGAAATAACAAAATTTTTTCAGCTTTATCAGAAGTTTCCGTGACACGTCCATTCAACCATCTGATTTTTTCCTGTAGAGCACAGTCATTCATTATATCATGGGCATAAGAGTAAACCTCTGTAATGTTATTTTTAAACAGCATATTTAAAATGTTAGCATACACCTTTCCATGAATGTTTTCCATGGCCATTTGTTCTGCATAGTAATGACTAATATCATGGCTTTCAAACTGGCCCAAAAGGTCTTCAATATTTATATTTACTAATTTTTCTGCCATTCCAAGAAAAGTAAACAAAAATTTATAAAACTCAATGTCTCTCTCATTTAGTAGATCAACGCAGCAAACATCCCCTTGAAGAGGAACTTGACTAGGAAACCACCTGTTCTTCCAAGTTTCTTTTGTCAGTTCTAAAAACCCAATATGGTCACAAGTATACAAATACTTCTTGACAGAGTCCATTGCGTCTACTGACAAGAAATGCACTCAGACTGGCCCAGTTGACACACATCTTCAGTTTTATGGCTTTTGGGCAGCTTCTCCACTAACTCAGAAACCACAATACCATCATCTTTTTTTATAGTATTATCAGGTTTCAAACACTCGAGCTGTAAAAGCTTCGTAGTTTTCTTAACTCTACAATAATACATAATTGTTTTGAGACCTAAGTTAAATCCCAACAGTAGCAGATCTTTGATGTATTTAGCACTTTGAATATTATCTTCTGTTAAAAATAAAGTTAAAGATTGACTCTGGTCAACATATGGGGCTCTTACTGAAGCTCTTCTCATCTGAGCTTTTGGACAATAGTCAAATGCAGTCAAAAAATGTTTATACCTAGCTGATAATTCTTCAGGCATCATTGAAACATCTCCCCCATAAAATCTAACAGTACATAAATCTTGAGGCTTCACATTTTTTAAAAATGTTAGGTTTGGTCTCATTATTTCTTCTTTATTAGAGACCTTTGATGACATGTTAGCAAAATACGGGTAAAACGAGTCCGTATATCCTGTGAGTTGAGAAGTGCCTGCTGTTGGCATAAGAGCAATAAACTGAGAATTATACACGCCAAATTTTTTAATGTTGTCTTGTAAATGAATCCACTGTTTCATTGGAACTTTCTGAGGCATTGCATCCCATGTTGCCCAGTGAAAAATACCATGAGCTAACTTACTTTTTCTAAACCCAGCAAAAGGTTGACCCTTACCTATAGAACATATTTCACTACTAGTTTTAACTGCAGTGTAATACATTGTCTCAAAAATGTCTCTGTCTAAACATTCACTTTCTAGGTCTAGGTATCCATAGCCCATTTCTGAAAAAACATCAGCCAGTCCTTGACACCCTATACCCATTGACCTTTCACGTTGACCCACTGTCGCAGCACTTGTTGGGCTTGGTGCCAAGATGCATGCATTAATAATAAAAACCGCAGCTTGAACAGCATATTCCAGCTTCAGGAAATCAAACTGAGCCTTATTAGAACATGTGTATGGAAACTCAGATCCATTTAAACATTTGGGGAGACAGATGTTTGCTAAATTGCATGTTGATGTATATTGTTTGGGTTGTTGAACTATCTCAGCACACAGATTAGAGCAGTTTATTGCCTCTCCTTGTGTCTCATACCAATGATGTTTATTCATTGCTTCCTTAGAAATTACATAAGGAGACCCTGTTTTAATTATGGTGTTAATTAAAGAAAACATTAAAGATTTCAGAGATACTGATTGTTTATATTTTTTGGTACTTACTAGTCTAAGATATTCTTCATCAAACTCTGATCCATACAACTTTGTAAGGTTTGGTGCATCTTGGGGGTCAAACAAATACCATTGTGCATTGGGATCAGTCTCATACATTTTAAAAAAAAGAGATGGTATACACACTCCTTGAAATATGCTGTTACATCTGTCTGGGTTTTCAGGCAATTTAGCACTTAAAAATTCATGAATCTGGCAATGCCACATCTCAATGTACGTGGCCACGCTAACTGGCCTCACGCTCTTGTCATTAAAAAAATCAACTTGAGCATTTATTAACTTCAGACAGCTGTGGATGTTTTTTCCTCCAAAAGAAAATTTTGTTACATCTATCCCAACCCCAGATCTGCTAGCAAGAAGAGGTGCAAGCTCTCCAAAAATACTAGATATAGTAGATTTTTCTGTGTCGAGGGTAGGTGCCACAATAAAACAACTACTTAAATTTTCTCCTGCTATCCCAGCAGATCTCATTACTGGGGTAGCACAACACACCAGTTGAGAAGATATGACTTTATAAAAATACTTAAAAATCTGTATATTAGTTTTAAGTTCAACATTCCAGTCTCTTTTTTGTATATGCACTAAGGTGTCTTTAAGTGGTTCACACATTATACAGTTCCAAGCACAATAGGCAGCAATTCTGGCAAAAAAATGAGGAATGCTTTCATATCTTCCATTACTTCCAGGTTTAGGTGGGAGAACATAAGTATCGTAAAACCTTTTAGCTGGCAAAATTCCACAGCTCCTCAAACACATAAAATTATTACTAGTTCTATATTCTAAACATACTTCATCTATTTCGACTTCATAATTTTGGATGAATTCAAATATATGAGGTTCAAGCAGATGTCCAAACAATAATAGATATTGGGAGATAGTTTCTGTACTGCTCACATCCATGAGCTTATGAAAAAGACGCCCTGATATCTCATTTGCCTCTCTATCCCAACCTGCCGAAACTTTCAACATATCAATAAGGCTACTGATGATTATTTCTTGACTCATTACAAAATAGTCATCCAGGGACCAGGATCAGCAACAAAGTCAGGCACTTCAACAATAGGCAAAGAAGATCCTCTAAAATGATAGTTTCCTCTTCTAGGAACTGTCTCTGAAGACGAGCTCCCCACTTTGCACAAAGCCCCGAAGGTCATTTTATTTATATAGAAGTCCTTTTGCATGTCAATGTATTTTGTCCTAATAACATCAGTATAAATCACTTTAAGATGACAAAATATATCTCTTATGCTTTTGTTTGATTTAATAAATGTGAGAGTCATAACTGGAACATTATGTAAAACTGGATATGTTACACATGCGTAATAAAAGGATAATAAATGCCTAGGTGCAGATGTGTCTGTAATACTCTCATCTAAATCAAGAAATAGGTCTGAAGGCAGTACTAATTTTATATTTTCTGGAGGACTTTTGTTGTTTAATACCTCTCCTTTTGCAACACTTTTAATTCTTGTGATAAATGTACTATTGATGTTTTCCACCAATGGTCCCACAGGAGTGAGAAACTTATGAAACCTACCTTCTTCAAGTAACTCAGCCAAATTAGGAACTGTATCTTCTATGCAATTATCTGTGCCGTACCAAACAAAAGATATTCTGTGCACACTTGGGGCAAATTCCGCATCTAATCCAGATATTTTATACAAAGAAATTGGACTGAATATAGTATCAATTGATGAGCCATTATCTTCTTGCTTAAAATTAAATAAAAAGCTCCCAATAGGTTCCTTTTGATGGATTGTTTTAGCTTGTATTAAAAAGTCTGCATAGAACGATTGCCTAAATGGAACATCTAACATCTGGTTAGATAAAAAATTTAAAGGATTCTTTACTGATGTAACATATTTAGATAATGCCTGTTTAATGCTTTGCGCAAACTTTGGACCTTCAGAAAGATTAATTTTGTGAGGCCTTGGAGGAAGAAGTTTTAGAAGATCTCTTTCAATCTTTTTATAAGCATTTTCATTAAATTTAGGCATTATAAAATGTCAGTAAAACAGCTAACTCAGTTAACAAACGATCTTCAAACTGCTGAAAATGATCTTCTAAAAACAAAAGTTCTAATGGATATGGAACTTAACTATTTCCCAGTAGAGCAACTAGAATCATCTCCAACCCTACTTGACTTTTTAAATATTCTAAAACACATGTCTGGACAGCACAGCACATTTATACAACAAAATTTTTTATTTTATTTGCTAAGGCTTTCAACATTTTCAACCACAAATTATGACACAAATAACATTAAACAATGCATGAGCCTATTAAATAACGTATGTAATGCAGCGGAAACTATTCCTACAGTCAGCAGCTCTAACTTTCTAAACAATCAGTTAGTTATTACCCATCTAAAACAATATATTACTTCCAACTCTACATTCACAGGACAGACCGAGCCTATAGTCCCAAACAACGTTATACTAACATTTAGGTGTGTAGAAGAGTTAGTGCATGCATGCTTTCAATGCTACTGGAACTTTCCATTTCAGTCACAAATACCATACACTTCTAATGGGGCTCTTGAAAAATGGTTGCTTACAAGACATCTTAAAGCGCTAGGTTTGGACTACTCTGCTTTTGGCTCACTTAAAGAGCAGGCAACAAACTTAATAACTAATGAAAAGCACATTTTTGTACCACTGTCATCTTCAGAATATTGTATTAACCTTTTCTTAGCTAAAAACCAAGCATTAGATATTTATAATTCTTTTACCACAAATCCCATAACAAGATCAAATGTCCCAGTCCTGGCATTTTCATCTAAAGAACTTACAAATGCAACCCCTGAATTGTTTTTTTTATATGATTTTATTATAGAAGGATTATATTATGAACATTCGTACAACATTCCTCAAGATATTGTGGAGCAATTTATAAGCAAAACTATACATTTTATGACAGAGCTCTGTAACACTATACAAATTAAGTGTTCACACAAGCTGTTATCATCTTCTGACATCCGAGACATAAAAGAACTTCTCCAAACTTGTGGTCTCACTGAAGACTGTTGCCACCGCCTTCAAACAAATGTACTAATTTTAAATGTTAACTCTGGAAATAATTCATGGAAAGGATATGACACATTTGTAAGTTTGATTAACCAGCTAGTTTTATTTAGTGATTATTTTTACAAGTGCCTTTTTCATTTCAGCCCTACTAGCATATCCTATGCAAAAATAACAGAACTTCTTAACATAGTCTCCGCTATAGAAAGTGAAACATTAGGACAACTAAACAAATTTTCATGGAAGCTAGCAAACATGCTTACATTTTTTGTGCCTAAAGCTCCATCAAAACTAATTCTAGAGACATATATGAATATTTCTCCTTACTTGATGAAATCAGCCTTTTCAATTTGGGCTAAAAAAACATGGAACTACACATGGCTTGATGCAACCAGCACACATTCTTCTCCAAAACATACCTTCACACATATTGCTGTTATTCCTCAGTTTGAGGTGCAAAAATACTGCGAAAGCCTTCAATTAGGAACCACCGAATACAATAGCACAATAGTGAACAGCCCTTTTTTTGCTGGAGAATTTATTAATCATCATATAGTACCTACAATCACAGCCATACTTCAAAATAAGGTTCATAAAAACAGGGCACTTTTTCAATTAAGATGGCTAATTGTCTTTGCATCTGATGAAGCAAAAGGGTTATACAGAATAAGACGCCCTTTGGGGTTATTATATTTTCAAATAATAGAAATAATAAATAACTGCAGCACACAAACAGCCATTTTAAATGTACTTGACTACCTTCTTGAAATTCAACAACTCATACAGTACCATGTCCCCACCTATACAACACCTATAAAGTTTATTCAGGAGATCTTTTTTATAAAATATAAGCCGCGGTCCATAGAGCTAACAAAATCTATTTTAAAGTTTATCACTGAAACAGAAGCATGTGTTCAAAAGATACTGCCGCTAATACAATTGAGTACAAAAATGTGTAACATAACATATTCTGGCATAAACGACACATATAAAGTAAACATGCAAGGCCTTCAGAAGCCTGCTAGTATTGACCAAAAAGCCCTCATAGATGCCATTAAAGCAATCCAAAGCCTCACAAAAGAAAACTGGGTAATAATAAACCACACATATCAAGAGCTACAAACGGCCTATATAAAATTAGCCACTATCTTGGAAACTATAGAAAAAATTAGTCTGCATTCAGTGGCAATAAAAGTCTCAAGTCCAAATTTTATTAAACTAAACAATATGTTTTTGCAGTGTTTTAAAAGATATAATGTAATAGCTAACCTAATTACAAACAGTCATGGTTTTAACTTGACTAAATATTTTAGGCAACTCTTTGAGCCAGAATTAATTCCTGTGACAACTATTCAGAAAATAATCAATTTTAATGATGAGACAGATGATCCTCAAGTATTTCTTGACAGTCTATCACAACCTCTAGAGACTTATACAGTAAGACCCGACAAATCTGAATTAACACCTGAAGACTTGAATCACTTATTAGAATTCTCACATCAACCTTGTGAAACAGGGCCATCATCTATTAAACTTAACTACACAGACATTTTTAACACATCAAAAGTTGATATAAACTGGAAAACATATAAACACACCACGTACATAGCCGACAATCCAGCCGAGCTTCAATTTACACATTTAACCAGTGCACTCCTGGATGAAAATTTAAGTAAATAATGGAAATTCATCCTATTTTTCAAAAACTTCATCTTGAGGGAATAGCATCAACCCACCAAGCAGACAAAAAGTATGGACAATATGCGGGGTCACAATGTCTAAGTAACTGTGTTATGTTTTTAGTCTCAAGCTACTACAATGATGAAACTCCCATAACTTCCTTGCATGGATTAAATGACATCTTAAAATATGGAGCTAAAATTGACTTTATTCTTCGCCGTTCTGGGCAACTTGGACATAACCAATATGCACAATTACATCACATACCTGGATTTATAGTAGGGCCCGAGTGGGCATGTTTTATATATCAATCTATAGAAATGTTTGGAATGTTAGGCTATGAATCCCCTATCAACGAACCATTTGTTGCATCTTTAAAAAGCCTGCTGTCTAAAAACTATAACACCACAGTGCAATACTTTTTAGCAATTTGTAACAGCAAATCCATGGGAATTCTAATTAAAGAAAAAAAAATTTTTATTTTCGATCCCCATTCATGTCCCCTCATTCCTAACAGCCCTGCACATGTGTTAAGCACTTCAAATGTCAATGATGCAATAGAGTATCTGTCGCCCCCAAATGCCCAGTACACGGGAAGCTTTTTATACTTTGTGCCAAAAGAATACATTGGTCATTCTCATTACATAATGAATCACTACAGAGTTATAACCTACGAAAAATTACACGGGCCCAATATTGACCTGACTACCCAAGAAGGAATCATAATTGAAGTGAGTCCACCTAATACCCCAAAGCCAACCAGAACACCAAAATCACCTAAACCCTCTAAAACACCTACCACACCAAAAGCCCCAAAAGTTTCAAGTCCACCAAAAACTCCCAAACCTTCTGCAAATCCATATGACAAATCAAGCAAGCCAGCTAAGGCACAAAAACCCCCAAAACAATCAAAAAACCCATCTTCTAAAAATACTACTTTAACACCAAAGCACACAACTATTGAAGAACATTTACAAGAGTTTTCCCAGTCAGAGGCCAACAAAGAGCAAGAACATACCCCTTTCAGTCATCCTACTGAAAGAAAAACCCCTGGAACTGACTCTCTTTTATCTGGCATTAACTCAAACAAAAGAAAACGAGAAGATGACTTAGAGAGTAATGGCAATGTCAGCAGTAAACTTAAGGAAGATGAAGATGGATGGATAGATGACATCCCAACCCTCAATGTTTCAGACACCGAAGCTACAAACAGTGATCAAGAAACAATATACATGATAGGTGACGAAAATATTCATGACTGGTCATATGTAGACGATGACACTGATGACACTCTAGATATAAACTTTGTACAACTTGATAAGGTGATCACAAGTTTACAAAACATACCAATCAATAACACTTTTCCTACCATTATAGATAAACCCAGCAATAGGCACATAAAAGAAGGAAAAGCTCTGCATGCCATTGATAGAATACTAACAAATATCATTATAGAGCACGGTCTTATTACATCCCCACCAAATAGCATGTCAAAATGCAAAAGCTTATTACAGTTTGTAGTATTGTGGAGTGAAAAACTTTCAATACCTACAAAAGATCTTAAAACTCTTCTTAAAACCAACCTCATAATTACTGAAATTGCTAAGGTTGCCTCAACTAAGCTAACAAATAACATATTCAAAAACAACATTATAACTAAGCTTAATAAATGCATGGAGAAGATTAAATTAGAGACCGGAGACAACTATAAACAGTTATTGGCTCTAATTAGTCATAAAAGTACAACAATACAGTATGCGACCACTGAAATAGAGCTAAAAAACATTTCATCTATGTTTACTTCTGAACTTGGTGAGGACTTTTCAGTCATCTGTACTAACGAGGAATACACCGCAATACTACTGGCTATTGAGAATCTAAAAGAAAAAATATTTTCAAGAAAACAAGAATTACATGCAGAAGAAATATATTTTCAGTCGGTTATTATTGCTATGGAAACTTTTCAGCCCATACCCTTACCAACAAAAGTACTTGAAATACAGCCCCTAGAAAAATCAAAAGTATTTCTTGAAAAACTAAAACCTGTAGAACAAAAACTAACCACAGAGGTCAATGAATTACTAACAGATCTGCTACATAATATAAAACAAGACGCTACAGAAATATTGCCTGTCCCAGATTTCACAACAATCTTAAAAAATATTCAAAGCACACTGCAGTTACTTCACACATGTGTCACAGACCTTAATATAGACAAAGAAGTTATAGGCAGCACAATTCAACAGCTGTCATACATTGGCTGGGAAGTTGCTGAGTTGTCTCACAAGCAATGGAATTTTCCCCCAGCTTCCCCCATAATTCCATTACAGTTACTAGATGAAATAAAAACAGAAGTCCAGCGAGTAACAGCAAAGCAACAAACCCAAGAAACGTTAAACCAGATACTGTCAGATGTGCAATCCCTCCTGTCCCAGGCAGAACAGTCTAGTACGTTATCTATTCCAATTCTCCAACATTATATTACTCAAGCTGGCACTCTGGTAGGCGAAAGTAAAAATGAAACATTTGAAAGTCTTAGAGACACTGTTCAAAAACTCTCAACATCTGAAGAGTTTCTCAAAAATCTCATTAATTCAACAACTTTACTGAATATTCAAACTCAGATAAAAGACATTTCAGACATTTTATTATCTAATCAATACATGTATCAAAGTGAGACAATCAAACATGCATTTTTAGAAAAATCCAACACTTTGATTGGGGAAGCAATTCAACTTATCAATCTAAAGAAATATACAGATTTAACTCAACCAATATTAATTGCTGTGAAAAGGTTTTTATCGGAAGCCAAGTTTAAAGATAGTGATAACATATATGAAATCATATATACTCTCACATCTATTGGATCTTTACTATCAAATTCTCCAACAATTGAAGCCTTAAAAGACACCCTCAAAAGCATAGATACACTAAAACCAAAACTAGCCACAGTTAGCAAGCCTCTAAAAAGAGAATTGTACAATGTAATGCGAAAATTACAAAAAGACCTTAAAACTCAACTTCAGAAACAAGAGTTAGAGAACTGGAAGATGGAGGTAGAGACTTTTGCCTCGACTCCAGGCAGGGATGTAAATGCCTTCATACAAAGTGCACCATCTACAAAGGCAAGAAAATATGCCAAAGAAGTATTGAAAGACCAGATACAAGAAATGGATATAGACGTATCTCCAGAAAGCATCATTGATGACAATATAAAAGCAAATGGCCAAAAAGCGTGGAAAAAAATACAGTCTGCATTTCAAGATCTTAACTTTTCAATTTTGACCGCGGACGATTGGTTATCTTTAGCAAAAGAATACTCCAGGCCTGATTCTAGTTTATTTACAACTATAGGACCAACTTTGTTAAAGCTAGTTGAAGAAGTATTTGTCTCTATACAAAACATAAAGGACGCAAAACTAAAATCTCTACTACCTAATGGACCGGCTTTCACCTCACCTAAACTTGATTGGATACATTTTTATGAAGACAATGTCAATTTTCATTTAAAAACCATCAATCTTCCAAAAATTAGTACTATTGCTCACACCATTGGACATGAATTGTCAATGTTATCACAAGCCTTAAATTCAAAAACACTTCCAGAAGCAGTAGTAGGAACGCCTCTTGAGCAACACGCTGCTAAGTTCAGTTGCATGTTCAAAACCCTTGAGGCAACATGGCACGATCACCAAGTAGATACGAGAACCAAAATAGATGAATACATAGAAGATCTCAGAAATGACACAAAAAAACACCTGGTAGCTCCTCAAATACAAGCCCCTGTCAGATTTTTAACACCTGAGGACATTCAAGAAATGAACACTTTGCCCCAAATGTTTAAAGACTCGCTTCTAGATAACGAAAACAGATTATTATCTTCTCAAAAAAATGAGTTTCGAATGTTGGAAAATACTGTGAAAGCTGCAGAAGCCCAATACAAAGCCACCCAAGAGGAAATCATATCAAATATGACAGATGCTATAAACAGTTTGCTTCCCCTTGCTCCTCCGTATATACTTACAATCCCAACTATACCTACAGATCCATTAAAATATGTAGAAAACATTATACATGACAAGCATCTCATCAATGCTGAACCATACTACATAACACTAGAATGTCTCAACTGGCTAAACACCACATGTAAAACACTACTGTCTATATGCCCAAAATCTCAAAAACAGAGATTGGTAGTTATTGATCAATCTATAAACAAAAATATTAATATTGCAACACATTTATACAACTTAGAAAAAACTGCTAACACCACAGAAGACCCTACGCTTCTCAAAAAAGCAATATCAGATCTTGACCCGAAGCGTGTCCAAGGTGGCCAGGCTACTAAGGATAGTTGGAAGGTCAAGCTCCAACAAATGAAAGCCTTGCTAGATAACATATCAGAATCTTCTCAAATATTGGCATCTCTGGATATTCTCTGTGGAACCACACTAACAACCATCTCTACTACCCACCTAGGAGAGCTTCTACACAAAGCAGAAACCCTTCAAAAAGACACAGAATCTTTATCTCCAACAAATCCTGACATGCTATCTAAAATTTCTGAACTCATACATTTTATAAAGTTTAAACGAGGGTTTTTTTCTTACTATGAAGAAAGACAGAAACAGGTATTTTTAAGATATCCATTAACACAGATGATTGAAACTTCACAATCAGATATCCTCAACAACATGCTAAGGCTAACATTGCTTGTCTTAATAAGAAACAAAGAAGCCTCTGCCTGGACATGGACAGAAACACTGCCTTCAATAGACCCTAATAAACCAGCATATGTCCCACCCAACAAAGGACCTCCTTTACACATGCAACCAATATTTGAAAACTTTTTGGAAACCCAGATATTAGATCCGAACTTTTCAAAAGTTTTTCCTAGTGACGACAGGCCCCTTGCTGGAATTGCCCAAGCTCGTCTTGGAATAGACAGCAGTGTTCTGTTAGCCAGAACATTTCAAGATATACAAAAACATGCAGAGGATGTATTGACCGCATACAAAAACAGCATAATTTCAGAAGCCCAGAATGAATTCATGGCAATGACACTCTACTGCCACATAATAAAGATAATTATGAATGACTTACACCCACAAACAATGCATCCCGACACAGTGCCAATATATGTAAACCACACAAAACTCATTCAAATAATACTTACGATGTGGCCTAAACTCATAAAAGCTTCACTGTGCCAAAAATCTTTCCAGGAAGCAACTCTGCTATTACACAAAACACTCAAACCTCTATTTTTAAAAGTATCTGAACTGACGCTTGAAAATAACATACACAACTCAAAATGTGACTGTTCAGATGCCTTGTTGTTTTTTCCAAAAAAATGGAAACCTATAGACATACAATCAGTCATGTGGGAACATCCATCATTTATGTCCATATGCAAAAATCAAGCTCGTGCAAGAATTACATTCTTGACATTAGCCTTAAAAATCATTGATCCAACAATTCTAAATCAATTATGGTCATCTTTAAACCCTGCAAATACATCTGAACCAACAAGCTACTCTCTTTTGTTTAACTACTTAATAGCGTCAGAATTTGATAAGACAGTGCCATCAACATTCTTGGAGCCAGGGAACCCAAACCCTGTGTACGCATATGGCATACAAACAGGAAATATTATGGGAACTAATAGCTACATACAACAAAAAACAACACATCACCCCAAAGTAACAGCATTTGAGATTGCGCTTGGAGCAATAATATTCCAGATACCCATAAAGATTTTCATTACTGATAAGAACCCAGTATTGACGTCTCCTGAGCTTGGGGATATGCTACTTGTCTCAGAACTGTTAGACTGCACAGGGACGTCTGAACCCTTTAAAACAATGCTGGAAGCTCCAAAGCACCCCTTGCACACTAATTTAAATAAACAGTACGTAAGCCCTCAACATGAAATTGAGATATTTGCTAGACAAGCATCTTGGCTCCAGCACGTACTATCGACTAGCAACTTCAAAGAGAACATAATTGTTACAATAGACAACTCTGCAACATTTCTTAATGCCTATACAGTGCCAGAAAATTTTGGTCCTACTCAAGACTCCTTCTGTTTTATCCCAAAGACTGATAGTCTACAATGGCCTAGACACACATTCACAACGTTTATGCCTTTAGTAGAAATTCCCACTAATATTGATTTATATTATGCAACAGTAACAGAACCATTTGAAAATACTGTCCTAAGCACAATGTTTAATGTTTTTCCTAAGGAGCTTTTACCAGCACCAGACATACCCGAGCAAAGACCACCAAGTAAAATACCTACTCCTACGGAAGAAAAGACATACAATATAGAATATACATCTAAAAATAGTGACCATGAAAATAAACTTAAACAGACAACTCCCATACCCTTCAACAACCAGGAAGAGATTATAACAGCTCCATCAACAACTGAACTATCTTATAAAACCCAATATCTCCAAAACCCAATGCGACCCTCTGCAGAACCTCAAATAGAGGACATATTTTCAAAATTAAACATAAGTGAAACAAAACATATTGCAGAAACACCACTGTTATACCCACCAAAGCCACCAAAAACCAAGACTTTTTTGTCCCCAGTGCATAACAAAACAAATGACCCTAAAAGTATTATTGTTTCAGAACATACAAATGTGAAAATACGTCCAGATAATCTGCCTTTGAACGGTAGCTGTTTCAAAGAAATAAATGCACCAAATCAAAACATAAGCAATGTACCTTGTGTTATCCCAGACCACAAGGTACCTTTAAACATCAGACATTATAAAAATGATGGCATAATTTATGAAGTGCCTACAACAACCCATACTCCTTCTTATAGCAAGCCACAAATTTTTCTAGCCAATACTAACAATAATTTTAAACCAATAGCCAAACCACATCAATATAACCAAATACCAAAACCCAAAATTTTTTTAAACCATGATTTAAAAGAACCCCCAAGTCAACCACATCCTAGCCAACCTAACCAACCACCTAAAAAGTCAACAGATCTGCAGCAATCTGCACAGCAAAAAAACAGTGTATTGACAACTCTGCCTGCTCCAAGCTTTACTATACAACACAAGCCAATCATATCAATATCTGACAACTATACACCCAACCGACCACAAAAACTTTCGCCCCTACCATCAATCAAAACAAAGCCATATATCACTCTCGAAGACATCCAAAATAACACAGAGGCGCTTTATGACAAGTCTCCTATAACAATACCTATTGCAGAAAATTTGGCGATTGAACCAATCATATCTGTTTCATATTTAGAGAAAAAAGTCAAAGAAACAAAATTTATTCTATTAGAATTTATTAAGCATACAAAACTAAATGTAATTAAAACCACTAATTTGCTCATTAATCAGATAATGAAAATTAAAGCATTGTATTTATAAATTTTATTTTGCTTTTGGTTTCTTTTTAGAATCGTGTGTATCTGTGGTTAGGCCAGAAAAACTTAAGCTTGGTATGCCTGTAAGTACTGAAGCACTAGTCGGGGTGGCAACAGAAGCTGCAGATAAAACCACTGATGAGCTAGCACCATCAGCACTTAGAGTTGATGATCCCAGTTTGGCTGTTAACCCCTCTATATGTTTTTTTCTTTTAATGCCATGCGTAGTCTCCAAAAAAAGGTCAAAGTTATGCTGTGCAATTAAAAACACAAGATAGTTTCTGCGCATCAGAGCATATTCTTCTCCGGTCATATTATTCTTGGGTAGCGTGTCTAGCATTTTAATTAGTTCATTTGTTGGGTCAGATTCCTCAAGCTTCCCCTGAACAATAGGTTCCTTGACTCTCATCTTGAATAGCACTGCTGCACTTCACACAACAAAGATTTTCAAACTTGCTAGTTAAATACAATAATGATTGTACCGTGACTCTCTTAAAAATACAAGCCCCACATATTCCAAGACAAGGAACGGCCACGTCAAATTGCTGAGAAGCACACTGAGCCATATATGCTGCATTATTTGCTATAACAGCTCTTATAATATTGGACTCCACCATAGGAAACTTCCGAAATTGAGAACAACCACAATAAGAGCAATATATCCTCCCACTTGTTCCACATACAGTAAACTGCTTTATCTTTTGGTCTCTGCAATAAAACACATGAGTAGGAGGAAAATTAAAATTCTTAGCCTTTCCTCTTCCAAAATTTAAACAGTGTCCACATTCAATGCATACAATTATCTGCTGAAGATAAATGTTTTGCCTAATTTTATCTTTAATTTTATTACAAATAATAGGCACTCCAAAAACAGATGCTAAAATGTTGTATCCTAGAACCTTTAGTGCTAAATCAAAGTTTTCTGTTTTGTCAATATTGTCCATAGGAATTATTGCATATTTGTTTTGTATTAGACTGTTAAAACATAGCACTTTCACCATGGCATCAAATGGATTGCCACAAGGAACATCTCCCCCATGCTGTCTTAATGCAGTAATTAAAGCGAATTCGTGGCTCTGTTCATCAAAGTCAGGACACACAAACAATTCTTCATTTTCGCTTCTGTGAGAAGGTGCAGGTACACTAAGAGACATTACTGCAGAAGAAAATGGTTTGTTTTTTTTTCGTAGAATAGCCAAATCCCAGGGAAAACATGAGTGGAATTGTATAAGCGGATGATTAATTGATATATTCAAATGAAACATAAAAGTGGCAATTGCTTTATAAAATGGCATGTTAATATATTTATACCAAATATTTTCTGAAAATTTGCGAGGCTTAAAATCTGCCCTGCACTTTGGAAACACAATCCATAACACCACCAGATAGGCCCTAAATAAATACTGGGTCAGTTTTATCAGTTTAACTTTGTGTACTTGTGTTCTGCGTGTATCCCACACTATCCCACACCAAATGGAAAGAAACTCTGAAATTGTATTACACCTATCTAAAAAATATGGCCACATGGGAGAACAGCCCTCAATAGTCCAATATCCCCCATAAGTAACAAATTTCATAAATTCTAATGGGTCAATCTTCAGATGTTGTAACAGAGAATTCAAAGTCAGCTCAACTTTAAAATTGCCCCAATCACAGCAACCAGACTTAAGGCAATTGCCCAGATATTTTTCTTGGATAATATCCATTGTCTTTTATCTACGTGACTCTCTTGAATTCTTCTTGTGGTTTCCAGCGCAAAATTTTGATTAGCAGTTCTAGCAACTGAAGACAGCAGAGAGTTAACTTTTTTAGAGTTTCGTGGCTTCACAACTAAAAACTGTAACGTTTGACGGTGTTCAATAAGGTATGTTCTAAAAACAACCATCGAGTGAAAAATATCCAAGTCCTTAGAAAACACAAGGTTTGTCTTAAATTTTACAAAATCATCTTGACTTAAAATTACAGAAGTATTTTTAGTAAGATAAACATCTGACTCAATACCTAAAACTTGTCCAAAGTGATTAGCGTTTCTTGGTTTAGAAAGAAAACACTTTAAAGTTGTGGCAAGACCATTATTAGAAATAATAAAACATGGAGAAAAAGGATATCTCATCGACTCCAACTTGTGAGCCCAAAACTTATACACAAATTCAATATTGTATACTAAACCATGACTAAGTTTTACTGTGCAAATAGCTTCAGATCCCCCCTTAGTAAAAACATGCGGCCCGCCAGGACATCTGTCTACATCTATTTGAACACCAGGTTGACACAAATACAGATTTACAATATCACATAACTCATAGACCAATCTTGTGCTGTTCATGATCTAATTCCTCCAACAACTGAGTCTGTCTCAACTATTTTAGAAATTATTTGTTTTACTGCTTCTACTTTGGCATTTAACACAGAAATGTGCTCACAGTGAGCCCTTTCTTTGTGTTTTATAAATGTCTTTAAATATTGGCAATAGTTTAGCAAATTAAGCTTTGCATAAACAGAAGGAGCGATAGTTTGAATTTCAGTTGGCAACATTGGCTCAAAGTACAACAGATCATTTTCTTCTATCACAATGTTCATGCCTTGGCAGAAAGCAACTTTATACAAACACAAAAGCAGAATTGAAAGTCTGCTGAATGCTTCTTTTATGCCAAGTACTCCAGAAACAGCTCTAGATAACCCGCCACTTGTTCACACATATGCTGCACTAACATCTACGTCAACATGCAATATTTGCCAATTCTTGTATTCTTTAATAGATAAGCAGTCCCCAGCCATCAGCTTCTATGAAGACTATGCTCTTCTATGCTTAACATGTCTATATGCTCCAATAACATGGACATCAACTTTAATGACCGCAGCAGATTTTCTGGAGATAATCACAACCCATTTTCCAGACTCAACCACTTTGAACATTTATTCCCCAAATGTTATTCTTGCTATAGATATCCAACTACACTTCTACATACACAGGTGTTTCAAAATTCCACACAACAAAGACATGCTGACTGCATCATCCCTCCAATTTTTAAGGACCGTATTCTTGCAAGGCAATTTAACCGGGTCAATATCTGGACACTTTTGCTTTAAAACAGCCTGGGTAAAGAGTGATACATGTTGTGATAATAAAGACAGCAACTTGCCTTCTAGCCTATCTAATGTCTTTTGTGGAGAAAATTTAGAGATGAAATCAGTCCTGCTTCCAATTATATTGGAAATATGGTCTGCGAGCGACTTATTCAAAAACAGCGTGGTTATTTCAAAGGATCCATTTTTCACATACCCCGATGATGTAGACATATGTCAAGGGCCATGCATGCTTTCCCCAAGTCTAGTTCTGAAACAAAAAAACAACACCGCGAGTATCTGTCCTCTCTGCGAATGCATTGCATCTCATCCTCAGGCCATAGACACTTTGCAAACTTTAAAACACAACATTTTAACTTGCATTGAAAACAACGTTAAACTAGTTGACAGAATAGCATTCATTTTGCACAACAATGAGCTTGACTATATAGAAGATTTGGCACTAAAATCAGTAATTAAAAATTGCTCAATTCAAGAAATCCACAAGCATTTTTTTTGTGACCCGCTATGTGCCCTAAATATTAAAAAAACAAACACAAATATATTATTTAAAATTCCAGATCGTACCTCGTTAAAGTTACTGTGCGCTAGACTTGCAACTGGAGAACATCTGTCTAAAAACTATAATCTAGACTGTGAATACTTAGAAACTCTTGTTCTAATTTTCAAGTGCTCGCAGATCTGCAAATTGGGAAAAACTACATTTCTAGAAATTATACGGGAGTTAGACACACTATCTAAAAAACATAACCTGTTGACTGTTAAAGCCTTTCAAACATCACAAATTTACGTGTAAAATGTCATCAAGAACTACAAAATCCACTAAAAGCGCAAGGAGTCGCAGACATCACCCGTACATCAAAATTACAGACAAAATATTTTTTTCAGCAATAGCATCAAAAAAAGAACTTGGAATAGACTTCTTGAGAGAAATGGATGCGCCAATATGCACATCAAAAACAATTTTGCTTCCCTTAGACTTAAACAGCATCTCGCCAGGAAGATGCATATATTTATCTCCATTTGGACACACATCAAATATGGAGTTTCGGTGTGAAAAATGTACAGAAAGCAAAACTAAAGGCAGCGGCGACGTCAGCCAAAATCATGACCTTTATTCAGTTACATTAGTTTTTTATAAAAATGTAGACAAAGTAGTAAAACATAAGGCTTTCTATTTGTCTTTGCTCAGTCGCTCTTTGGAAAATGTAAAAAAAAGTTTTATGCAACCAGAGCTGCTGTATGCCTACGTTGTAGTAAAAGAGGCAGGTCACAACGTATTTCCAATTTTTTTTGAAAAAAATGAGAGTCTCAGCATGTGTCTAACATTTAAGTGTCAGACACTACATATTGGAGAATCATGCTTAAGAATGCTTATGGATAATTTGCCTAACTATAAAATATCACTCGACTACATCAAAGATGTATATGCAATGACATTTACTCAGCGTTTTTCAGTACAAAGAAGCATCTCTATTGCCGAAGATTCAATTTGCGAATCTGTAGCTACTCTTGATTTTACTGATGAGCTTAGAGAGGAAATTGTAAAAGGCATAAACGCCCTTAAAATAAAAGATGGCTAAAAATATAATTCTGGTTGGTTTTCATTTAAAACTCTAAATTTCTAATAACATTGTCTAAAAACTGTATGCTTCCACCCATCAAACCAAATGCCCCAGACTTTTATCCCAGACTATCCAGTCCCCAAAAATAAATAAACAAACAAGTATATACTTTTTACTGTTTTTATTTTTTTTAAACAGCCATGGGCATTTTTATGCTAGGGTAAGGGTTATAGTTTTCCAGAATAATGTCATTTGCTTTAAAATCATCAATAGATGCAATCTTTCTGGCAAACTTTAGTGTTGGGAAAGGCCTGGGAGTTCGCGTAAGCTGCTCTGTGAGAGCATCAATGTGATTCACATAAATGTGAGCATCTCCTAAAGTGTGAATAAATTCTCCAGGAACTAAATCAGTGACATGGGCGATCATACAAGTTAATAGAGAATAGCTAGCAATGTTAAAAGGCACCCCTAGTCCCATATCAGCTGATCTTTGATATAACTGACAGGAAAGCTTTCCATCACACACATAAAACTGACTCAATACATGACAGGGGGGCAACGCCATTTTTGGAACATCTAAGACATTCCAAGCACACATCAACATTCTTCTATCGGTTGGGTTTGTGTGTATGGTATTAATTATCTGCTTTAATTGATCAACGCCTTCTCCACCATAATTGTGCTTAAGACCTTGATATTCTGCTCCAAAATGCCTCCATTGGAATCCATAAACAGGTCCAAGGTCTCCTTCTTCTCTATCACAGAAACCAAGCTTATCTAAATAGGACCTAGATCCATTTGCATCCCAAATGTGCACACCAGATGCTGCAAGCTCTTTGCTGTCAGTAGATCCTCTGATAAACCACAACAATTCTTCCACAACACCTCTCCAAAATACTCTCTTAGTTGTTAAGAGAGGAAAATCCTTTTCTAAGCTGTATCTAGACTGCATTCCAAAAACACTCAATGTTCCAACTCCTGTTCTGTCGTGTTTAAAATTCCCACAATTTAAAATGTGCTTGACCTGAGAGAGGTACTGGTGCTCTGCATGCGGCTCCTCCATTTCTGAACAACTCGTGTGTCTAGTTGTCTTAATAATATTTATAGGCTACCTAAAAACTACCATGTTAACATACCTAAGGCATCGTGTGCAATTTTGGAATTTTTATTTGTATTGTACTGCTCAAAAAATAAAAGTTTTCCGCACAATAAAATTAAATAATTAGCCTTTTATCTGCAATTAAAAATAAAAGTTAGAGTTAATGGTAATGTGGCGCACAAAAAATAGGTTCTAAATTTTAAACTATAACAGGGATAATTTACCTGGTACAAACATGATTTTTAACAAATATGGAGCAATAAATCATTTTTTTTTGTAAATTTAAAACCATGTACAAGCATAAGATCCAAATCAATAAAATTCTGTATATGGAAACTATGAAAATGGTGCTAGCAAAAATAAGGGTTAAAAATTATAAAAACATTGCATGTTAAAAAATTAAATCACAAATAAAAACCATCCAAATAAAGGGGTAGACATAACACAAAAAATCCATGTTAGCCAAAATAAATTTTGGTTGTGAGGCTTAAACATGTGTAATTTTAAAACATCCATATAATTGTCCACACAGAAATAAATATTAAAAAATATTTTGCTGCCTAATTAGATCACATTATTTACAACTCTAAATAATATAAAATAGTTCCTAAAAACAATTAAATTTTCATCTCAAGTCAACAGCATAAATATTTCACAGCTAACATAAAACATCAGGTATACAAATTAAATTTTCATAAATTAAGCAACACCATAAATATTCTCACAAATTAAATGTTCTTATCCCATTTAAATATTTCTCATTTTAAATAAATATATTTTTTTTCGCAAATTCCTTAAATGTCAATATCTGAAATTCGAAAATACTTGACAACACAATTAAATTTCATTAATTAATTCACATCACAATAAAATATTATAAATTATTAATTTTCAGGCTTCCCAATTAATGCCCATGAAAATTTTTGTGTGGTTTCTTAAAGCAGTGCTTATTTTCACAAAAATTTAATTAAATACATTTTCTAGATAATATTTGCAACACAATTAATGTCCTAATAAATTTTCCAATTTTTTCCAACAAGCATTTCAAATGCGCTTAAACCTTCCCAAATCACAAAATCCAACACGCTTTAACTTTCACATCACAGGAACAAGCAGGCACAACCTGCTCCGTGGGGCGTCACTGCGCAAGTGAGCCAGGAGTCTCTGGGGCACGCTCCTTATATACACTCAAAAATTCGAGCATAAAAGTTATTTTAGTACATAAAAAATGCAGTCAGTGGCTTCTCTGCCTCTAAAAAATAAGTCTTACTAAACAGTGCTCTATTTTTTTGCAAAATCCCAAACAGATGAGTCATGTGCTGTTCTATACCGATATATCGGTAAAGAAAAACAAATACCGCACCTCTACGCCGGAAACAGGTACAGGTAAAGTTGGGCAGATTAAGTAAATTAATAAACTAGATTTTTCGGTGCCGAATTTTCGGTACCGAATTACTATACTATATAAGAGCAGGGGTCGCAATCCTATTGGCTGATGGAATGGGCCAATGGAGTGGCCCCGTTCAGTGGATCACTTTAGTTGTAGGCCAATGAGATGGCTCAAAATCACGTTATCCAATCAGAGTCCGAGAAACTCGGGCAAGGGATTAAGTCGCATGTGTAAGCATGAAGTGATCCACTTGGTCACAAAAATCATGAAATTTTGCTCAGCACATGCTTAAAACATGCCATGTTCATACAACCACATGTGAGCACATGTAAAAACATGCTTACGGGGTGTCAAAAAAGTCAAGTCTCGTCTTTGGAACATGCCAATGTCATGCCAAGAACATGCTAAGAACATGTTGAGGCGTGTTGTGGGCAAGCTGTGACATGCAGAGGAAATTGATGTACTGTAATTAGAGTTAATTCGATATGGAGCTTATTAGCGCCTGGAACTTGTCCTTAATTACACACAAACTTGCACTTGCCTCTGACCCCTCTCTCACCCCTCTCTCACCCCTCTCTCACCCCTCTCTCACCCCTCTCTCACCCCTCTCTCACCCCTCTCTCACCCCTCTCTGACCCCTCTCTGACCCCTCTCTGACCCCTCTCTGACCCCTCTCTGACCCCTCTCTGACCCCTCTCTGACCCCTGTCTTTTTTTTTACATTTGTTTGTGTAACCTTTTTTCTACTTCTCTAATTTTTGCCGGGTTAAAACATAGACACAAAAGACAGTATAATAAAAATAGAACACCATTTTATTTTGTCTTTTTTCCAATGTGTTTAACAAGGTATCTTCGCCCTATCAGTTTGAGACAGCTGTGTAGCTGAAATAAAGCACTCATGAGTAGGCATTTCACACAGCACATTAGAAACACACAAACTCACAGAAGAAGCAGGGACATTTTGGGGGACAGACCTCCTAAGAAGAAAAACACTAAGCGCCTCTCATCTCTAGCTGTTTTAAGTCATGGATTAAAGTAACCAAAGTCAAAATATGTGCTTCTAATTGTGGGCTGGTATACAATGAACGCTCCACACTCTGTTCTGTTACTCGAAAGAGGGTCAGTAATAGATCTATCCTTTTAAGCACATAAAAACACTGCATCAAACAAGTGTTCCAATTTTTTACTTTTAAAAGGCGTTTTACAAGTAAATTTAAACTTTCAGTTGGTTGGAAACCCTTTGGAATGGTTCTATAAATTAAAAATAAAAACCAGCATTGTTCATTCTCTGTAAATACATTAATTATTCGTGTCACAGTTTTTGTTAAGTCCATTTAGATAGCTTCTGGGTTGTATGTAGCAAGTGCTTCCGCAACTTGGTCTTTTGCAGTTCTTATTGTGTTCGTAGAAAAATTTAAAATACAACCAAGGTCTTCTAAGTAGTGTGTCCAGGTTTGGTAGTTAGTGTTTTCTGTTTCAATAGTTGTTAACAGTCCTCCTGCACAAATAAGACATGGGGGCAACAAGGCTATGTTAGGTTGCACCAAAGCTTTACAAATTGTTATACTGGTTAACTCAAACAGCTGTGGCCAGAATTCTTCTGGTATCTTTAAAGCGTGGCAAACTGGAATTAAAAAATCTGTGGAAAGCACTGCTTCAACATCCCATTCTAGTGCTTCTAAGATGCTTTTTTCTTGGTCTCTGAGCTCACTATGTGTGAAGCACTCACAAGATAAATAGGTTAGATGTGCTACCGACATTGGTTTAACTGTTCTTATTTTGCTTGCTATCAGGACACAGGCAGCTCCTATTTTTTGCAAGGTTGTTTTCGTGCCTTGTTCTTTGCACAGGTATCTGTCTAGTATTGAGACAGTTAATGGAAACACGCTGGGATCTAAATCAAATTCTTCACAAAGAATATACAACCAGGTGAGTAGTGTAGTTCTATTGCTAATAGTTATTTCTTGTTGATTCTCCCACAGACTTGTCCATTTAGGAAGTAATAGTTCTCGCAGCTTTAAGTTGTTCAGCACTCTTGGGTCTTTCATAGTTGCAGGGTCTATTTTAGCTTTGTTAAGTTTGTTTTTTGAGCCTGACATCTTAGCTAAAAACAGTCCATTCATGTCAGGCAAGATTTATAAATGTTTGATGATGTCATTGTATGGGTAGACCACGGGAACATCTAGCAAGAGATGTTTTTAATGAAGCAGATCTAGGATATTTCTTTTTGTACTTTTTTTGAGCTTTAATTATCTGTTTAGCTGTATCTTTTGAATTACAAAACACAGAAATGTAATATTTCCAATCAACTGGGGGATCACCAGATACAGGAAATGTTTGAAGTCCAGAAGAAACAGCTCCTGGAAGCGTCAGAGCTCTGCTGAGTCTAAATAGAACACTTGGATCACCCCAAACATAGACTATCCATTTCCATACAGTTGAGCCAGTTGTTAAAGCTGATGGGACATTTTGGCGGAAAAATTGATGTCTTGCTTGGCATTTGGTTGGAATTTTGTCGCCACTCCATCTTCCTCTTGGTAGCCTTGAACGATGTTTAGGTTTGTTTACGAGTCTTAAACACATTTTCGGTACTCCATCTGGTTTAGATGATGGCTTTTCTCCTACTATTTGGTAGCAACATGTCCTGGTTTTTTCTTGTTCATCATTTTCAGCCTCGTTTTCTTCGGCCTCTTCTTCAGATTCTCCCCCGTCTCCCCCGTCTCCCCCGTCTCCCCCGTCTCCCCCGTCTCCCCCGTCTTCCCCGTCTTCCCCGTCGCCCCCGTCTCCCCCGTCGCCCCCGTCGCCCCCGTCGCCCCCATCTTCCCCGTCTCCCCCGTCTCCCCCGTCGTCCTCGTCTTCCCCGTCTCCCCCGTCGCCCTCGTCGTCCCCGTCTTCCCCGTCTCCCCCGTCTCCCCCGTCTCCCCCGTCTCCCCCGTCTCCCCCGTCGTCCTCGTCGTCCCCGTCTTCCCCGTCTCCCCCGTCTCCCCCGTCTCCCCCGTCTCCCCCGTCGCCCTCGTCGCCCTCGTCGCCCCCGTCGCCCCCCTCTTCCCAGTCTCCCCCGTCGCCCCCCTCTTCCCCGTCTCCCCCGTCTCCTCCGTCTCCCCCATCGCCCCCGTCTTCCCCGTCGCCCCCGTCTCCCCCGTCTCCCCCGTCTCCCCCGTCTCCCCCGTCTCTCCCGTCTCTCCCGTCTCTCCCGTCTCTCCCGTCTCCTCCGTTGTTTTCACCTTCTTGACTTATTTCTCTTTCCTCTTTTTCGCCGTGTTTTGAATCTTCATTTTCTCCTGACTTTTCTTCTGTTTGTCTGTGTGTGTCGTCGCTTCTGGCATTGCTTCTTTCGCCTTCTTCTGTGCTTGTGTTTTTTTTTGGTTTTTTTGTTCTTGAAGCTTTTACTTTTTGTCTTTTTGTGTCGGGTAGCTCTTCGTCATGAATTTTGCAGTGTCTGGAACACTGAGACCGTGTTACTCGCTTTCGTTTCGCTTTTCTCCGTGCAAGCACCATCTAGAAGTACAATACACACATTATCCACAAGATGTCGCTATGTACCAAATTGTAAATATAATAATTATCTGCCACTAGATGGCGCCCAGTTGCATCAACATTATAAGTTTTACATAGAATGAGAGGTACTTACAGCGAAAAGCGAAAGTTGTGCTGGTAGCTCCGGATGAATGAACTGTAGAATCTTCAGCCGTACGGTCGGAATCCCGCCATGAGTTTGTAATTAGGCTCCGCCCATGACGTAGAAGGATAGGAGGAGTTATTTGTTAAAGAGGCTTTACCACTACACAACATCTGTAAGGCCACGCCTAGTTAGTAAGACTAAATAGAGATTAACTTCTGCTGCAGCTTGCTGCTTGGCTGCAACAAAAGGTAGGCTATACATATTTAGTCTTAAGTTCTTAAATTTCAAATATCAGGCAAGTAATTTATATACATTTGTTTTGTAGCTCGCTATGGAGCTCGACGTTGCCTTCTCAGCTAGTGGAGACTATGACAACTATTCATATAATGATAGTGAATATCCAAATGATGATGCAAGACCCTGTGTGGTGGAAAGTTTGCTGTCACAGAATGCATTGACAGTCCTCTATGTGTTAATGTTTTTAGTTAATGCAGTTGGGAATGGCCTTGTATTGAAGACATTTGTAAAGCATAAAGCTAAAGCACAAAGCTTTGACTTCTTAATGATGGGATTTTGCATGAACAGTTTATCTCTCGCTGGATATTTACTAATGCGACTTTTCAGTTTGTTTGAAATTTTCATGAACAGTGGGTTGTGTAAATTGGAGGCATTTTTGTTGCATCTAAGTATCTATTGGACTCCTTTCATATTAGTGTTTATTAGTGTTTTGCGTTGTCTGTTGATATTTTGTGCTACTAGAACATGGGTTAAAAACCCACTTATAGGAAAAGTTTTTCTATGTTGTTCATTTTTGTTTGCCTGCTTTGGAGCAATTCCTCACGTGGTGTATACTTCATATTATGAGCCCTTTTCGTGCATAGAAGAAGATGGACTTTCCACTGGGCAACTGCGCACGTGGCTTAATAGTTTTAATGCATGGTATAGCTTTGCGGGGCCGCTTCTGTTGACTCTTATATGCTACACTATGTCATGCTATAAGATAGTTAAGACGAAGTTGTCCAGAAAAGCAGAGATACTAACCATAATTACAATAACCACTTTGCTGTTTATATTGTTTTGTATACCATACTATGTACTGTCAAGTGTCGACACGCTCGTGCGCATTGGTGCGTTAAAAGAAACATGTGCTAAAAGAACAGGTATAGCATACGGTATCGAAGTTACATATATTTTTCTTTTATTATATTATTGTTTGTTGCCATTTGTATTTGCTATGTTTGGAAGCCTTTTCAGGCAGCGCATGGCTGCGTGGTGCAGAAATATTCATCATTGTTAAATCATGGAGGTAATTGCCCACGTAATAAATTATTATTTCAGCGAATCTTGGTATTATAATGTTTATTGTTTTGATACTTCATAATTATTCTTTTACACACCATAAAAACATACATTGATACATTAGTGCCCATGGGGAAGTCACAATGGGCTTAGATACATGTTGCCATTGCCATGGGTGAAAAGAAAGAGCTGGTTCTACAAGCAATGCAAGATGTCTGCCATTGTCCGAGCATATGCCGGCTACAGATGAATTACCAGATGGATTTCTGGGATAATGAATTGCATATAAACGAGGGTCTGTCTTAGCACCATGATAGCTCAGTGCAATTGTTCCGTTTTGACGCATGATGTATTCTTGGGCATCCTGTTTGTATCTTATGCCAAGGAATTTGCCACATGCCCATCCTGGAAATACTGTGCCTCTAAGTGCATGCAAAATAATGCTTTTGGTAGTGTGTGGCACATGAAAATTAAGCCATAAAGATTCATAGTGTTTAGAGGCAGTAGGCTCTAGTTCTAGCATCCAGGTATCTGGGGTACCAGTAATCTCTTCTTCACTGGGATGTGTGTTTCCCACAACTTTTAGTGCAGCCAGAAGCTGTGTTCCAAGCTCACCGCAGCATAAGGACAATGTGTCTTGGCGGTTAAGAAACTGTTGTAGAGAATTTCTTGCTAACACGCTGTTAAGAAGTCTAAATATAGCTATTCTTGTTCCTGTACCTTCTTCTTCAAATGCCGAAGATCCAGAGACAGCTAAACATGAAAATTCATGAAGGTTGTTTCCTTGTAACAAAAACTCAGTTGATATGGGATAAGCTAAAAATCCAACATTAGCAAATGCTTGCAACGAAGCTACTGGGTCTTGACAACCAGGAAATGTTAACACTGCTACTGATATGGGTTTAGAAGGGCATGTATACAGTTCTATACGTTGGTGGGTGCAAAGCTCTTCCAAATGTTTAAGGTCCATGCTATTATTGCCATAATCACTCCTATACATTTCATCTACAAGCGGCTCACATGTTTCAAAGCTTTCGTCTGCATAAGACATCCATTTAGAATTCAGGTTATTCACAGACTCATCAAAAATAGACCTGCTATTGTGGTATATTGAGAGTTTCCTAACTTGGTCCACAGTACCAACTGAATACCATATTATTCCTCGTTCTGACAGAAGAGTTGTGACTGTACTCAGGTGTTCTTTCGGGATCTCTAGGAGAGCCCCTGGTGTTTCTGATACAAGGTACATTAATGTAGGAACATCTGAAGGTAGATGGATAGTCAATCCAAAATTACTGGCAAAGCACATTTCAGCCGCCGTAGTAGCAAAGCCTCCATCACTGATATCGTGTCCCGATACAACAAGCTTTTCAGATATTAAATGCTTAACAGCATAAAACATATCTCTTAATTTTGATGCATCAACATCAGGGGGTGTATAAGATGATGTCGTGAAACTGTTTTCAAAAACAGATCCTCCTATTGTGAGTTCTTTAGATGTGCACACGTGAACAATAGCATTTCCAGCTTTTTGAAGTTCTGGTGTTGTACTTTCTATGGAAGTTACTCTCGCTGACGCTGTTACAACTACTGTGTTTGCTGCATTTGTATCTTGTATAGGGGCGTCTTTAGAGGTGGAAGCATCTGTTATGCTCAAATTGACATTTAACTCTCTGCACATTTCTTTACATGCAAATAATGCACGATACAGAGATGATGCTTCTTGTTTGTTCCAGTGAACAGCAACTGTAAGAGTTATGTCTTCTAATGTACAATCTGGCCCAAACATGATGTTGGTAATGGCTTCTGCTATTGCATATTTTGTTCCAATTATGGGGTTTCTAGATATTTTATATGCTTGCTCGCCCAGTGCTATAACTTTGGCTGCTGGGGTCTGTAAAAACAGGTCTCCTGTGCTAAACCATTTGTGGATTTGGGTGTACATCTGTTGTGCTTCTGGTTTGTTTATCTTTCTAATGATTGTACCATCATTCTCTAATCTAGCAGTAAACACTGATGTGTCGCAGATAATAGAGTAATCAGCAACAGGCGAGTCATGGGGACCCACCCCAGGTTGTTGAGCAATAAGACCATTTCCGCACCTGTCTAGACGCCTGACTATGTTTGACTTACTTGCCACAGCGGGATGAGCTAAAAGGTGAGAGATTGTTGAATTGACTCCAAACAGGTCCCAATCTATGAAGTCCTCTTCCTCATCTGGGTCTTGTGGTAAGTTTGAAGCGGAAACTGCTGACAATTGTGGTTGCACATTAAGAGTCATAGAGGAAGTCGTCTGCGCATTAGTGCGTAACAGATCAGCTGGGCGGTGTAAGTCATTCACACAGTGGATTCCTGCCTCGTTACAGGTTCTACCAAGAATGTAAACTGGTGCATCACAAAGCTCTCCTGCGTTTTTCAAGATATCTATGAAGTGCACCGGACCGCTTGGTGTGTGTTTTACGTTGTCATCTATTACTAAAAACATTTGGGAAGAGTAGCAATTAAAGAAATATCCTGAGACAAAGGCCTGAATAGTGCCCTCGTCTACTTCAGGAACACTTTTTAGGGCTTGTAGTATATCTTCAGGAAGTCTAGAGACATGTACAGTCATGCCTTTAGGGTGAACTAAAGCAAGAAGGTGATGAAGTGTGGAACAAGACCCAAATTCTCTTTGGTAGCCTGATACGCACGGAGACTCGCACATTTGAGTAAACAGCCTGGTTGTGTTAATTGCCTTGTTTAGACAGTCTATGCTGTCTCTGTAGAAGTATGGTGAAATGTCTGGGCCGCTGGTGGGATCATATGCACCCACTGCTGCAACAAACTGGCCAGGTCTTGATCTACATAGATGTAAGTCTGCTTGTGATGCTGTCCTCAATTGTGATAAATGCGTGATGATATTATTTGGTACCGGAGAACACCTAGGAAGAGGCTTTAAAAACCCCAGAACAACGGGTATTCCTAATTTGTTCAAGGTTCTTCCTTGCGCGGAAGCCGTGCTTAATATTTGCTCATGCACAGTGGGAGGAATTGAGCCAGATCCTGAGGCTGAGGTCACATAATACCCGCAGGCAGACGCAGTAGTGGTGCCATTGGGCAACAAAGAAGATTGAAACAAAAAATCGGACGATTGGCGGCTCATGGTTCGTGTTGAGCAGTGAACGTGAAAAATGCCTGTTGTTACTTTAGGGTAGGGGTGGCCCATGTGGAGGCTAAGGACGTTGCAGGCAGGAGTTATCATGAGGTATCTGTTCAGGTTGTAGTTTGAGACTGGTGAAGAGGCCACAAGACTTATGGGCTGTATGCCTTCTCTAAGGGGCTTCATAATTGCGTTGCATATAAAGTCTAGGGGTTCATAGTCAGTCCAAGAAAGGCTGTCAACAACAATTGTTTGTGCTTCGAGGGTGTCAGGATGAATTTGGTGTAGATTGTTTGGACCAATTATTGCCTCAGACAAGATGTCATCTTGATCTTCTACTATATATTGAACTGCTTTTGATGTAAAGTGGCGCCCGGTCTCTGTTCTTAAAATAGTTTTAAACTGCAGGCTTGTACAAGCACGCCGCAGTTCAGTGGCAAATGTTGTTAACCTCTGTTGTAAGTCTGGACCGTATGAAAACCTGACCGCTCGTTGCCCAGCATTGTTGCCAGTACTTTCAGTTGTTAAAGGACTGCAGTCGAACAGGGGGGCTAATAGAGACAAAAGTGTCTTTTTTTCTTGAGATCCTGATATGATAGATTCTCTATTTTGTTCCTCCTCACTTGTTTCTGCAGCTATGTATATGGTCATTAAAACCATATGTTCTGCATTGCTTTGGTCCCGCATTAATGTGAGTGGTCCTGGGCGTCCCGTAAATTTGCGGACGCATCGGTCTTCTGGGGGCAGGAGGTCAGAGGTCGCATAATAAATTAGGGTGTGTTGCTGGGCAGCTGCTAGTGCTGCAGGAAAGGGCAAGTCTGCCGGATGTCTCTTTGTGGCCATGACCCTGCTGCCAAGTCATGGGGAGAAACAGACTTAATAACTGCATTGACGAATGCACTAAATATGTAATCTGAAATAAAAAAGGTAAAAATAAATGTGACCAATTACAAAATGTTTGGTGTTATGTGCCCCGTTTGAGACATGAAGTACACTGTTTTGTGTAATGGAAGCTGAGTAATTTTCCCGGAGTGAGTAGTGTAACCACAAAAGGTAAAACAGAGGCCAGGCATTTCTAGGGGTGCAAAAAAGCCCCTTCAAGTGTAACCACAACAGGTAAAATAGAGGCCGGGGATTTCTCGGGGTGCAAAAAAG